TGAAACAAATGTATTTTGCCGCTCCCGCAGGTCAAGGTTATAAACCAAGTGTAAAAGATGCTGCAACAACAGCTCCTCAAACAGTCTTTGGACCAATTATTGTTTATGTAAAAGGTGCAAATGAATATGTTACTGATGATGCTCCAAACGGAATTGCTTATGACGTTTGGTATGTTGCAAATGCAGATGCCGCAGCAGGAGACGCTACTGTTAACATCGGAAAAGCTTAAGGAAGGAGGAAAGTGATTAATGTCAATTCGTGATGATTTTTTTGCTAATCAAGCAGTTGCAGCTTTATGGGACGTTGCTGTTTCTATAAAGAGAGGTAATCCACTTCCTTTAGATTCTAATTCTGTATTTAAGAGCTATGCAGATTTAGAAACTTATGCTTCTGGTGTTTTAGCATATCCTGGTCAAATTGTGGCCGTTGTAAATGCTGATTCTACTGAGATTTATTTCTTAGACCAAGAATTGGCAATTAAGCCTGTTGGTTCTGTTCCAACAGCAGATAATAAGAGTATTGAAGTTGTTGATGGAATTCTTTCTATTCACGATTATGGTAATTCTTATTATAAATATATCGAAGAAGCTACTGATGAAGAGTCTGGAGAAGTAATTCCAGCTCATTACGAAAAAGTTGAAGTTTCTGAAGAAAATCCTTGGATTGCAGGTCTTGAGCCTCGAGTAGTTGCTGAAGGCGATGATTTAGTAATTGGATGGTATCAACCAAATCCAACCACTATTGATGGAGTTCAAACTCAAATTGCTGATTTACAAAAGACAGTTGAAGAAATTGTTGAAGAAATTGGTGACCCTGCTAAAGATGAACTCACTCTTGCCACCGGTCTTTATCTTGAGCTTGATAAAAAGGCTGATAAAGCTTCAACCTACACCAAGACAGAAGTTGATAATTTAATTGCTTCTGCTGATCATTTAAAGAGAAAGATTTTTGATACTAAAGAACTTGCTCAAGAGTTTGTTGATGAAAATCCTGATACCGCAGACCAATATATTTATATGATCCCTAATGGATTGCAAAATGACTCTAATAAATATTATGAGTATATGCTCATTGACGATATTTTAGAGCCAGTCGGCAATTGGGAAGTAGATTTAAATGATTATTTTACAGAAGATGAATTAAAACAATATCTTGAAAGCTATTATACTGAAGAAGAAGTTCAGGCTATTTTAACTGATTATGCTACAAAGACTGATTTAGAAGGCTATTATGATATTGATCAAATTGATAATCTTTTAACAAGTTATTACACTTCTGAAAAAGTAAATGAACTTTTAGATAAATACGTTCTTAAAGAAGAAGGTAAAAGTCTTGTCAAAGACGCTGAAATTGCAAAACTTGAAACAGTTCTTGCAAATGCAGAACCTAATTATATTAAGAGCGTTTCTTCTAATTTCACTGTAACAGAAGCTGGTCAATTAAATCTTAATACTATCTCTATTGGACAAATTGAAAACTTACAAGAAACTTTAGATGATAAAGTAACGCGTACTTTTACTACTAATGAAGATGGTTCAAAAACTGAATGGATTCTTTTAAGTCCAGAAAATCAAGCTAAATTGGCAGCATTAACAATTGGTGATACTGGTGATCTTGAAGTTGCTGGTACAGTTAATGCTGAAAATGTTAAAGGATTGGGTTCTTGGATTACAACTAATAGAGATATAATTTCTGGTCTATATCCATTAGCCGATCAAACAAAACTTTTAAGTATTGAAGAAGGAGCAGAAAAGAACTTTATTCGTGCAGTTAATGAGGAGCAATTCTCAGTAACCACTGAAGGAGTTTTAAGTCTGACCCAAGATTACGTTTTAACTTCCCTTTATAGAGCTGAAATAGGTAGTTTAGATGACCTTATCAGAGCTGAAGGTGGAGATGGAAACACTACCCTTGTTGACGAAATTAATTATATTAATGAACGTCTACAATGGCAAACTATTGATGAATAAATTAAAGGAGGAAATTAAATAATGGCTAATATCCTTTTTAAGAGAGGTTTACATCAGAATTTACCTACCACAGCCATTGACGGTGCGTTTTATTTAACTGAAGATACTCATCGTTTGTATGCTGGTATTGGAACTGAACTTGTTGACCTTAACAAATACATCCGCACTTTTGCAACTTTAGCTGAATTAAAGAGCGGTTGGACCGATCCTGAAATTGGCGATTTTGCGTACATTGAAGGCGGCAATATTCTTGCTGTTTATAGAACCTTTGAAGGTACTCAACAGTGGGTGCAGATTAACCAAAATACTGATACTTTAAACTCAAGTCTTGCATTTACAGGAGACGGAAATAGTGATCCTGGTACTTTAACTCTTACTTTAACCGACTCTGAAAGCGACAAGGTTACAGGTACTGTTAAATTTATTGGCACTAAGGGTGTTGATGTTACCGTTGCCGCAGATGGTGCTGTTACTGTTGAAGGCAATCCTTATTCTCTTGGAGTGGGTTATACTGAAGCTGGCGGTACTGTAAGTGCAATGACTGTAACTCTTAATTCTGAAGATGATGAGGTTGCAGACACTAATTTTAATATTACTGCTGGTAAGAATATCACCTTTGCTAAGACTACTAATGGTATTAAGATTAATGGAGTTGACGCAGCTGCCTTCAATAAAGATGCAAGCGCAAGTTATTTAGAAGTCGATGAAGGCACTCCATCTTTAAAAATTACTTTAAGTAATGGTGAATTTATTGAGCTTTCTGATGCAAATTCTCTTTACTATACTTATGGTAAGACTGTTAGCGCTACTACATACAATCAAGGAAAACTTGATGTTTACACCACAAGTGAAGTTGATGATAAACTTAAAGAATTGAATCACATGACCTATAGAGGTCCTGTTACTTCTGCAAGTTTACCAACTGATGTAAGTGTTGGCGATACCTACATGGCAGCAGCTTCCTTTACTATTAAGCTTGATACTGGAAATATTATTTCTTCTACTGGAGAAAATCAACAGGTAAAAATTGGTGACTTGTTCATTGCTACTGGTACAGAAGATGCTTCTACTGGTAAAATTACTACTTCTACTTTGAAGTGGACTTACATTCCTGCTGGCGATGACTCTCAGACCGACACTGTTTATAACTATAGTTTAAATACTGCCGATCATATTCTTTCTATTCAGGAAAGCACCAGTGGTGACGTTGTTGCTCATATTGATGTTGATAACACTGATAATAAGTTAGTATTAACTTCTACTGTTGATAGTACTAATTATCCTAAAGTTGAAGTTCCTTGGAAGCTTCAAATTAATCACGCAAAAGTAACTAGAAATAACACCACTTCTACTACATCTGACGTTCATACTTTTACAGCTGTTGACACTATCACCACAGATGATACCGGTCACGTTACTGGTGTTAACACTAAGACTGTTAAGGTTTATACTTATGAGCTTAGTGGAGCTGCTGTTACTAATAACGGCACTGCAGGCGATGCAGTTACTGTTGTTGACACTTTAAAGAATAGCAGTAACGATGCTGCTGGTACTTCTACATTTAAGGTAGAAACTTCTGTTACTAATGGCGTTCATAATGATAACTTAAAGGTTACTGCAAACGCTGCAGGCGATGGCTTTAAGATTACTATGGAATGGGGAACTTTCTAATTTGAAGGGCAGACCCTATTAATTTGTCTATAAAGAATTTGAATTCTTATAGAGGAAATTGAAAATCTTTAAAATGGGAAAGAAAGGATTTAATGTCCTCTTCTTTCCCATTTTTTTATTTTTTGGATAGAAAGGAGATAAAAAAGAATGAGTAATACTGAATTTCGTCCAGTAAGAGGTACTCAAGCTACTATTGATGCTTTACCAATTACAGACGGATACGTTTATTACGCAGTAGACACTGGTCGCATTTATATGGACAAAGGCGACGCAAGAATCTCCATGGGCGGAGGCGGAGCCGCAAACGGTTCTTCTATCTATTTCGGCGTTTATGGCAAAGAAATTAAAGAAGACTCTGAAACTAAAATGTATTATTATCCTATTGATGGTTTAGAAGATAAAAATGCTGAACCTCGAGTAGATGATATGATTTTGGATGACACTGGCGCCCTATACCGCATTAAGAGAATCGGTGAAACTTCTTATGCTTGTACTTTATTGCCTTTAAGCGGCAATGGAAGTGGACCTACCATTATTCGTCCTAATCTTACAATCGCAAGCATTCCTAACCCAATTATTATTAATGGACAGCCTTTTGAAATTACTTTTACTGTAACTTCAATCGTTGAAGAAAGCGGTTCTCCATTGGCAGAGGATATGACTGTCTATTGGTCTTTAATTGATAAAGATAGTGGTCAGGTCTATTATAAAGGAACTCCAGTAGGAGTAAAACATAACGTTCCTTATAATTTACCTGTTGGCGATTATTTAAAAGAATCTGCTGAAACTGTTATTGAACTCTATGCAGAAGCTCTTAACCATGATGAAGCATCTGCAATTAGACAAGCAACTGTTACTACTGTTGAAATGTATTTAGAGCATACTTCTCGTTATAATCCTGCAAACAGATATAGTTCAACTAATGTAAATCTTGAGTGCAATGCTATCGGTAACTTGTCTAAGATTTTAGAGTGGAGCGTTGATGGAGGCGTTGTTGAAAGTAAAGTTCTTACTCCAAATTCAACCAACCCTCAAACATTTACAGTTCCCACCGCATTAGCTACTCATGGATATCATACTATTCAAGTTGATTTATATCAAAATTTGGGTAGTGCAGATTCACCTAAAAAAGGTATTTCCGCAAATCCTTTAATCTATGAAATTGCAGTTACTGAAGCAGGCAATAATACTCCTATCATTTGGATGGGTGAGTATCAAGATACTTATTATAACTATGACACAATTCAAATTCCTTTCATGGTTTATAATCCTGCGAATACCAGTAGCGTAGAAGTTCGTTTAAAGAAAAACGATGTAGAAATTGATGGTTCTCCAAGAACTATTGAAGAATTTAGTGATTATTCTTATTGGCAGATTGCTGATGCAGATTTAAATAAAGAAAATTATTATTCTATTGAGTGCGGTAAAACTATTGATACTACTGTTGTACGTGAAATCAAGTTTAAGGTTATTCCTGACCCTAACCGCGATATGACTGTTGTTAAGCAAAATAGCTTACAGTTAAATTTTGATCCAGCTGGTCGTTCTAATGCAGAACCTACAACAAAGCGTGCATCTTGGTCTTATACCAGAGGCGGCACTGAATATAAAGCTGAATTTGATAACTTTAACTGGTATAATAATGGTTGGTACACTGACAGTGAAAGTAAGAGCACTTTCTTAAGAATTAGTAATGGTGCTAAATTTACCATTCCATTTGAAGGTGGTTTGGAATTCGGCACAAGTGATACTGCAAAACAATCTAATGCAATTGAATTAGCATTTAAAGTTAGAAATATTCAGAATTATTCTAACTTGATCACTAACGTAACTCGTTATAATATTCCTACTGCATTTGGAGACGATGGTAAGCCTACTTCTTATACTTCTGACGCTTCTCTTTATGAGAATGAATTTAAGAATCAGTCTTTATATACCAACTACGATGCTTTCTTGCAGGCAAGATTAGAGCCTGATGTTTACGACAACTTACAATTCCGTGAAGTTCAAAAGAACGTAAACTTAAGTAATGCAGTATTTGGCTTCTATAGCGGTAATAATAATAATGCAGTTGGTGTATGTGTAGGTTCTCAAGATACTTTCTTCTCTAATGGTTATGATACCGTTAACGTATCTTTCGTTGAAGGAGAAATGGTATACTTAAGCTTCGTTTATGAGCATACTCCTGCTGTTGGCAGTAAGTTATACATTTATATTAATGGTTGTATTACTGGTGTTATTGAGTCTTCTATTACTGGCGATACCGGTTTTAAGATCAATACTAATGAAATTGTTTTTAATAGTGAAACTTGTGATATTGACCTTTATAAAATGAGAATTTATAATACCGCACTTACTGTTAATGATATTGTTACTAACCACGCAGTAGATAAAAAGAATATTACTATTTATGACCAGAATGGTTTGGCCATTGAAAACCAAGCTCTTCAAGAATTCCAGCTCGATTTTAAAAAGATTGAAAACTGGAATAAAGAACATCCAGAGCTTCCTTTGATGCCTTACATTATTTATGATACTTCTACTACAACTTCTGACGATAAGCTTCCTTATGCTAAAGCAAATGGTGCTACTAAGATTAGAGTAGAATTCGTAAATACTCCTCTTGATACTGCTTATGCACGTGGCGAGTTGGTTAAAAAGGCTGTTGAAGATGGACTCTTGGATGAACTCGAAACTGATCAAGAAACTATTGACGAAGCTGTTCGTATTTATTATAAGCACCACTGTCCTTCTTGGACTTCTACAATGACAACTGGTGATGTTGTAGGTCTTGAAGTTCAAGGTACTTCTTCTGAGTTCTATCCTCGTAGAAACTTTAAGATTAAAACTAAACATGGTGGCGAATGCTGCTGGGGCGATCTTGAAGACGATGACGGCAATGTTATTGGCCAGGGATGGACTGAAGAAGAATGCTTAAATATCTTTATGAATAAAGGTCCTTTTGAGGAAATTTATGAAGCAGATAAAGAAAAATTAAAAGCGGACGAACATTATTACGGCTATGAAGAGTCTCGTATGTTTGATGGTTGGTATATGAATAACTATACTAATCCAACAGATAGATGGACTATGAAGGTCGACTATATGGAGTCTTCTGGATCTTATAATGCTGGTTTTGCAAGTCTTGTTGGTAATGCTTACACCAAGCATCCCCTTCAGGATTATGTAAAGGCAGGAGTATTAACAAATACAGGCGAACTTGAAAATGATGTATTTGGCGATATGAGATGGAAAGACTTTAGAACTTCTCTCTTGGGCTTCCCAGTTATGGCGTTCCATAAGAGAAAAGTAAAAGGTTCTTCTACTGGTGAAACAGAATGTGTCTTTATTGGTTATTATAGGATGCTTTTAGATAAGGGCTCTGACCAAGTTCTTGGTTTTAAGGCTCCTAAAAAAATTAAGCATACTTTAGTAGATAACCAAAGATTAAGAGATGTTGCAGAGTGTTGGGAATTCTCAACTAATGCAAGAACTTTCTGTTCTTATAAAGACCCATGGGACCGTGTTGAATTAAGCTTTAAAGGTCCTGCATCTGAAGGAGATAAAGTCTTTATTAAACTTGAAGGTAATAAAATTGGTGGACCTATGGTTCTTAACCATTTTGAACCTCGTTATTTTGCATATGAGGATTACTTAAAGAATGATGAAGATGGCTTCTATAATTTTGGAAATCTCGATCAAGATACTGTTGATGCAATGTGTGATGATATTGGAATTGATAGAATTGACATTGCTGCAGAGGATGCTAAATATAAAGCCCAAGATGGCGCTGTTTACTTAATGCGCAATTGGGAAAAAGTATGTAAATGGATTTATAGCACCAATTTAGATAATGTAAAATCTCAAGGTGAATACAAAGTTGCTCCTGTTGGTAAAGTTGTATATGAGCCAGGTAAATTCTATGTAATGGATGATACTGTTGAGGGTGGTTACAGAATTTCTGATGATGCTTTTGATCCAGACGAAACCTATTTCGAGATTGTAGATTATGAAGTAGAAGTAGAAAAAACTGACGAAGAGGGAAATCCTATTCTTGATGAAGATGGAAATCCTGAAATGGAGACTGTAACTCGTCAAACTTATGCAAATGCTTATGCAACTACATCTGATTTGATTTATAAGCCAAATACATTCTATGTAGATGTCTCTGGAGCTTACTCTCTCTGTTCTGATGCTGAATTTGATACATCTACTACTTATTATATCTTTGAATCTTTAGCAGATGAAAAGATTGCTGAAATTGCTGACTTGCTCGTTGAGCCTGCTACAGCATGGGATGAAAATACTGAATATTATACTTATAATAGAGACGCCAAAGTTATTTCTGGCGGTGGCAAGACAGAAGCGGTAACTTACGTAGGTAAAGTTAGCAACGAGCGTTTTGCAGCAAATAATTACTATGTTGCAGCACCTAAGAAATATGCAAGTACTACATATAAGTATGATACAAAAGAATATAGAACCGCAAAATTCATGAATGAGTTAAAAGACCACTTCGATTTAGAATATCTTGCAACTTATTTCATTATGACAGAAGTTTTCGAGTGCTATGACTCTCGTGGTAAGAACTGTATGATGGCTTCTTGGGGTCCATTAAAAGAGGGCGGAGACTACATTTGGTATCCTATCTTCTATGATATTGATACTCAGTTAGGTATTAATAATACCGGTATTCCTTCTTTCGAATTTAATGTTGACGCAACTGAGGCTGGAAACTATTCTACTTCTGACAGTATCTTATGGAATAACTTCTATAAGTTCTTCAAAGGTTCTCAAATTTTAAATAAATATAAGAACTTGAGAAATCAAGATTCTACTTTTGATAAATTAGATAATCCTCCATTGCAGAGTGTTGACTATCTTGAGAAATGGTATACTTTTAATGAAGAAGTAACTAAGAATATCGCAGATAGAGGACAAAGACCTTTGATTGCAACCAACTTAGATATGTATTATAAGTATATTACAATCACTAACCCTAAAGCAGAAAGCCAAGGTGTAGCTTATATTCCTGGTTCTGATGGTGTTTATGATTACGATAAAGATGGAACTTATTTCTATGCATTACAGGGCGACCGCTCTCAGTCTAGACGTCAGTTCTTAACCAACCGTATTGAATATATTGACTCTTGGTTGAACCAAGGTAACTATCAACGTGGTGGTAACAACCGTATTCGTGGACGTATTTCTGCAAACAGTGGTGAAAACGGTAAGACTTCTGACTGGTGGGTTGAAACTGATCTTGATCCATACTGGACCGATCAGGAATTTGGCACTAAGTCTCATGACTTCGACGCTGAATATTGGTTAACCTTACAACCAATTCGAAGTGCATATGTTACCGCAGGTGACGACAGCGCAAACTATCCTTCTCAGAAGTATGATGGTAAGAACCCTGTTAAATTTAAATTGGGCGATATTGAAGCTGGTGTTCGTAAGAGTAATAACTATCCTGAGCAGTTGGTTTATATTTATGGTATGAATCAAATGTCTGATTTCGGTGAAATGAATAAGCTTTACTGGACTGAGTTCTATATGGAAGGTAATGCCGATCACTTAACTCGTTTACAGCTTGGATATGATGGATTTAGTAAAACTGATCCTACTGTACAATGGTATAACCAGAAGTTGAATGGTATTAAGTTATCTGATATGCCTCTGTTGCAAGAAGCTAACTTCAGTAGAATTACACTTCAAACTCAAACAAGTTTGGATTTAAGTGCTTCTGAAAAGCTTGAAAACTTTAGAGCTGTTGGAACAAGTAACTTGACCAGTGTAAACTTTGCAGATGGTGTTGCATTAAATACTTTGTATTTACCTAAGTCTGTAACTTCTTTAAAACTTGTTCAAGCTAACCTCTTGGATAATTTGATTGCTGAAGGTACTGCTCCAACTCCTGTAAACAATGAAGATGGAACTGTAACTCCTCCAACTCAAGGTTTGTTTATTGACGGTTTCTTTAGTGACACTTTCGATTCTGCATTAACAAGCATTCATTTCAATGGTGGCGCTTTAGGCTTTGGTACTTATCAGATTTTGAAGAAGTATTATGATTATATTGCTTCTAAACCTGAAGACAGTACTTCTTATAAGTTAACCATGAAAGATGTTAACTGGTCTCCTTATGTTCAGTTAACTGAAGGCGCTGTTTATGATGCAGCTGAAACCAATTATTATATTAATGATAGACACTACGGATTTACTGCTTGGACTAAGAATGCTGCAGCATTTGATGATCTTGTTCTTAATGGACAGCTTTATTTGTATACTGGTGAACCAAAGGTAAATATTGATGATAGCTTTATTGAAATGCTTCAAAATATTTACAATAATAAAGTTAACTTCGAAGACGCTTCTGCAAGCAATACTCGTCCAATTATTTCTGGTATTGTTTATGTTAATAATACAAATGCAGTTGAAGAGAGCTGGATTAGAAATACTCTACAAGAGTTGTATCCAGATTTAACATTCTTCTTTGCTTCTGTAGAAAAAGCTTACTCTGCTGAATTCTTCTATAAAGATCCAGATACTGGAGTAGATAAATACGTTAAGTTTGCTAATGGTGATACCGCACCTTCTATTCAGAAAATTGCTAAATCTGCTTATGATGCAAATAATAACGTATGGTTTGAAGATCCTTTCACTCTTTACGCTCCTACAAGAGCTCACTATGACTTTAAGGGTTGGAGTACAGATCCCGATGCAGATCCAAGCACTGATACAGCTAACATTATCGAAAATGTTGATGAATGGAATGCATTAAAGATTAACTCTACTACTTACGACTATAAGTATTATGCAATCTTTGCAATTCACTCTTATGATATTATTTTCTACGACGGCGATGGCTCTATCCTTGAAGGTTCTATCCTTCCTTATGGAACTGATGGAATTCCTGTTCCTTCTTTAGTTCCTGGATTAGATGATTCTGGTCTTGATTTGTATGAAACTAATACCTTTGTGGGTTACACAGATAATACTTTAACTAATAAGATTGTAAATCCTGCTCAGATTACCGTTCGCGGTAAAATGGAATTCTGGCCTGTTTTTGATCAGGTAGATGTTTATACCAATATTCATCCAGAATATTTCCATGGAGATTTCTATACTGGAGAAACTGGAGTTAGAGGCGTTGAACTTTACTTAGATAAGCGTGTTCAAGGCAAACTTACAATTCCAAAAGTATTTAAGATGGAAGATGGAAAAGAATATCCTGTATTGGCATTAAACGCAACCTTTGCAACAACCTATAATCCTGAATCAGGTAAGGGTTATTCAAATGGTGATAAACTTACTCACGTGTTCTTTGAAAAAGGAACTTCAATTGAGGCTTTCCTCGATTATGCTTTCTTTGGACACGGCACACAAACAGGTAAGAGCGTATTAACATATGTAGAGTTCCCAGATACTTTACTTACTATTGGATGGCAATGTTTCATCCGTTGTAGTCTTTTAGATTATCGTGTAGTAACACAAGATCCGACAAAACTTCCTACCGCTGTTATTAGAGGCGCTAAGGTAAGACAGATTAGTGAGCAAGCATTCCAGCAAGCATTTAAATCATATTCTGTAACTGATTTCCAAATTGGATCAAGTGTTGAAACTCTTCAAAGTAGAGTATTTAATAATATTGGTATTTCAGCTAATACCTTACTTATTGGTACTCCTAATGAAGATTCTAAATTAGTAATTTATACTAATGACAGAATTATGAATACCGCTTCTAATGTATTGTTCTACACTAGCAACTACACAGAAGATGATATTGGTACATTGCAACCTAACTTCCCAGGAGCTGCAATCCAAATCAAATAAAAAAGGAGATTGAAATATGACTAAAGAAGTTTTATACTTGTACACTGGTACAAATGGGAGTATTTTGTCTCCTATTCACTTAGAAGACACTTTTTACTCTCGCAGACTCAGACTGTGGGCTGATGAAGGTAAGGCCCTTACCAAAAATGGTAAAGATGTTTACCTTACTGTTGTAATTCCTGAAGAGGAATTAGAACTCTGGTACGAGATTTAAGGAATAAAAAAGAGTGAGCCAGAATGTCCTGGCTCACTCTACCTAAATCTTGCAGGCCAATTATAATTAATAAATTTACCAAAATTTATAATTATTTATGATAAGTTTGAAATCTTTCAAACGCATATTTGATTATTTTAAGAAAGGATGATATTGAGTGATTACTGCTATTAAAGCCGAAAATATTAGTGCTTATAAGGCATTATTTGAAGAGGCTTCCGACATCCTTAGTGGCTATAAGAGAGTTAGAACTTATGATAGTGAGGTAGACGCTTATTATTATAAAGATGCTGAAGCAGAAACTGCAGATGAACTTTTTAAGAAAGATACCACTATCACTGACTTGGTAACCTTTGCACAGTCTTTAGCAAAGTACTCTGTTCTTTATGTTAAAGAAGGAGAGGCCGCAGAAGGATTTGAGCCAATGCTTGGCATTACCACTTTAGAAGAATATTTCAGCTGGTTAAGAAATCTTGGTAATATTGATAGAAAATATACTGTATTACCTTTAGATGAAGACCATTTTGAGATTAATGCCGACACTCGCGCAATTAGTATTCCTGCAAGCTTCAAGAAGAATGGCGTTGCTGTTCAAGGTGATGACCTTGCAGAAGTTTTATACTTCAGAGTAGACCGCTACTTTGACTATATGGACTTAAACAACACTGATATTTATATTCAGTGGGAAACTCCAAAAGATCCAGTAACTGGACTTACTACAAAATCTTTATCTCCTGCTTATATTCGTGACATTGATAGTGAACCAGGTAAATTAATTTTCGGCTGGGCATTGTCTGATGCTATTACCGCAAATTCTGGTACTCTTAAATTCTCTGTTCGTTTCTTCCAGTGGGCAGATGATGAAAAGGCTGCAACAGGCGCAGAAAAGATTATTGCTTACAGCTTTAGTACTTTAACTGCTTCTGTATCTATTCAGGCAGGTCTTAATTTTAATTTAGAGTCTGATGAACATAAGGTAGACGATGTTGGAAATCGTTTAATCGAGCGTCTTGAAAATAGTGAAATTGCTGGTGGTTATGCTGCTGCAACTCCTATCTTTGAAAAGAATCTTGATAAACCTAATGCAGATCTTATCTATGATCTCGATCCAGCAACTCAGACTTTTGATCTTTTAGTTCAAGCTTATGCTACCGATACTGGAGCAATTACTTACACTTGGAAGAAGCAAGGATTAAATCCTGATAACTCTGAGCAGGGTCAAGATATTGAGACTTTTACAGGAGTTAATGTATTCGTAAAAGTTGAAGATTTGACTAAATTAAATAAAGCTTATGCTTACTATTGGACTAATGGTAACGACAGTAATGGCGATCCTATCTATACCAGATATGATAGATTTACTACTAATGCTGACGGCACCCTTTCTCCTAATACTGAAGATTTAGATATGAAAGACGCAGAAGGCAATAAAACTTTTGCTCTTTATGTAAAACAATCTAAATTTACTGCCGATAGTGCTGGTTTATATTGGTGTGTTGCCGAAAACCGTATTACAAACAGTTCTTCTTCTGCATTAAGTAAAAAGGCAAAATTCCCTCGTCCAGAAGATGTTAGAATTTCTGAACATCCTGCGGCAAAAGCAATTTTGACTGAACTTGCAGATGGAACCCTTGAATGTAAATTGGTAGTCGTTGCTGATAATACTGATGGTGTTTTAACTTATCAGTGGCAAAAAGATGATAATTATGCTCTTAACTTTGGTTCTGAGACTCCTGCATTTGAAGATGTTCTTGAAGTTGAAGGAAACACTGGTAAAGATGCAGAATATATTGTAACTGCTCCTGGACATTATAGAGTTGTTGTAACTAATACAAGAAATTACTCTGATGCAAAAGAAGAGTACAAAGAATGGGCTAAGAAAACTTTAATTTCTGAAGTAAGCCGTGTAACTAAGTTCCCATCTATGCCTGTTATCATGGATGCAGATTTGAACAGTAAGTTATTCCAAGTTAGTGCATTAACTGATGAAAATTGTCCTACTGTTGAAATGAACCCAGATGTTGAGTCTGATGGATACACTGTATCTTGGTTCTTAAATGAAGACAATATTGATTACCCAATTGCAGAAGATATTAATCTTGGTAAAGATGCTGATGGAAATATTATTCTTAAGGCTTCTTTCAACCCAGCTTCTCCTTTGTATGCTGACAAGATTACAAACTTGAGTAGCGATAGAGATATTGACGGTGCTTATTATGCTATCGTTACTAACTGGGTAAATGGTGAATCTAACTCAACAAAGAAACCAGAATTCGAAGACATGTTCAAGGTCAATAAGTAATCTATATTCAAGAAAGGAGTAATTAAATATGAAGGTTTCTCCACAAGAATATAATAGCTTATTAGGTAGACTTATTGACCCCAATGAGTATACTAATTTTCTCCGTATCCCGGCGGATGAGCCAATTTATGAAATTGATTTAAATCAAAGAAAAATTAATGTTCCTGAGTTCTTGAGCGTTGAAGAAGATCACAATGCAGAAATCATTTGGTTTAAAACTGATAGATTTTATGACAATATTGATTTATATGAATCTACTTGTTGGATTCAATATGTTAACGCTAATAATGAAGAGTATTTCTATGCGGCGCCAATTATTATTGGCGCCCAAGAATTTGGAAATGAGCAGATTTTAATTCCTTGGGCAATTAGTAAAGAAGTTGCTAAAGCTACAGGCGTTATTTCTTTTTCTTTCCAATTCTTTAAATTAAGTGAAGATAAAAATCGCTTCCTTTATGTACTAAATACTCAGGTAGCAAAGAGCAAAATCTTAGCTGGCCTTCGTGTTGATCCTCTGGCTTTCTTAACAGATGACGAAAAAGAGGAGTCAGATTTTTTGCCACAAAGAGAATGGCTCACCAATGAAATTACAAGATTGCATGATGCTTATTCTACATTATCTGGAGATTATAAGCTATATTGGATTGATCTATTATAAATAATTTAAGCCCCTTGTTTAGAGATAAACAAGGGGCTTATTTTTGTTTTGGTCAAAAATATATAAGATTTTTGACCAAAAAATTATATTATATAGAAGATATAATCTTTGTAATTATGAAACGAAAGGAGTCGTTGAAGATCGATGGCTTTATTTAAAATATTACAAGGTTTGGACGCAAATAAACCTGCTGCTTTAACAAATGGTTATTGTTATTTTACAATTGACAATAATATGTTTTATGTGGACCACCCCAATGCGTCTGGTACGTTGGTCAGAAGCCCTCTTAATGCGCAAAATGCAAACACTTTAACCGCAGACAGCGCAGCGGGCACAGTGGCTAAACTTGTTCAAGAAATGTCAAGTTCTAGCTTAGAAATTCCTTCTTGTAATGCAGTTTATTCTTATTTACATGATACTGTTATTCCAGATTTAGAGGGTTTAATTGATCTTAAAATGGATAAACAAAATCCTCGTGGCGTAGGTAATTTTAGTTTAAACGGATTGTCTACAAATACAACTCCAGGAGATTTTTCTTTCTATGCTGGAGATGCTGGATCTGCTTCTGGAGATTATTCTATTTCTATAGGTAATACAACAGATGCATCAGGAACTTCATCTATTGCTCTTGGTGATCATGTTTCTGCAAAAGGCAATAATCAAGTTGTTCTTGGTAAATATAATGTTGAAGATACTAGTAATACTTATGGATTTATTTTTGGTGGAGGAACTTCATCTACAAGAAAAAATTTATTTACAATTGATTGGTCTGGTAATGGTGTTTTATTAGGTAATTTAACACTTGAAGATCCAGTTGCATCTAGTCATGCCGCTACAAAAAGATATGTTGATGACATGGTAGAAGTTACTGTTCAATTAATTGTTATTAAGGAGGTCTAATTATGTCATTATATTTAGGACCTAACTTAATTAGTGGAGTTTTTACAACTTTTCATACTACTACTTATGATACTGGCGATGCTACCGCTACAGCGCCAGATATTTTATCTGGTAAAACTGCTTATGTAAACGGAGCGAAAGTAACTGGAACTATGCCTCAAAAAACTGGTTCTGATATTACTAAAAGCGGAGCGTCCTTTACAGTTCCTTCCGGATATTATTCTTCTAGCTATACTGGTACAATTGCTAGTGGAGCTTTAAGAACTCCTACGTATAGCACTACAGCTTCTACTGGTCAAGTTACCGTTACTTACGGAGTCTCTACTGCAGGATATTTAGCAACAAGTTCACCAACTTGGACTTTTACTCCTTTTACAAAAAGAACTTCAGTAGTTACAACATATGGTAGTACTATAACTCCATCTACTACAGGAACAAAAACTATTACTATTCCAGCGGGATATTATCCAACAGCAGAAACCCTTACTATTGCTAAGGCTGCCGCAGGAGGTGCGGCTCAAACAGGAACTATTTCAGCAAGCTCTAGGACTTATACTATTTCAACCTCTTTTACTCCAAAAGGGTTTATGATGATTTCTTCAAGCTATTATTTTGATGGAGATTTAAATTTAATGTCTCTTTGGGCTTTTAATAGTTCTACTTCAGCTTCTGGTTATTATGAGACTAGTAGTAGCGGAAGTAGCGGAAGTGGCACTTATACCGTGGTAACCAGTGATTTGTTCGGTAGTTTATTTTATGATCCACCAGACAGTACAGCCAGTGACTATGAGCCTGCTGAATTAGTTCTACCAGGAGACTTTACATCAGCTATGTATGCCAGCGTTTTAGACCCATATTTGACTAATCCTGCTTCATACTATGTTGAAGGAAGTGACGCTACATTGGGTGATTTAGGATGGAGTGACTATGCAGTTTACAGCAGTGGCGGTGGAAGTAGTGGTAGTACTGGTGCATATCCTGTTTCTGGATGTTCAGTTTCTTATTCTTCTACTGGAATTACTGTTTCTGTAAATAGCTCTTACTATTGCCCAACAATGAGCTATGTTGTTTGGGGGTGATTGAATGTATTTTGGAAAACAATTGCATGAGAATTCTTTTTCTTTAATATCTTCATCTTTACCTATAATGGCTTCAGACACTTTAATTGAAATTTCTGAAGAGGAATTTAATGAATTGTCAAAGACAATTAGATTGAAGCAAATTTTAGAAAAAAGAAAAAGACTTGAAGATTTAAATATTATTAAACGAAGAGAAGAAATTATACCAGAAATCGTTGAGCCTAATCAGTCCTTTGTAATTAATGAGGAGGATCAGGTATGATTGATATAAAAAAAGATGTAAAAATACAAGACTTATATAATTATTATTATATGATTTCATTGTATAATTTAATAAAATTTTATAATTGTAAATGGGAATTTTTATCTATTAATGATAAAAATTTTTTAAATGGCACTAATCTTAAATATGATGATTTTTCTGTTAATAAATATTTAAGATTATATCAAAATGAGAAAATAAAATTAGCAGAAGATATTATAAATAATGGAATGTATTTTCCATATTTTGTATATGGACTTCCTGATGAACAAATAGATGATAATTCTGTAAGCATTGCTTTAGGAAAACATAGATATTATAGTAAATTACTTTATCAAAATAAGTATGGTAAAATTGACACTAAATTTTTATTCATCTATGTTCCTAATAAACTTCCTCAAAATACTCCTATAGGTTTTAATAATTGTTTTTATAATTTAGACTCTGAAGGAAATTTAACTTTACATGATACAATTTTTGTTAATTCTAAAACTGAATTAATGAAATATTTTGATCGATTTGGAGGAAGTCTATCTGTTTTATTTTCCGATAATAGGATTAAAACCAATCCCATATTAAATGATGAAAATCTTTTTTCTCAATTTATTAATGCTCCTTTAGATGAAAATAACATTCTTTTTAAGTATATTCCTAGTTCTGTTGACTTAAAATGAAAAATATGTTATAATAAAGAAAAAGGAGTGTGTTAAATGTATATTATTGCTGAAATTGGTATTAATCATAATGGAAATATTGAGACTGCTTTAGAAATGATTAAAGCAGCAAAAGATGCTGGAGCAACTTGTGTAAAATTTCAAAAAAGAAATCCTGACGTTTGCGTTCCAGAAGATCAAAAAAATAAACCTAAGACATTTCTTGGAGAGGAAATGACTTATTTAGAATATAAAAAGAAGATTGAATTTGGAAAAGAGGAATACGATCAAATTAATGCTCTTTGCAAAGAACTTCACATTGATTGGACTGCAAGTGTTTGGGACATGGATAGCGTTAATTTTATGCTTTGGTATAAAAATGATATTCCTTTTATAAAAATTCCAAGTGCATTGATTACAGATATTGAATTATTAAAAGCTGTTGATGCAACTGGAATCCCAATTCTTATGTCTAATGGAATGAGTTCTCAAGAACAAATTGATAAAGCTATTTCTTCTTTAACTCATTTAAGCGGGCTAATGCATTGTAATAGCTCTTATCCTTGCAATCCAAAAGAATTGGATTTAAATGTAATTAAAACTTATAAAACCATTTATCCAGGTCTCACAATAGGCTATAGTGGCCATGAGGTTGGACATTTCCCTACCTGTTTAGCTGTTGCCGCAGGTGCTCAAATTATTGAAAGACATTTTACTTTAGATAATAATATGGAAGGCACCGATCAAAAAGCAAGCTTAGATAAAAAGCATTTCGAAGCAATGTGCAAAGATATTTAGGGAATAGAAGAAATTATGGGGGGATATTTACCTAAAGTTTATCCCGCTGAACAAGAAGTTGCTAAAAAATTAAGAAAGGAATGATTTTAATTGGCTTTTCAAGTTAATAGTGAAAAAAATCTTTATCCTTTTAAATTATATTACTTAACACAATCTGCTTATGAAGAGTTGTTAAGAGGCGGTACAATTGGTACTCATGTCTTAGATGAAACAGCACTATATCTAACCGAAATTGATGAGAGTTTAGGTGCAGATACAAAAGTATCTACTTCTGCCGATGCTACTACTACAACTCTTTATGTAACAGGATGCACTGGTACAACTACCGGTCCATTAAAATATAATTCCAAAGTATATATTAACTGTGCTACTGGAGTTCTTTATGGTGCAGCATGGAACGACTATGCAGAATATCGTGTAGCTTCTGAAATTGAGCCTGGCCGAGTAGTATGCGAGAACGGTGACGATACATTAAGTCGTTCCTATGAACGCCTACAGCCTGGCGCGGCAATTATCTCTGATACTTTTGGATTTGCCATTGGTGAAAGTGGAGAAGCTAGAACTCCTCTCGCAGTTAGTGGTCGAGTATTAGCATATCCGTATGAAGACAGAGAATCTTACTCTCCTGGCGATGCTGTTTGTGCAGGCCCAGATGGAACTGTTTCTAAAATGACTCGTGAGGAAATTAGAGAATATCCAGAACGCATTATTGGAACTGTTTCTGCAATTCCAAACTATGAAGTTTGGGGAGAGAACCAAATTCATGTTAATGGTCGAATTTGGATTAAAGTTAAATAATTTAAAAGAAAATAAATTAAGGGATACTAATCATATGATTAGTATCCCTTTTTTTGTTTTTATTCAAGAATTCGATTATAATTAATCCATGCATTCCTTACAGTATCATATTGTTTCATTGGAAAGAAAAGAACGTCATCATTTTCAAAAATAATATTGTCTTTATTTACAATTTTAATTTCTCCAATATTAATCAATAAACTTGGAGGTAAAAATAAAAAAGTTTTATGTTTTTGAAGAGGATCAATTGCTTTCTCAAAGGAAGAACGAAGGGTTTGACCATCAAACATATTTCCATCGGTTAAATGATAACATAGACATCTTTTAACGATATTAATATAGTTTAAATGATTAACTCTAACTCGTCTTTCGCCTCCAGCAATTTTAATGATAATATTATCATCTTGAATATTTTTCTTAATTTCTTTTAATACATCAATGATTTCTTCTCTATCCAATGGTTTCATTAGAAAATAATCAACTCTTGCTTTTGCAGCTAAATGAGCTACAGAGGGGTCGCTACTTAAATAAATAAAACGAGCACCAACATCAATCTTTTTCATTCGACTTCCTAATTCTAAAACGTCCTCTTTAGAGTCCATATCCATAATATAAATATCATAACTCCCTGGCACAGTAATAAAAGTGTCAGGATCATTAAAATAAGATACTTTAGCCATCGCTTTAACATCAATTAAAAAATCTTGAGTTATGCTTTTTAAATATTCGGTATCCTCTTTTATATCACTATAAATTGCAATAGATAACATATAGCCACTCCTTTCATAATTTTATTATATCACATTTTTGCGACAAAATCAAATAATTTTGTGATAAAAACAAATAAAATCCTACTTGCGTTTTTGAAATGAAAAATTAAAAATGTGAATTTGCAATCAAAAATAAAATTTGTGTAGGCGAAAAATTATCCAAAATTTTTGTGAGTTCTTGAGATTTATCGTGCGCCATTAAAACTCATATAATAATGGAAGGGTGAGAGAGAAAAATATTTTAACAAAGGAGGGCGCCTATATGAATTATAATTACCCTTAGTCACAGTTTCAAACTCAATCTGTTGGATATGGAGGTTACAGGCCAGTGCCACAGTATCCGCAATGGGTTCAAACTACAAATACTTCTCAACCAGTGAGACCGGTATCCTCGATTGAAGAAGTAAAAGCCTGCCCGATAGATTTCGATGGTTCAGTATTTTATTTCGCTGATGTGGCCAATAAGCGAATTTATACTAAACAAATCAATCTTGATGGAACTGTATCAATCAATTTATATGAATTAAAAACTGACCAGCCTGCTGACTCGTTTCAATATGTAACTAAACAAGAATTTGAAAATGTTGTAGCTCAATTGTATAATACTTTTAATCCGTTACTAAAACCAGTAGAAGATGTACAGCAGCCTGCGGCACAGCCTACACAACAAAAATCAACTTTTGAATTTTAAGGAGGGAGTTCTAAATGTTTACTATACCTTGGTTCTTAGGAATGATTAAGAAAGGTTATAATCCTCAGCAAGTTATGATGAATGTCCTGGAGTCAATGAAAGGGACTCCCATGGGTGATAATTTAATCAATCTCGCTCATTCCGGAAACACTAAAGAAATTGAAAAAATTGCTCGAAACATTGCCGCTCAAAGAGGCGTTGATTTCGACAAAGAATTCGAAGCTTTTCGTAAGCAATACGGATTCTAATTAAAACAAAACAAATGGAGACAAAATAAAACAAATGGAGGTAAATAATATGTTTAAAGGAAATGGTGGATATAATTTATCTGATATTGCTGCTGTAACCCGTGGCAGCAATGGAGACGGCCTGTGGGGTGGAGATGGAGCTTGGTGGATTATCCTTCTCTTCTTATTTGCTGGATGGGGTAATGGAGGATACGGTGGAGGCCTTGGTGGCGGAAACGCTAGAGATGCGGTATCTTATGGTTTCGACATTAATGGTCTTGAGAATGGTATTCGTGGTTTAGAACATGGCATTTGTGATGGTTTCTATGATATGAATACTAGCTTAATGACCGGTTTTGGCAACACCGCAATGGGTGCAATGCAAAACACTAATGCTATTATGAGTCGTCTCTGTGACATGAGTGCTGACCAAGCAGCTTGCTGCTGCGAGACTCAGCGTTTAATTGAGCGTGGTTTATGCGAAGTAAATTATAATATCTTAACTCAATCTAATGCAACCAATACAAATATTTCTAATGCAGCAAGAGATATTATTGAAAACAATAATAACGGAGTTCGTTCTATTCTTGACTTCTTAACTCAAGATAAAATTGCTACTCTTCAGGCAGAAAATCAGGCTCTTCGTCTTACTGCTTCTCAACAGGCTCAAAATAGTTATTTAATTGATCAATTGGGTGCTAAGGCTCCAATTCCTGCTTATGTAGTTGCAAATCCTAATGCAATCTATGGTGGCTATGGTTACTATAACGGTGGCTGCTATGGTACATTTAATAACTGCTGCAATTGATAAGGAGGTATGAGTATGGAAATTATTGCTAATGCATTACAAACTGTTGCAGCAAATCAAAATGTTTATTTCACTGATACTATCACCGGTGGGAGTATGTCAATCTCCCACCGCTCTAATAGCGGACTTGTGAGTTTGTTTGGCAACACAAATCAATGTCGTGCAAGATTTAAAATAACTTTTGGCGGAAATATTGCAATTCCAGCAGAAGAGACGGTGGGACCAATTTCGTTGGCAATTGCAATTGATGGAGAGGCAGTTCAATCTACAACTATGACAGTAACTCCTACCGCAGTAGATACTTTCTTTAATGTATTCTCTGCAATTTTCGTTGATGTTCCAAGAGGAAATGTTGAAACTATTAGTGTGAAAAATATTAGTGACATTCCAATAGAATTAGAGAATGCAAATTTAATTATTGAAAGAGTTGCTTGAAAGGAGGAGTGAAGATGTCTATTGAAAGAATGAAAACAATGAAAGAAGCTTTTATGTGTGCCGTTGAAGGTCAGATGTATAATCTTGCCGAGGTTGATGCAGAAGAGCTTGGTGAAGTTGTAGATATGATTAAAGATTTAAGTGAAGCAATTTATTATTGTGAAGTAACAAAAGCAATGGAAGAATCTGAAAAGAATGGTAGTCAAGAGTCAATGTACTACACTCCAATGTATTATTCCGATCGCGGAAGCGGAAACGGCAGGTCTTCATCTAATAGTAATTCCACCTCTTCTGGATCGATGAATGGAAATAATGGTACTAGTAGTTCACAGTATTATGAAAGAGAATATCCTCATGCATTTATGGACGGAAGAGAAGGAAAGAGTTATCGTTCAAGAAGAATGTATATGGAAGCTAAAGAAACTAAACAAGATAAAGCATCACAAATGAGAGAGTTAGAAAAGTATATGCAAGAATTAACTCAAGATGTTGTTGAAATGGTTGAAGGTTCTTCTCAAGAAGAAAAGAGTTATTTAAGTAAAAAGATTTCTGCACTTGCAACAAAACTTTCTCAATTAAGTGATTAAAATTAACGGAGAAGATTGGAAGATTATGTTAGCGTCTTCCAATCACCCTTCTTTGCAACGTCCAAATGGTTCTTTCACTCTTGGATGTTGTGATGATAATTTAAAAACTATTTATATTGCGGATGGGCTTACGGATTTTTATTTTAAGAAAGTTTTGTGTCATGAGCTTGTTCATGCGTGTATGTATAGTTATAATGTCGAATTAAATGATTATCAAGAAGAAGTTTTAGCTGATTTAATAGCCACTTATGGATAGGAAATAATCTCTATAACAAATACAATTTTTTGTAGATTGCATAATTGCAAATAAAAAAAGGGAGACTATGTAAAAACATAGTCTCCCTTTTTTGTTTTATTCTTCGTCTGGTTTAATTTCAAGTTTTAAAACTCTTTCATAATATTCTTGAGCTTGACCATTGCCGCCTAAACCATGATATAATTTATACATCTCGGTGATTTGTTCAAAGTCAGCTTCTGTAATGTAATTATCTCTTAAATGAGATTTACATAATTGAATGAGTCTAAACTTATAAGAGTTGATAATCATATTCAAATTGCGGACATTATCATCCTCAACTTTTCTCAAATCGCTATACATAACAGCATGAGTTGCATCAGCCTCAGATTTAAGCTGATTCACCATGGTTTTTGCATTATTATCAACCCCAACAATTTCAGCTTTTAATCTGGTTAATTCATCTACTATAGGCTCAATCTCATCAACAATCATCTGTCTATATTGACGATTTTGGTCTGCTTTTTGCATTTCCTCGAGTTTCTTGTTTTTACTCCAAAGATGTTTACAAAAAGCTAGTGCGCCAGCGGAGACCAGACCGAAGAAAATCTCCAGCGCATACTTAGTAAGAATTTCCATGTGAAACATCCTCCCTTTCTTTCCCTATAGAACATTGAAAATCTTGGTGATTCTATTCTTTGACTTTGGCCAAATCAAATAATATCGTTAAGATAAAAAATTAAAATAATGTAGAAGAAGAATTCGCTAGAATTTGACTTTTATAATTTTTTGTGTTATAATAATATTAGTAAAAGGAGGTAGCTTATATGCAAAAGATTATTATTTATTACGTTATCCCCGGAACCGAAGACACTCAAAGCATTGAACTTGTTGATTTAACTAGTTTTAAAGAAACTTTTTTAAATGAAAGACAAGAAATTCAATTTAGCTGTCAGGATACTTTTAAACCTGGTGTTTTAAAAACTCTTATGAATGCTTCTATTCAAAAGATCACTATGGAAAAGTATGATGCTGAAAATACTCTTCATTTAATTGATTTTGAAGCATATCCTGTGTTTGAAAAAATTTCACAAGATTACAAAGGAATTAAAATCGTTACAACTTTCCAGAGTATGAGTGTTTATAACTCTTAAGGAGGGTAATCATGGCTAATCTAGTTAAAGCTGCCGATATTAGCTTAGATTCATCTTCTTGGTACCAAAGACTAAGGGCAATTCAATCAAGAATTGAAACAGGCGCTTGGACTGGAGTTACTATGACTTTGACCACTGACCCCGGTATTAATACCGGGGCAATGGCCTTAGATGATCATTTAAATAATTTAATTTCAGCTATTTCAGCAGCTACTTCAAATGTTTTTTTGGCTTATGCCGACAAATCACAATTACCGAGTTCAGTGTCTCCAGGCACACTAATTAAACAAATTACTTATGATGGAATTGATGCCACTTTAGATTCCATGGAATAGATTTGTAGTAATTGTTCAACATATCAGACATTCGCTAATAACAGTGGCGATTCGACATATACTACTTATAATAATACTTGTGCAACCAACAGCACTTATGAAAATACCTGTGATACTAACTCAACATATTCAGATACCTGTGGAACTAACTCAACGTATTCAGATACCTGTGATACTAACTCAACATATTCAGATACCTGTGATACTTATTCTACTTATTCTGATACTTGTGCAACTTATTCCACTTATTCAGAAATTGCTACAAATGGTACTGAGATTACAGGTACAGCATATTCAACTGAAAATGCAAATTTAAGTGTTGCTTCTGGAGCCTATAGTTATAATTGTACTAATTATTGTGCTACTTATAATACAAATGACACATATCTAGAAAGTCAAACTTATGACACTTATTTAGAGAGTTTGACATATGAAACATATTTAGAAAGCTTAACCTATGAGACTTATTTAGAGAGTTTAATTTGTGAAACTTATGCTGAATCTTTAACTTATTCAACATATCTTGAATCTCAAGTTTGCGCGACATATGCAGAGTCTCAAGTATATTCAACTTTTACTCAAAGCGCAGGAAATTCTACAGATGCTACATTTGCAGTTGTGACTTAAGCTTTCAATTAAGAGAAAAAGGAGTTTAATAAAATGATAGAACACAGACATACAGTTGTTTTATATACTACAGCAGTTTGTAATTTGAATTGTAGATATTGTTTTATTGATAAAAATCCCGCTTTACAGCAGATTGATAAATATTTAGAAGCAAGTTATTTAGATACTCCTAACTATTATTTAGATTTTGCGAAAGAGGCTTTTTTGCAGGACCGTTTACAAGCGGTTCAATTCTGGGGTGGTGAACCTTCATTAGGTTTCCATCGAGCTTATGGAACAATTGAAAAGTTTATTAATTATTTCCCTAATTTAAAAGACTTTATGACATCTACCAATTTTGTATCAGATGTTTTCTTTCAAGAGTTCTTTGGATTAATGAATGTCTTAAAACAACATCCAGATAGAGAATTTAAATTTTATTTGCAGCTATCTATTGATGGACCTGAATATATTACTGATAATAGTAGAGGTAAGGGAGTAACTAAAAACTTTATTAAGCATTTTAGTAGATTAATAGAAGACGCACAAAATAAAGAAAATTTACCAGATAATGTTTCTTTACTATTATCTTTAAAACCAACTTTAGACAGTTCATCAATTCAATTATTACAAACAAAAGAAGCTGTAAAAGATTATTTTATCTTTTTTGAACAGTTCCAAAAAGCTTATATTGAAAAAAATCATAGAAATAATATTAGGTTTAATTTACCAATTCCAAATACAGCAGTTCCTTCTCAACATACTAAAGAGGACGGACAGCGTTTTGCTAATTATTGTAGATTAACAAGAGAATTAGAATTAGAAAATAAAACTAATAGAATTTTCTCTTTTTATAAATATATTACAAGCTATGCTCCAAGAAAACCAATTTCTTTGCCTATTACACAATTCTCTGGTATTTGTCCAGGCCATTGCGGAAACGGCAGAAATTCTATCGGATTGTTGCCTAATAGAATGGTTTCTTGTTGCCATAATGGTTTCGTTGATTTAATTTCTGATTATAAGCGTTATATTATGAAAAATGAAAGTGCTCATTTAGACGATGCAACTATTGATAAGCAGTTGTTTAAAAACCAACATAATTCTTTAACTTTTAGTTTTGATAGTAAAGAGTTTGAAACCTATCAAAAACAATTAGACACTTTTTATTGTCCTAACGATGCATCAAAAGTTGTTAACATGGTTTCATCAATTTTATTCTTAGCCAATACAGATCAAATTGATGAAAAATATAAAGATAAAGACCAAGCTCTTGAGGCAGCTTATTTCCTATTAAGAGCATCTGCTTATTGCGTAAGAGACAACTTGACTACTGGAAGTATTTTTATGTATCCTCCAGGATTAATGAAATTGTTATTAAATGGAGCTAAAGAAATTATTGAGGGAGGAATTGAGCAGTGATGACATATCAGCAAGAAATTGATAGAGCATTTGAAAAAATTTATAATAAAACTTATAAAGCAGCCTTTCAGAAAAAGCCAGAAGAAAAAAGTGAACTGGAAAAAAGATTAATTCTTGAAATTTATGTTACAACAGATTGCAATCAAACTTGCTCTTATTGTTATCTTTGTAAGCATGGTAATGAATTATATCCTCCAGAGTTTAGAAAAAAAGATTTAATTCTTAAAAATTTCCGTATTTTTATGGACTATTTAATGGAAAATAAAATGTTCTATCCTGAACGTTTTGATTTTTTCAGTGGAGAAATTTGGGGAACTGATTTTGGCAATCAGCTTTTAGATATTACTTTAGAATATATTGACAAAGGCTTTTCTCCTTCAAAGATTATCATTCCATCAAACTTTTCTTTCATATTAAAAGAAGATACTTTTAATAAGGTGGATAATTATGTTCAACAATATGCCGAAAGAGGAGTAACTTTAGCCTTCTCCTGCTCTAATGATGGTCTTTATAATGATGTTATGACAAGACCTTTGAATAATGAAGAAGAAGATAAAGAATTGAAAAAAGGTACTCCCGCCTATTATGAAAAATTATTTAAATATTGTAAGCGCAGAGGTTTTGGATTCCATCCAATGGTTTCTGCTTATGGTATTAAATATTGGAAAGAAAACTTTAAATGGTGGCAAGAGCAGTTAAGAAAATATGATATTGACCCTATGGCTCATATCATGTTCCTTGAAGTTAGAAATGATGACTGGACTGAGGAAGCTATTAAAGATTACCTCGAATATTTAAATTTCCAAATTGATTATTTTTGGAAAAATTATTTTAAAAGTCCAGATGTTTCAACAAATGATTTATATAAAGACTGGATTCATGGTCGTAGTGAATTAAATAAACCCGGCAATTATCAGCCTGCGACCATTCCAAGAGATAGATTTAATCCTGGATGCACTATTTCAAGAGCCTTGGTTGTTAGACTTGGAGATTTTGCAATCGTTCCTTGTCATAGAACCTCTTATGATGAATTCATTTTCGGCAATTATGTTCTTAATGAAGATAAAACTAAAATTGAATCTCTTCAAGCTAAGAATACAACTCTTATGAATCAAATTTGGTTAAACAATTTTACCGGTGTTTCTAAGTGTAATTGTTGTCCTTATAATTCTTATTGCTTAAAGGGTTGTTATGGCTCTCAGTTTGAATCCACAGGAGATATTCTTTATCCTTGTGAAACTGTTTGTGAATTATATAAAGCTAGAATTATGCTTCTTTACGCTAAATATACAGCGAAAAATTTATTAGATGTTGATGGCGAAGATGCACATTTTAAAGCTTTAATTGATAGTGTAAAAGAAACGGAGGAATATAAAAAATGGATGCCTATAATTCAATCAATAATTTCTTAATTTCTTTGTTCCAGAATGTTTCTACTTTTGGAATTACAGAAGAAAATAAAAATCAAATTGAACAATTTTTTGTTACAATTTTAGACACTCCTGATACTAATGCTTTTAAGAATCCTTTATTATTTCAATTAATTCTTTTATTAAAACGTGAAAAGAATTCAAATAAAGTCATTGACTTATTAATCGAAGAAATTGAAGTAAAAGCAGTAAGAGTTCTTTTTACTTCTAAAAATTTATTGCAAGAGTCTAACACTCCTTGCTGTGAAGCTCCAAAAACTCAATCTCAAACTCTTCCTCCTCCAGAAGGAGCGTCAGGAAAGAGATGGATTGCTAGACCATCTTCTGGAAAAATAACTTTACAGAAATCTGATCAAGATAAAAAAATTTATGATGGTATAAGTAATGGATTGCTTTCTCGAATTTATTGGGAGAATAGTGAGAAGGAGGAATCTTGTGATGAATGTCAAGGATGCGAATAAAGGAAAGAAAAAGATTAGAAGAACTCAAATTACTAAAAGAAAAAATGATAGCGATTATTTCGGTTTATTTTTAATGGATGAGACTTCCAGGCATTCGCCTGGAGTCTTATACTATTATTGGTATCAGAAGTTTATCCAAGATTTAATTTATTATGATTTAGCCTATTGCAAATGGATGGATTTCCATGATGAAATTATTCCTTTGGTTGAAAAAAACCAAAATAGAATGATTTTCCCAGAAGATAATTTAAAAGAGCGCTTTGCTTTATTTGAAGGAAATCCATTTTTAATGGAACATAAAAATGCTCCATTAAATCTTGCAAAAGATATTGTTGAAAATGGAATGTATGTTCCTTTTTTATTCGGAGAAGTTGGTGGAGAAATTATTATGAAAAATGGTTCTCACCGCCTAAATTCTTTAGCAAATTATTCTCGTACAGTAGCTCCAATTCATAAAAAATATCCTTGCATTATTTTCAAAGATAAGAAAATTTTTGAAAAGTTTTATATTCTACCTTGGATGTATAGTGGATTTGCTTTTTATATTCCAGTTAATAATGGAGTTCATTTAACTCAACTGTTTGATTTAAATGGAGGAGAAGTTTCAAAGTATGTCTTTATGTATAATAAAGCTATTAAGAATTTGCCTTTTTTGGCAAATTTAAAAGAAATTACTCCAGCTGAAGCATTTAATAACGAGGAAAAATGGGAAGAATTTATTAAGAAGCCTTTAGACAATGATGATTTTAATGAAATCATTAAAGACTATGCTTTAGGAAATACAGACTCTTTAGTGGCGTTTCAAGATATTGATAAATACGCTCCAACAATATCAAGAACCTTTGATGAAGATTTTAGAAAAATAATGAGTGCAAAACCTGTTTTGCATGAAAACAAAAAATGGGAACAGACTGAATAAGTCTGTTCCCATTTTTTGTTTTATCCCCAATTAAATTCTGACTCTTGTTTTTTAATAACATGAGCGCCAATACAAGTAGCATCAGCTTCATCTTCTGTGCATTTAATTCCATAAGTGTTAAATACATACTCTTGAGCCATTTTCTTTTCTTTTGCACGGCCTTTTCCGGCAATCTTAAAAGTAGCTTTCCATACTACTGGAGGAACAATAGTATAATCCATTTGAAGCTCATTTAAAAGTTCATGAACAACTCCAAAAACTTCTGCAAGAATTTTAAAGGTTTTGAGTCCGACCTCTCTACTTCCATTCATTTCTTGTAATTGAATATCTTCAAAAACTACTTCATCAATATCATATTTGTTAATTAACTCAATGATATTATTTCTAATTTGCTCTAATCTCTTTCCTAAGTCATCTCCAAGAGCGGTAAAATGACTAATAACTACTGGCTGCCCGTCTTTAAAAACAGAGTAGCCAGTAGTATATGATGATTGGTCTAAAGCTAATAAATTAGACACTTGTTGATCCAAATCCGCCTACTCTTTGACCAGATGCATTGTCATCTTCTGTGGTCAAATAAGGCTTGACAATTCCCTGTCCAATAATATCTCCTTTGTGCAATTCAATATCAAAAGGACTAAGGTTAATAATCTGAAAGAAAATTTCACCCTCATTGTCTGGATTGTTATAGTAATCAGCATCAATAATGCCAACACCGTTACCAAGAATTAACCAGTACTTTAAAGGACAAGAACTTCTTACAGAAAGTTCAAGATAAGTGTCTGGGTCGAGCTGACACTTCATGCCAGTAGAGACTAGAGTTGGTTTTGCTTTTAAAGACTTTGTAATTCTTGCTACTTCATCTAAGCCAAAAGTTCCTTTAGAAATAACCTTGCCGTCATCTGTAATAGGACATTCATTCATCATAGAATAAAGCTTAAAAAATGAAGGAATTACAATATCTTCTGCAACTTCCATATCATAACCTGCCGATTTGGCAGTTTTACGCTGAGGTAGATTAATATCTACTTCGGCAAACTTACTTACTTTTTCAAATCGTGCCATCATTCCACCTCGTAAATCACATTAACAACTTCGGCAGGTTCCTTTTCGTCATTAAAGGTCTTCACCAAAGTGACATGATACCATTCATCAATTACTTCACCCTTGGACTTGCGCTCTTTCTTAACAGAACTATACTTACTAAGGGTGAAAGAACTGTCCTGCTTTGCCTCATTAATAAGAGCAGCACCTTCGGCTTCAGTGTCAACTCTATAAACTTCAGTAGTATTAATCAAATATCTCATTTTACATTACCTCAACTTTAATTTTTCTCTCACTATATTTTGTCATTTCTGCGGTTTCAATTCCGTATTCAATAAGTTGTGAATACTTTGTGCCGCCTGCGATTTTTACATCATAAATATTTTTTTCATGCGCCAAGTCAATGATTACTTCTGGAAGGCTTTCAATTGGATAAGCGCCAACTTGAGTCATATCTTGACCTGGAGCGACAATAAATACTTGATTATCACGGGCAAACATATTTACATTTACAATAATATACATATTATCCATAATAAACAACCCCCGCGTCATAAGGGAATAGATAGAAAGCATAAGGGCTTTCTTCTGGAATTGGCTTAATCCAAATCTCAATTACATTATCATCATTAAGTTCGATACTATAAATATCACCAAGCTCAGTAATAATACTGCAAACAGTTTCAGCAAAATCATGACTCATAATGCCGCCTTGAACAAAGATTGTATAATAATTAAAATCTCTGCATAATAACATATGATGATTATTGTCTGACTGCATATAATAAGTTTTAATTAAACCAAGTTTTTCATTAATTTCTTCAATAGTCATTGGCTCTAATTGAGCAATAATGCCTTTATTTAACTCATAAAGATTTAAGTCAATTCCTTTATTATTCATTTGGAATGTAACCCAACCTTGCTCCTCATCATAAACCCAAAGTTCTTTAGTGTCAATGCAATAAGCAACTTCGCCGTGTTCATGATTTTGTAGAGCATCTAAATGAGCTTTATTTTGAACAGTAATATATTGTGCCAATATACTTTTCACCCCTTTACTTATTATATAATAACATATTTTTTAGTCTTTGTCAATTTCACGCAGATTAATAATACGCTGATTGGAACTGCCACGCATTTCAAGAGTAATATCTCTTAAATCTTCGATATAAGGACCGTCGATTAAATAGTCAGTCATATCAAGAATTTGTTGCATATGGCCGCCTCTTTTAACAAGTTCCTCATAAAGATATCCAGTCCAAATATAAATAGGGGTTTCTGGTAATCTTTCTTTAATGGTTCTAATTACCAGTAAAGTTAAAAATTCATTTTCAGAGCACAAAGGCTCTCCGCCCATAATACATAAACTTCTTTTGATGCCGTTTGCAGACAAGCCATCAATAAGGTCGTTTAAAATATCGGGTGTAAATTCTCTACCACCTTCAAAGTCCCAGGTATTAGGATTGTGACAGCCATGGCAGTGATGAGGGCATCCTTGAGTGAAAAATGTCACACACAAACCAGGTGCCGCAGTAATGTCATTATAAATAACACCAGAATATCTCACGTTGAGAATCCTCCTTTCTTCTGGATCAATAGCCCAGCTCAGCTGTAGTTAATTGTAGTTAATTAAAAATTAATCGCATGACCACAAACTCAAGCTGGGCTTTTTCCTTTTGAATTAGGTATAAAGTGAATGTTTTACTCTATGTTCAACTTCTGATTGTTTACCCTTGTTAAAGTTACGATAGTCGGTAGTTAAATAGCCAGTAACACGACGTAACTGCTGAATGTTTTCACTACCACATTCTGGACAATGATCATTGAATTCTCCCTGGAATCCGCAATCCAAACAAGAGTCAATTGGGAAGTTGAATGCAAGATAAGGAATATCTAATTCCTTAAATGCATAGTCAATAATCTGTTCAATAGCCTTCTTATTCTTTACGAAAGTGCTATCAAGTTCAACATAAGTAATACAGCCGCCAGTAGGATATTTGCAGAAAGGGGCTTCTACCTTTAACTTATCAAAAATACCAATCTCCTGCCATACAGGAACATGGTGGCTGTTAGTAATAAATTCTTTATCAGTAACATTCTCAATAATACCATACTGAGCACGCAGAGCCTTAGCAGCAGTGTGACAAAGGCCTTCGGCAGGGGTAGCATAACAAGAGAAGTTCAAACCATTTCTCTTAGTAGCTTCCTTTGCATACTCATTAATTCTTTGAACAATCTTCAAAGCAAATTGATGAACTTCGGCATCTTCAGCATGGTTTTTACCAAATAGAGCAGTCATTGTTTCGGCAATGCCGAGATATCCCATAGCAAGAGTGCCATGACGAAGAGCATTATAAACAGATTCACGGCAAGTTTGAGCGTCCTTCATTGTACCATTCTGATACATAAAAGGAGCAGCTGTAGCAGCTTGATTTACCATGATATCAAAGCGCTCAAGCAAACCTCTTTCACAAAGAACAAGTAAATCTTCAAATGCTTTCCAGAAGCCATCAAGATCAGGCTCTGTGCGCTTGCCGAGGCAGATACCGTATTCAATACCAAGTTTTGGTAAAATCATAGTATTAGGAACGAGATTGCCACGACCAACTCTATTGTAAGGAGTTTCAGGATTGTGAATATCCATACCAAGCATAGTTCTACAACCCATAGTTGCAAAATAAGTATCTGGGTTAGAAGGATCTTCATGAGCCTGAGAATAATCGCAGTTTACAAAGTTAGGATAAATACGCTTACTCAAAGATTCAATAGCATGTTGCTTCAAATCATAACCCGGAGTACTTGGCTCGGCATTTACTCCACTCTTATATTGGAAAATACTGATTGGGAAAATAGGAGTTAAGTGATGTTTACCTACACCTGCGAGAGACGCATTTAACATCCACTTTTGGACCAATTTACCCTCAGTAGAAGTATCTCTACCAAAGTTGATAGAAGTGAAAGGAACCTGGCTACCAGCTCTAGACTCAAGAGTATTAAGGTTATGATAAAGAGCTTCAGAAGACTGCTTACCTTCTCTCTCAAGCTGCTTCATTGCATAATTATATGCATCTGGATAACCATACTGGCTTTGCATTTCAAGATTATCAATGCAAATTTCTCCATTATCTTCCTCAAAAGCTGCCATAATTTCACGAGCCTTTTCTTCACTATAATACTGAACGTCAGTAAAGTAATGTTCAACGTGTTTGCGGAAACTCTTCTTTACAAAAGGTGCAAGGTCATAATCCAAGTGAACAGTTCCAACTCCGCCAAACTGAACTTGTGACTGGCACTGAAAAATTACTGCATACTGTTGGCATGCGGTAGAATAAGTTGCAGGTGGACGAATGTCACCATTACGAGTTACAAAACCATCAGTAAACAATTTCTTAAAGTCAACGAACAAACAATTATGTTCGCCAATATTAGTTTTTTCAAGGTCATGCTGATAAAGAAGCATATTCTTATGAGCATTTCCCACTTCTGGGCTTAAAGTATAATCAAGAGCGATAATCTTCTGAATATCAGAACTTGCTTCTTTTTCTCTACCAGAAAAACTATTTTCATCAACATTTGCATTTGCATTTTCAACAGCAACTGCCTCATTACGACGCATTACTGCTTTAACGAGCTTGGAACGACGATCTCTTTCTCTAGTACGCTCGTTACGATATAAGATATAAGCTTTCGCTACATCAGGGCGAGAGCTCTTCATTAATTCTTCTTCAACACGGTCTTGGATGTGCTCAACAGTCATATCCTTGCCTTCAGATGCGATGATATCCGCAATCTCTTCTGCGGTTTCGGTCTCATAGAGGCTTCCATCAACATGAATCATTGCTTTATTAATAGCATTTACAATCTTGTTAATATCGAATAAAACTCTTGTGCCGTCTCTCTTAATTACATACATAATATAAAACCTCCATCTAAATATTGTGTTTTTTTCGTGGGTATACACTATATTTAGGATTTTAGCCTAATTGATTAATCAATTTTGCCCTCAGTCGCTCGTGAGCCCGAGCTGGGACAGAATCGCATATGAGGCCAGCTCCAAATCTTCCTCGTCTTCATTTTCAATTTCAGTATACATAAATTCCAAATCAAAGAAGTCTTCTTCGTCGGCTTTATATCTACGAACAATTTCTTTTACATTAGGATATTCTTCTCTGTTTAGCTGACGCAGAAGACGAGTTTTATCAGAACAAATAATTCTAAAAACAGTTACATCCAAGTCTGGCATTCCAGACATAGCACGTATACCATCAGGATTAAAGACTCCGATATTGGGGCAATCTGAGCGTAAAGCGTCATAGCTCGTACCATAAAACCAGTCATTAAAACTTGTCGCCTCCAACATTTCTCCGTTTAATACCTTGCCGGCAAATTCCTCTGGAGTTAAATAAAAATAATTAACTCCTTCAACTTCGCCTTCTCTCATAGGACGGGTGGTGCAACTAATAATTTCATTAAAAGCTAACGGTTGCTTTTTCAGAATATTTTGCATAATAGAATCTTTGCCGGAGCCCGCCTCTCCGATCAGAGCAATGATTTTAAACATCCTTTTCTTCCTCCTCAAACTCATACTTTAATACGCCTGGGCGCTCATTGTCCCAGAAGGTAGTATGACCATCACAATCGGGATTAGTGCAAGCATATACATACTGAGCAGGATAAGAGGTTAATACCATGCCAGTGTGACGCATTTCTGCGCCACACTTTTCACAGTATGGAATTTCAATATATGCGCGTTTAATATATCTACGCTTAAGCATCTTCTTCAATTCCTCCTTGATAACGAGCATCTTTTAAAATTAATTCACCATCCGGCAGAATTGCATCAATTTTATAAAGCTGATGACCACCAGAAGATGCATATTTCTTAGGAATGAAGTTATCACCAGAACGGAAACCCTGAACGACAATCATGTTGCCACGATTAAACCAAGATTTCTCAACAACGTGCTTAACTCCGTCTTCTCCTTTTTCAGAAATCTGTTTATCAAATAAAGAGAAGTATTCCTTTCTAAATTTAACTTCAACAACACCAGTGGTTGTTAAGATTGTTGCTGTAGAACGAGTTTTATTCTTCGCAATACATGTGCCGCAAATCTTATGAAGCTTAAACATTTTAACTTCTGTGCTGTTTCGAGTTACAAAAGTCTTTTCAATTTCTGGCTCTTCTGGAAGTGAGAAGAAATCCACGAAACCATATCTATCTGTATTAACATCTTTTAATTCATGGTCATGATAATAGAAACACAAAACTTCCATTTCCCAAGCGGAGATAGTTCCCTTTGCATATTTATTCCAATCTTCCAAGAAGATTTTGTTATTTAATGCTTCAAGAATTCCATCTTTATCACTTGCAATCCAGTTTCTAAAAACATCCATCCAAGGCTGATAAACTTTCTTATCCCACTGCTTCATATCAAGCTTAAAGTTTTCACTCATCAGCTCATCCTGACCAATTTCAACCAAGAAATTAATTGCTCTTTCATCAAGATTATAGTGAGTAGCAGTTCCTTTACAGATAGCTTTCAAATAACGATTAAACTCATAAATTCTACGAGCCATAATCTGTTCATCAGTTGCTTCTGGCAGAAGTCCATGCTTAATTAAACCACCCATATTCTGTAAAGTCAGACGCTTTTTCTTATCACAAGTTTCCCAGATATACCAAGCCATACACATCTTACGATCCATCATGTCGTCAAATGCACCGCCCTTAATAAGGGAAATCATGGCCTGCTTGCCAGGCTTAACTCGATTTAAGAAATCACGAGGAGAAATATATGGACGATTTGCAATGATTGCATCAACCACATCATCACCTACGTTCAGCATGCCCTTTAAACCAAACAGGATACGATTATTTTCAACGTCAGGTGCAAAACCGAATAAAGACTTGTTAATATTTGCCAAACTAACATTAATACCCTTACTACGGATATCTCCAATAGCTTTAGCAACCTTACCATAATCGGTACTCATGGTTCTACGAACTTTTGCTTTACCATCTGGCAAATCTTCAAAAGTCACGCCTTCAGATAAATCTTGAGCTTCTGGGTCATAAATATCTACAACTTCTTCTTCGCTACTATCTTCAAGAGAACCACTATTAACAATCAAGCATGCAGTATCCCAATAAATAGGATTAAACTTCATAGCCAAAAAGATTGTTTGAATACCAACAAAAGAATAAGGTAGAGAGTGATTCAAGCTAAATGCATAACCTAACTGGGGTGCAATCGCATTCTCCCAGAAATAGTCTGCAACTCGCTTATCATCAAATCTTCCATAAACCTGCTCACGTAGTTCGGGAATCTTTGACATCTGCTTCTTACCAACAATCTTACGAGCATTATTCGCTTCACCTAAAGTGAAGTTTGCCACATTCATAAGAAGCTCCATCATCTGCTCCTGAATTGCACAACATCCCCAATACTGGTCACTATATTTGTGCATAATTGCTCGCTGTTCATCATTAAAACCAGCGTCTCTCATTTCCTTATCAAAAACTTCAAGACCCTGTTGCTGAATACGAACATATCTATCCTGCTGAGACTCCTTGCCTTTTTCAGACATAAGTCTCATCATAGCATTTGCGGCAGTCATCTCCATAGGATTCTGACACTTTAACTTCTTTGCAATTGCCAAACCTACGCCGGTTGAGAACTGAAAGATATCCATAACATCACCGGCAGCCAGATGATCCCAGATGCCCTGTTCAGTTGTATCAATTACTTCTGGATGGATATATTTATTATAAATCTCACGAAGAGTTAAATCAGTTTCAATTTCATTATCTCCCTGTAACAATTCAAAACACTGAATAATCTTATCAGAAATTTCAGTTACAAGGAAGTCATATTTTGTGTCGCCTGCCGCTTCTGCTTTATGCAGGTCATAACAAGTAATCAATTCTCCATTTGGAGCTTTCATAAAGCTTGCAGTCTGGAATGGATCGTCACCATAAAGGATTGCGCCAGATGCATGGATACCACGCTTATTCACAAGTCCTTCAATACTGATAATAATATCCAACAGACCAGGATACTGATTTACTTCTCTGATAAATGCCGTAACAGGCTTGCGTCCTTTTTCTTCATCGCCATATACAACTTCTTGAATAGACCACAAGAAACCACGCTCCTGTGGAATCAAAGAACTCATATACTGGGCGATGTCAACATCGATTCCTTCTGGATAATCATCGCTTCGATAACCGCGACAAGCTGTGAGTACAGCTGATTTCGTTCCTTCTGTTCCGAAAGTTGCGACTTGAACCAGTCCCAGCTCTCCTCGCTCTTTACGAATCGCTCTGAAGATTGCTGGTCGCTTACTCGGTGCAAGGTCAATGTCGATATCGGGCAACTCTGCTCTTTCCTTATTAAGGAAACGCCAGTAAGGTAGCTCCCATCTGATTGGGTCGAGCTGGGTAATGCCCAAGAGGTAGTTAGACAGAAATCCTGTGGATGATCCTCGACCTGGGCCAACAATCGATCCACACTCCCAGAATAAGTCGATATAGTGTTTAAAGGTGTTAAAATAAGCGAATAGGCAGTCATTTAATTTTGCTCCAATATCAATAATAACATCTGCTTCAGTTTCAAGTCTATCCCAATAAACAGGATTTTCTTGAAGCCCCTTATCCCATAAACTCTTTAAACACTCTTGGATCCAGTATCTCTCTTGAGGTTCATTAGAAGTGATAAGAGTCTGAATAAGCTTCCATCTATGATCAAAATTGTCCATGATAAGACCAGGAACCAAACTCCAATCCCCAATCTCATAATTAGTTACTTCAACTTTTGGAATCATTTGTTTATTTTCCAAAGAATAAGAAGTTACTTTATCTTGCATTTCTAATGTGTTATCCAGAATTTCATGGATGAAATCATTATCACCATATGCAAGATTTAAAAGTTCAAAGACTTCCTCAGAGTCCATAAGACGAGAGAACTCATAGAAGTCATCAACTTCTCGCTCACCATTTTTAGAATTAAGATAAGCCTTATGTACTTGTCTTTCTGCTTTTGTTAAATAATGAGCGTCAGTACCAACTACAAGTTTTACATCAAAAGCTTCACCAATTCGCTTTGTTCTGCGATTGACGGCAATTTGATCATCTTTTGTAGATGGTGCAATTTCCAAATAAAAATCTTCACCGAAGATAGATTTACAAAATGTTACAAAATTGTGAATCTTACCCAGGTGAAGTTGAGCAGTGTCGTAATCTCTTACAGATTCAGCTTCCTCTGCGGCAATAATTTCAGAACCCAATTCTCCGCCGATACAAGCTGTTGTTGCAATTACATGGCCTTTATAACGACTCATGATATCCGCAAGCTCAGACTTCAATAACGGCACACGTTCCATCTTACGATCGACATAACTATTACGCCATGCTTGTGTACTCATTTCTCTCAATGCTTTATGCCCAATTGCATCTTTTGCAATCAAAATAAAGTGATAATACTTTTGACCTCTATCTCTTGTATCAGTAAGATAAATCTCATTACCAAGAGCAATTACAAAGTCAGGATGCTTATCTTTAATCTTTTTTGCATACTGATTAACTTCCATATGAGCAGAAAGACATTCGTGGTCAGTAATTGCTATACCACTTAATCCCAACTCAATAGCCTTGTCAATCAAAGCAGTCGGACGATTGATACAGTCCAGCAAACGAATATTTGAATACATTGTATGGTTGTGACAACCAAAATAAGGTCTGTGAATCCCGGAATTAACTCTCATTCGGCTACTCCTTTCATCATTTACTTTTTAATCTTTATACTTATATTATAACATAAATTTTTGGTAATGTCAATACCATTCACCGAGGTTGCTCAGCAACTGTCGGTCAAGCTCAATCTGCCCTTTGAGATATGCAACAATGGCATCTCTAACTTTATGAAGTTCTTCCATATCTGTAAAAGTTTGATTTGTAGTGCATGTAAGTTGAGATTCAAGGTTATCAATACGAGTGTTTATATCTGCGAAAATGCAATGAACACTTCCCTTAAGATTTTCCGCCTTACTAGCATCTTTAAGGAACATATTATCTCCAAGAACTTCATCAAGACTGGCCATTAAATAACTTACATCAATCATCTGAAATTCCTCACAATCACAAGCTTCTCCTTGGCACGTGTCGCCGCAGTATACAACCATCTATCATGATCATTGCCACGTAAGAACTCTTCAAGTACCAGCACTTTATCATATTCACTACCCTGTGCTTTATGGCAAGTAATACAATAGCCATAATCAAAAGTTAACGGTCTAAATTGCTTAGGAAAACGCTTAAAGTTTTTCTCTGTTACTGTTGGCTCTCCAGTAGTCAATAGTTTATAGTCGATATTTAAATCTCTAAAATATAGGTCATGAGGAGAAGTCTGCACATCCAAATCTGTATAATCATCCGGCAGAAAATCGGCAATCATTTGAGGTTTTAAGAACGGATGATTATGATTGAATCTAATATTTGAAAGAGTACCAATAGTACCATTAACGAGAACATCGCCCGCTTCGGTAACAGTTTCCCAGTCATTACGAAGACAAATAATCTTATCTCCCTCTACTGGAATATTATCTTCTACTCCAAACAACATCTTTCTCATGCCAGTATTAACATCTCTACGAGTAAGGTTTTTTGCAACAATAATCTGATCGGCCCATCCATACATGCCGCCGACCATATCTTTCTGATCGATAACTTGCACTTCATTACCCTTAAACAAAGATAAGGATTTGCCGTTTCGGATATCCATAGTAAGACGAATGATTTCACTTTCTTGAGCCTGTCTCATAATTTCATCAAGGAAAATATGAGGATTGTAAAGAACCTGATTATCTTCTCCGATAGGAGGAAGCTGGAACGGGTCACCGAGGCAAATTACATGAATCTTGTGAGAAAGTAAAAGTTCCCAAATTTCTTTAGGAAGCATTGAAATTTCATCTACTACAATTAACTTATAAGGCCAATCAAGAGGACGCTTAACTTTGTGATAAAAAGTTCCATCGGCTCTTGGAAAGGACTGATAGAGAAGTCTATGTGCTGTCATAGCATTAGGGCAACCTTTTTCACGAAGAACTTTTGCCGCCTTGCCTGTATAAGCAATATAACAAACATAGTCTTCATCGATATCGAGTGCATTTACAATAAATTTAACAAGAGTGGATTTACCAGTACCAGCATATCCAGCAATACAAGTCCAAGGCTCATGATTCTTATATCGCTCGATGGCAATCTTTAATCCTTCCTCTTGCTTTTTTGTTAAAACCATTTAAGCCTCCTTACTGAATTTCTGCAAGTAAATTCTCGGAAAAATTCTTAAAAAATCTAATTCTGTTTCTATTAAAGTTTCTATTTGCAGTTAAACCACTAGAATATCTATTACTAAAAAGTTCAATATATTCTTTCTTTTGGTCTGTTGTTAAATTAAAGCGTCCCAAATCCCATAACAAATGAGGTAAACCTGTTGCTTTAGAACGATTGGTATTAAAGAAGCTTAAGTCTTCAATCTCATTAAGAAGATTATCAATATAACTACAGTATTTAGTTAATTCCATCGTAGTAAAATCTTCATAAGGAATCTGACTTGTATCTAAATCCTTACTATCCCCATATTTAATTAAACACATATGTCTAATTAAAGCTAGCTCTAAAGTTTCTGTGTCTAAAGTCATAGTATGCAATGTAGGATTTTCAAGCAAAAGATTAGTGAAATGTGTTCTAATATGAATATTTCTACTCATACCCTTCGCAATTTCAGATAAAGGCTGACCGCTGTTAATCTTTCTAAAAAGAATTGCATAGTCTTCGCTATCAGGTGATAGATTCGTGTATTCGGCAATAGACAATTCAGTATTTTTAATCTTAATCTGATACTCTTCTGGCAATTCAGAGAATTTAATTCTACCTTTATCTCTAATATCTTCGCTTAAAGATTTGTCAGCTCCATTAGAATAGAAAGGAATTTCATCATTCAGAATCTTAAAGATGGTTGTAAGACGCTGCTTGCCGTCAATAATATCATAACGATTGCCGCTAATAATAGCATGGATTTCAGGAATACGGAAACCAGTTAGCAGAGTATCCCATAAATTCTGTTGCTTTTCCTCATTCCACAAATAACATCTTTGAACATCTAAATCTAAATTGATTCTTTTCTGTTGGTATAAAGTATAAATATATTCAATATTATAGCAGGTAGTTTTATATCTGTTTTTAGTTTCCATATTTTCTCCTTTCAGTCATGTTTACCAATAACCTCATCAAGAATTTGAATGAAACGCATTAAATCTCTTGTATGCATATCCTTCACTCTCTGACGAGCTTCATTTTCAGAGCAACCATGCTTATATTTAAAATCATTAACCTCGGACTGAAAAGCACGAGATTGGTAGTCTTTAAATCTAAAAACTAAACTATCAAAAGCAAAACCTTTAGTATGAGCCGCCATGTCGTCCATCGCATTTATCATAACATCATAAGCATGACTTTTTTCTATCGTCTTTTTTAAATCACTCATTTTCCATTCCTCATTTCTGAACCACAATGTGGGCAATACTTATATTTACCTTGACCGGGAGAAGGCTTCTTGCATCGACTACAACTAATATGATGTATAGTTGTATACTCTGGCTCCTCCCAGATACTATCAAGTCTAATCTGCTCTGGCTCTTCAAGCCATTCGGCAGTTTCTTTTTTATTATCCATACAATCAATCCTTCTTTCTCTTATATATATATTATAACATAAAAATATAGAAAAATCAATTTAGGAAGTTTTTAGTTCAAAAATAGTTAGAGCCTTTTTCGATTTGGGATGACGATGCACATGACTGTCACCGGCCGGAGCAAGTTCCATGAAACGAAAAAAACGGTCTATATGTTTCCATATAGACCGTTGAGATTAATTATTTACAAAATAATTGTAAGCTTTTTCAGCATTGGTTTGTCTGATTGCGTAGTAATTAGAGTTGCAACGCTCATAACATTTAGCAAATGCCAATGCTGCATCTCTTTCGTTAGTCAATGCTAAAAATGAATCGTAGTTAAATCCTTTTTTATAAGCATATCCAAAAGTATCTAACTCATATTCGATAGTATCTCTTAAGAAATCACACTGTTCGGCAAGTCCTGCTCCCCAGATTTCGCTGTAACCTCTACTCCATTGGCACATACCATAGTAGTTTTTGCCATATAAAGTATATTGGATGTTGAGTGTTTGTCCACCAACTTCAGCCATTAAATTTCCCATGATACCTGCACATACATAGTCATTCCAACCCAAATCTTTCATGTATAACCAAATCTCTGTTGCTGCAGGATATTCAGCTTTTTTAGCTTCCCATTTTGCATCAAAAGATTCTGCATAGAGTTTATCATATTGCGCTTGGTATACATCAATTGCAAGCTGAGAATTTCCCCATTCTGCTTTCGCAGATTCAATAGGGTGAGATGCTTCAGGCCACTCTAATTTACGAGCAGCTTCAGCTAACTCATGAGCAGTTGCTTGATCAGCTTTTTCAACTTCAATTAAGATTTGTAATTGAGCCATAGTGTAAGTTTCCAGATTTGGATCTTCGAATTCAGTCATATAATCCACTTTATGATGTGGAATATCTACAACTTCTTCTACTACTGGCTCTAATTGAGCGGCTACTGCATTTCCTCCATTTGCATTAGAAGTAAATGCACAACACATTAATACTGTTAGAATGGCTAATATAAATGCCATAATTCTCTTCTTCATTTTTATTTCTCCTTCTTGTTGTTATTAGGCAACAAGTCAGGGCATGTAATTAAAAGTAATAATCGTTTCTTCCAATAATTTCGTAATCAGTAATCATAAATTGCGGAATTCCCCAATTGCTCCGCGTGCAAGTTCCTACTGCGTTAATAATTACATAACCTAAATCTGAATGTAAAAGTTCATATTCTTCTTCAGACGACTTGAACTTGACTAGCGAACTCCCGTCTTCAAGCTGGATGTTTAGAGTGGGTTTGCCTTTTTCCAAACCAAACAATCTTAGTTGCTTACCGTATATTCTCAAACCTTCAATGGCGATGAGGGGATCTTCAACCCCTTTACCCCAGATCTTTTCTTCATCGGCAATCTCAGAAAATGCTCGAGAAGATAAGTCTTTGGCGCCATCCCAAATCAGGTCTACTGAATATATGGGAGCGCAGTCGAAATCCTTGTAGGCTTCATTAACATATTGAACAAGAGCTTCATAATTCTCTTCTGGAAAACTTACACCAAAAGCCATTGCGTGACCTTGTGCATAATCAACAAGTCCAGATTGTTCCAATAGGTCTCTGAGGCTACCAAGATTTGCTTTATCGTATCCTCTGCCGGACCCTTGCCACTTAACCTTTCCATCCTCTTCGACTTTATTTAGAATTAAGATAGGTCTGCAGTAAGTGTCCAATAATCCATTTGCAATCAAACCAGTTAGATTTTTATCTGCTGCGTATTTGGGATCTAATCTAATTGCTAAGATTTTATTTTCAAGTAAATTTTCTTTTTCAATAGTCTTTAAGACAGCATCCATTGCATTGTCTTTAGACTTTGTTTGTCTATTCTTAACATTCTTACAAGTTCTTACAGCTTGTTCCACACGAGTTTCAAACTGACCTTTACATCCTCGTTTTGTAGATGGAACAGTTTTATAAGCCAAGAACTCAATCATAGACTCAAAAACTACTTGTTTTTCCGACTGAGTGCCGGAACGAGTAATTGCGTTAATATAAGGGGCAATATACCATGCAATATTGAATGGTGTTAACGCTTTGCCCTGAAAGTGAAAGTTATCCTCTGCCACCATAGTTTTCAATAGTGGATTTCTGAAACCTTGCATTCCTTTTAGGATAATCTGGCGAATCTCAAAATCCTTTAACGGCATGACATCCGCGATAATGCCTGTTGTTGCTAAATCGACATAATCATCGGCATATGATGTGCCAAGTAATTCATCCATATAGCAACAGAACTTATAAACTACGCCTGCACCAGAAAGTGCTTTTGTGGGATAATCACACATTTGATTGTTAATTACACACGCATATTCTGAATATTTTTCAGCTTCGTGGTGATCAAGAACCAAAACATCAATTCCTCGATTATGAAGTTCTTCATGCTGTTCATAATCATTAGAACTTGAGTCTGGGGCGATGACGAGTTTAACGTCTTCGGGAATCGTGTCGGTTAGCAATCCATGTTGCTTACCATCGTGGATACGATAGGAAATTTTTGTCTGAACAAAATGGGGGAATAAACAGTTCAGATAGTTTATGAGTATTGCGGACGATGTATAACCATCGCAGTCACTATCCACCTGAATGAAGATTTTGTCATTTTGTCCGACGTGTTTCATGAGCATTTGGACGCCCTCATGCATATGTTCTAATTTAAGGGGGTCTACAATGTCATTTTGACTTGGATATTTAAATCTATCCATGTCTTCGAGTTTAATACCTCTGTTATGTAGCACCTGTTCTACGGCACTCATGGCCTCATCTCTAGGTGCAATAAGTTGATATCTCATATGAAATCAACCTCCTTCCAGAGTATCAAACTCCCACTTATAATTTGAATTTTCTTTCAAATAAGTTCACCTAACTTTACCTTTAAAATGGTAGAGGGAGTTCATCGGAAATATGAAGGTTTCCTTCTCCCCAAAAGCGAACCGCTGAGAAAGGAAAGCAAATCATGCCTGGAGCAATAATTGTCCTATATACATCATAATCAATATTTCTTTCAATATAAGAGATGTTACAACGGTTGCCGCGAGATGAATCATTTGCTCCAGCTACTTTCCAAATATCTCCATTTTCAAATACAGCATAAGCACCATATTTAGAAAAATGATTTTTTGTAACAGGAATTTTCATTCGTTCATAATTGTCAATTATTGTTTTTAATTGTTCAAGTCCTTTAGAATAATCATCGTTATACCATATAATGCCTTTCACAGTACGATTCGCTCCTTAAATAATTGTAAGAACTTTTCTGGGCCTTCATCAATAGGACTTGACTTATACCCAGTAATCATATTTTTATCAAATATGAAGGTAATTTTTACGAAGTTTTTATATTTGTTATGGAGTTTTAATAAATTTGTTTTTAAATGTTGAAATTCTTTATCTCCAATTTCTTGAAACTGTCTATCGAAGGCGACAATTATCTCTTCAGCGCCACTTTCAACCAAGAGCTGGATTTGGTAAGCAGATAAACTGGAGCCGCAACAAGCAACACTAATATCGTTATCAATACCAAAATAAGACTTGTAAAGCAAGCAAGACTTTTCTCCTTCAAAGACAATAGCTTTCTTGATAATTTTGATCGCATTTTTACTATTATTTAGATTGTACAAATTCATTCCAAGAGGATGATTATACATCAATTTATTTACTCGCAAAGGACGATACTTGCCGTAAAGCTCACCTTCATGAGCGCTCAATGTTCTGCCGCGTAGGCCAACGAAACGACCATCGGCATCAAAATGAGGAATTGTAATTTGGTCTCCTCCTGGATAGAAACCAATTCTTGCTTGTTCAATAGCTTCTTGAGAAATTCCTTCTCTAAGCCATGGACCGATTTTTAAGTCATAATTAAATCTTGTTAGAATAATATCATCATATTCTTTCAAAGTTACAACTTTCTTTTCACCAAGTTCGACGTTTTGAATTCTATCATAGTTTGATAAAATTGCCCAGTCCTGCATTTCATTCTCTTCTGGAGAATCTTCAAGACGGCCTCCATAACCGTGCTTGGCAGCGATGTATCTAACTGCGTCATTTAAATCCATCTTTCGGTTATGTTGGATTTCAAAAACTTTAATTGTCAATTCAAAAATATCGAATGAAGCATCACAGCCAGTATAACATCTAAATAAGCCACTGTTCTCATAATAGTATAATTTCTTACTACCCTCTCCGGGAGCATTGTGGCAAATAGTAGCGGAGAGGATTCCAAACTCGGCATATTCGGGATCCCCTCCCCACTCTTGCAATAAATCAAAAATGTTATCGAGGCTTAAATTGCTTCGGATTTCTGATTTATCAAATACTAACATTAGTTGCGAATAACCTTGACGCAGTAACCCTTCAAGCCAAAGCTCTCATTAACAACCTTGCAGAGATAGTCGTTAGGACGCATCTTTGCTTCGTCACCCTTACGAGACTTCAGCAACTCACGAGCCATTTTTTCAGGCATCTTATACTCAATAGTGCCAGACTTACCGTACTTAATAGCTTCATCATTTCTTACATTTGCCATAGTTATCTCTCCTTTATAATCACAATAATCATCAACTGGATTGATTAAAATTCTGTTGCCTCTCAAAATGCACTTTCCTCTTCTAATACAATCTTCATATCATCTATGGGAATAATCTCATAGTCATAGGTTGTTGCAAACATTGGTTTGATTCTACAACAACCAAGATCCGCCTTACACCATAGATAAATTCCTTTATATCTACCACGACGGTTTTTATAAATAGACATCTTAATTGAGGGTCTATCAAAAACATTTGTGGATAGAATCTTATCAAGTTTTACCAAATCATCATCTTTTACATTAAGTAAAATTGCGCCATAGTCAATTTTATCTGCAATTGCTTTAGCGCCACGAAGAAGGTTTTGGTCAGGAGTTTCGGAAGTTTGATAATCTCCATTCAGCTGAGTAGCAGACATAATGAAAACACCATACTGATTACAGATATCTTTCAGTCTTGTAGATAGCATAAACAGGACATTATCTTCACGAAGTTTAATACCACCAGAACGACGAGTGATTTCTTCCAAAATCTTTAAACTTGTATGAATATAATCGTGGAACACATATTTTACTTCATGGTCACGAATATTCTTTTTAATTTTATCTTCAACATCTTTCAATGAGAAGTCTGGCAATTCTTCAATATATAAAGGACTTTCTTTTAGAATTCGTGCCGCTTCGCGCACACGATCTTCTTCATCCCCGACATACTGACCATTAAGAATATGTTCCTCATTTACTTCAGACAAGAATGCCAGCATCATAGTCTGAATTTCTTCTTTCTCCTGCTCAGTTGCGATATACAAAGTAGGCTCACTTGCTCCATTATGAATCCAACCAAAACGCTCGTCATAAATCTTATTACAAGCGATATAACAAGCATCGGCAATCATACTTCTTGATTTACCAACGCCAGTAGCGGCAGAACGAAGATAGAACTTTTTAAGTCTTGCGCCACGAGTTACTGTGTTAATAAGTGGGCCATATAGAGGTGTTCCGACTTCTGGATGCTCCTTTAACCTATCAATTAAGGCGTCGATGCCATCGCCAGCTTGAACTGCTTCTCCAAAAGCATCATCAACATATTTTAATCGAATTTCTTCGATTTTTCTGTCTACTTTATCAGCAATCTGTTCAAGAGTAGAATTGTCTAAAATATCTTCTTGAAGTTGCTTTTTCTTTGTGTCAAGAATATTGTCTGCATCATAAATATCTGATACATCAACACCATAATTATCATATGCTCTTAACAAAGAAAACTTTTTAAGTCTACTATAATAGTAGTCAAATGCGGCAGGCATACAAGAATCTGCCACTTTCAAAAGCCACTCTTCGCCTTTATTTTGTTTAAAGGTTGCGGCGCTTTTTGGCCTACTGGATAGAAAGTCTGAGATATTTTCAAGAGTAATTCTATCCGCACCAAGCTCATGGATTTTATATATTGCTCCAAAAGCAATACGATGAAATTCGTCTGGGAAATCATTTTCTGTGATTGTGTACTTATCAGTAAAATCCAAAATCTGTGGATTATTGAAAACATTTCCCACTACCTGCATAATGGCAGTTACATCAACATATTTACTTGCCATCAGTCACTCTCCTGTTCTTCGTCTAAGAAACTGAATAAAACTCGTTTTCTTTCTTGTCGCTTCGGGACAGGAATCCTTACTTCAACGACTTTAGGAATGTATTCTTCGAGGCTGCTGGCATCATGAATATGCTCTTGTTTTTGTTGAGCTTCCCAAATTGCATAATAGTAATTGAAAGCGTTCTGGTAGACGTAGGGGACGATTCCAATGCCGCCTTGTGCTTTTCCTTCATCAAACTTGTTTCCTTTGACTTCATAATAATAAATCAGTGCTTTGTGAATTCCAGAATATGTATAGCCATGATTTGTTACATAATCTTTGATTTGTTTCTTAATCTTTGCATAAACATAATCTGAACCAAACAATTCCATTATATATTTCTCTAATTTTTCTTGGTCTGTAAGTTCTCTTGTTTGCTCTAAATCAAAACATTCTTGATGTGCATACTTTCCATTAGAAAAGACTTTAAATGGTTCTTTGCTTTTATCAAATGTCTTTTTGCAATAAATGCAAGTTACTGTATCTGACGGGTCTGTAATAGTCAGTTCTGGAAGCTCCGGCTCTGTTTGCTTTTTTCGCAGATAGCATGCCGCGTGAGCATAACGACGGGAGCTAGGCTGAACGAATGCTTCTTTATCGCGGTCGAAATTACTTCCACAATAGAAACATTTTACATTGTGTGCCACCTGGAGGCCTCCTTTCTTTTTCATCTTATATATATATTATAACATAAAAAATGATAAAAATCAAGAAAGGGCTGCTTTATGGGCAGCCCTCTCGGAAAAACAGGAATTATAGATGCTTCAAATCGTAGAGAATCAGATCAACGAGTGCAGCCTGATCGGGAGTGCAGTCGCTTACCTTACGACCCTTACCAAGGTGCTTATCAACGATTGCCACAATCTTATGTTCCATTTCAGGTCTGGTGCTCATAATAGAACCAACAGTTTCCTGAACTTCCTTCATAAGAGCAGGGAAGTCATACTGAACTTCTTCCTTGTGCATATTGTAAGACTCGGTAGTGGTAGAGCCAGAAACCGCAGCCTCCTGTGCATCAATTGCATCTCCAATTGCTTTGACAAGATTTTCATAAGTCAATTCAATGGAATCTGGAGTGTATTTGAAACGAGAACCAGCAACGAAACGGCTAGTTTCACGCATAAACATTCTTACAGACTGATTACCTTCGCTATCCTCAACGGCACGGCAGTAACCAATAATGTCGCAAGTTCTTTCACAAACGAGTCGAGCACGCTTGTCAAGAGTAGGAATCAACTGATTATACTCTTCACCACGCTCATTCTTCATTGTCTTATCCTGCTCATGGCTGATAAGAACAAGACCGTAACCCATCTGGAGAATCTTACGAATGCATTCGTCGAACTCTTCCATTGCCAAAGCATAACCCTTACCATAAGGAATGTCGGCAACAGACTGATAATCGTGCTTTGCATCACTTTCACGATTACAGATATATTTTTCGCAATAAGTATATGCGATATCTGCTGTATCAATTACGATAGTCTGGAACTTCTCCTGAACAGCAGGATCCTTGAACTCGACAAACAACTTCTTGAATTCACTCCAAGAGTTGATAGGCTGAACCATTGCACCAGCAATAGTGGAATAACCTTTTTCGAAAGCAAGGAGTAGAGCGCCGGGGAACTTGCAAGCAGTAGTTGTCTTACCAGTCTTAGGTGCGCCATAGAAGAACACAGAATATCCTCTTAAATCTCGGCTGACCTGATGAGGTTTAATATCCAAAAGTCCCATATTTATCTCTCCTTAAATTAATCTATTCTTAAAAAACGAAATCAAAAAATACTTAAAGTTTGCGGTCAGCCCTCTCCCCGAAGGGAGAGGACGATTTATTTAATTTAATTAGAAATTAAATCCAGTCTTTGCAGGAGCAGCTGCTGCGCTTGCGGCATTCTTAGATGCCTTATACTCATCCTGACGCTGCTTAATAGTAGCGAGGTAAGTTTCACGAGCGGCAATTGCAGTTGCAACCTCATTAGCAGTCAGAGTGCTTTCGTCATCCCATGCATAAGGCTCCTTGGAAGCACCAGTAATTACGAAGTCCTTACGAGTGTTCTTAACTTCACGTACTTCATCCTCACCGAAAGCAGATTCAGTACGAATTTCTCTTACGATAGTCTCAGAAACCTGACGACCCCAAACGCAAGTGAAAGTAGGAGTTGCATTAGAAGCACCGAGACCGAGGAAATACTTGATAGCGTTAGGATTGATTGCACTGAATTCAACAGGCATCAAAGCACCACGGAAATCGAAGATCGCGCCACGAACAATTGCCTTAGCAGGAGTCTTCTTCTCTTCGTCAGCTTCAACTTCCTTAACACCAGTGATCAGCATATCGCACTTGAAAGTATTACGCATAGTTTCGTCTTCTGCGAGAGAATCAGCAACATGAACGAAACCGCCCTCATTTCTCTTTGCAGAAACCAGTTCCTCCTGGCCATTACGCTCAGAATAGAACTCGTTCAGACCGAGTGCAGAATCGATACGAAGCTTAGCGGCATTCTCTTTGCCGTTTGCCATTACAGTGCCGTACTTGCCATCAACAATATTCATCAGAGTGGTAAAAGTAGCGTTGGTAGCACCCTTAGCAGTAGTAGCAATTACATATGTGAAATGAACAGGAACAATGTTGGTGCAAGCGTCATCGGTTGCAATATCAACAGTTCCCATAATAAACTTGGTTCCAGGATTCTTGGAGTTAGGACCAGACTCACGGAGCTCAAGCTTGTGCTCATAAAGCAGACCTTCAATGTGAGTTGTATTAGTCATCTTTTTCATAATCAATTTTCTCCTTAATTAAATAATTTTCTTTTTAGTCTTCAATTTTGATATTTCTGCCTGCGTCAGTCAAAGCATACATTACGGGGTCTTGACCAACCTTTTCGACAAAGCCATCGGTAACTAGCTTACGCATTGCACCAGAAACTGCTCGAGAGCTTACAAACATACCCTCGGCAATCTCCTTGGCTTTCATCATAGGAGCGTCTGCAGGAAGTTCCTGTAGATACTTCATAATCAGCTTGCCATTGTCTGTAAATGTAGGTTTGTCATCATCATTTGTTCCCTTCAAGGCATTCCAATAAGACACGATATCAGGATCAAGCTCATTGATATCTACCTTAGAAAAGAAGGCATCTTCAATTGCTTCAATAAATTTACTCTTTTTACTCATTATAAAAAACTCACTTTCTTAAAATCTTTTCTTACCTTATATATATATTATATCATATTTATTTAGAAAAATCAATTATATTCTATCATACTGCCAGAACTGATATGTTAAATTCTCATAAGCATATACTGAAGAGCATGCTGCTTGAGCCCAATCTTCAGATTTATCAAGATTGGGAAAATAAGTATCAACATTATCATGGCTCTGATAAATTTTTGTTACATAAACTCTTTTACAAATGGGTAGGAGTTTTTCATAAATTGTTCCACCACCAATAATAAACACATGATTTGGACGGCAAATAATTGCATATGCCATAGCTTCTTCAAGTGTCATAAACTTAACATTTTCTTCATTCTCTCTTGGAGTAGAAGTTACAACAATATTAAGTCTTCCAGGAAGTGGCTTTTTAGGAAGTGAATCCCAGGTTTTTCGACCCATAATAACGACACCGCCATTAGTGACAGCTTTAAAATACTTCAAATCTTCTGGAATATGTTCCAAAAGGTCGCCATTATATCCAATTCCCCAATTTTCATCAACTGCAACAATAGCTGAAATCATATACCCAACTCCAATTTTAATTGTGGTTTAAGAGGTTTATAATCTTCCATTGTAAAATCATCAATAGTAAAATCATAGAAATTGGTTTTCTCTGGATTGATAATTAACATAGGATTTTTCTTACAACCATCAAAATATTCATCACGTTCAATTAGTAATTGACGACTTAACATTTCGTTAGCCGCATCCATATGTCGGTCATAAATCTGTTCATTAGCCACAAAATGACTAAATACTCCAGGTTTATAGCCAGTATGGCGAGCAATCATCATTAGCAAAGCTGCATATTGAATTTCATTGATACCGCCCGGTCCAGAAGCAGTAAGCATATCACCACTACGCTGAACCAAAACCATATCAAGATATTCTCCACGAACATTCCAAATTGTTAAGAATGCACAGGGAGCAAGGCCGGGAGTTTCATGCAGGTCAGTTTCCTGCCACAATGAAACAATTTTACGGCGACCATATGGGTCAGTTTCAATATCTTTAATTAACTGATTAATTAAATCATATCTACTTACTGTTGCACCATATCTTTGACCGATTGTGCCGTCGCCGATATCCCAATCTCCCCACCAATTTACACCCATTTCGACCATTTTTGCAATCTCATTGGTTGGCTTTTGATAAATGGTAAAAATTTCCTTAATACCAGTTTTCCATGCCATTGGACGGAGAGTGCAGATCGGAAATTCGCCTTTTGACAAATCATATTGTCTAAAAGTGTGATTGACGGAGATAGTATGAGCGGGAGTTCCGTCTGCATATTTAGGTCTAGGATTTTCATCCTTAAAACCTTCATCCATAATTCTATGGATCATTTCAATCATTAGTCTATCCGCTTTAATCATTTTATCAATCTCCAGTTAAAGAATATCCTACGAATCGGTTTAAACAAAGATGTTGTACAAAGCCTTCCAGTTCATCAATGAAAATAGGACGACCCTCTTCATCTTTGAATCCTTTAATTGTCATACCATCAGACCAAGAAACAGGATGATCTTTAATTTCATCAATAAAATCTCGATACGACATTACCTGTAAGCCACGTAAACCATATGCACTAGCCTTCGCTTTCATATGCATGTCATTCTGACAAACGAAAATACCATTATTTTCAATAGCAATTTCCATGAGTCGCTTAGTTTTTCCAGTGCCGCTGCTTCCTAAAACTCTTTCCATAAGATAACTCCTCTTATTTAATACTATATCCGAAATCTTTTGCGTGGAAATACTCTTGCCAGTAGCCCTCACGGTCATTTAGCTTAGAGCGCTCAACTTCTTCTACAACTTCGAATGTAAAGTTTTCAACTCCCAATTCAAGCATTGCAGGATATAATTTATTGCGGGTTGGCGTTTCTGCGCCTATTCCACGCTTAATGTGCTGTTTCCATCTTTCTGCAATATTAGCAGCCTGACCAATGTAGCACATTTGATTTTCAATGTTTGTAATTTTATAAATACCAGTGTGAACACCAGTTCCAACTACACGTCCAATTAAATCTGTGTAAGGCTTTTCATAATAAACTTTCCAAATGACCTTATTTAAAGGTTCGCTATCTCGTAGATAAGGTACAACGGCACGTAAGCGCTCAATTTCTTCTACATCTACTGGAGATAATTGCAAACGATAAAAATCTTGCTTAATGCGTTGCTCTTCTGCTCGCTTATTAGCTTCTACAGCAGCAGTTAATTTAGCGGTTAAATCAGAAAGTTTTGCATCAACTTCTGCTAATTCTACTTGTTTTGCATTAAGTTCTTCCATAAAATTATGAGTACAATCTTCAAGCATTACATAATACTCTTGTTTTGCAGTTTCTTCCATTTGTCTGTATTTACTAGACATGGTTTCTGCCGCTTGACTCATTTTTTCATTGGCAAGTTCATAACTCTTTTCATATAAAGAGTTAGCAGACTCTTCTGCTTGCTTTTGGAGAGTGGCAATATTTGACAAAATTTCTTCTTTTTTTGCCATTAAAGAAGAATGTTCTTTGGTCAGTTCTAACAATTCGGCGCGTAACTGTTCATTTTTAATAGAAGTTTCTTCATCCAACTTCTAAGTTGTTTGCAGTTTGGGCTTTAGAACTACATAAAGAACGACCGCACCGATTAGAACTCCTATAATTAAAAATAGAATTTCCATATTTAGTGCAAAGATATAAAAAGGGGTAGAATTAAATTCTACCCCTCGATATCATTTATGTCAATTACTCAGCGTCAGCATCGGGGTCGAAGTTCATGCCCTCTGCAGTGAGAGAAAGGAACTTCACAGCCTTGTGAGTACCGTCATCAAGCTCGATTTCTGCGGGAGTACGAACACCCAAGCCCTTGCGCTGGATAGCGGAAGTAAAGATACCATCAACAGAACGCTTCTCAAGACCGAGAGCCTCAGCAACATCAGCTGCAGTAACCTGCTGACCATTAACTTCCTTCAAATAATTAAGAACCTTCTTAGAATTTTCCTTCATAGCCATAGTAATAATCTCCTTTTTAATAAATAAATAATTTTTTTTCTTTAAGCCTTTAGCTTATGTAAATATTATAACAAAATTTTTTCTAAAAGTCAAGATTTTTTGTTCAAGAGAATGTCTTGGACGAGTTCATCAATGATCATCATGTCTTCCAGGCTCATAGCTCTGCCGGACAGTTCAAGGATAGAATCTTGAGCTTTAGCGATCGCCTTAGCGTCGTCGCTATTTTGAATAATATACTCTGCTTCAGCGATTTTCTTCGCTAAATTTTTAAGTTCTTTTTTCTTCATATCGAAAAAATTTCATTCCTTAACTTACAAATATATTTTAACATTTTTTTTGAAGAATGTCAATCAAGAGAGGCTAAACATCTCAAGAAAAGCATCTTCGGATATGATAGGCACGCCGAGTTTCTTTGCAGAAACATTTTTAGATGATGTAGATTCAACATCATTATTGATAAGGTAATTGGTTTTGCTGCTAATAGAGCCGACCACCTTACCTCCGCGTGCCTCAATTACGGATTTAAGTTCGTCTCTATTTTTAAAGTGAACAACTTTACCCGTAATTACAAAATTTAATCCGTCAAGATTATTTTCAATCTTATCAGACTGCGGTTGAGCAGAATTAACTGCTAAATAATTATTATACAGTTCTTTTGCTTCTGTATAATCAAATTTTGTAATTGCGGAATGCATTTCATAGCCAAAATTCTGAATATCCCAGAAATGATAGTCAGATTCAACCGCAGACATAAAGGAATCCCAATCAGAAAATACTTTAACGATTTCTTTAGATGCAGTAGTTCCAATTAGTGGAATGCCAAGAGAAGCAATAAAATTTGCAAGTTCACAATTTTTACTATCTTCAATAGCATTTAACACCTTATCGACAGATTTGATGCCGAAACCAGGTTTCTTAATCCACTCTGCACGATAATTTTTTACCTCAAATAAATCTTTAAAGCTAGATACCCAGCCCCAATCAATCAGTTTTTCAAGAGTTGCTTTAGACAATCCCTTAATATCAAGACCCTTTTTACCACAGAAATGGTCAAGTCGATTGATTAATTTACCTTCACAAGAGGGGTTTCCACAAACAAGGAAAGTAGAAAGTAAATCTGTTTTTTGAGATACAGGCTTGCCGCAAATTGGACATACCTCAGGAATTTTAATAAACTCCACTTTAGTTTCTTCTTCAAGGTCTTCATATTTTTCGGCAGATTTAATCTGCGGAATAATCATATTAGCCTTAAATACTTCAACTTCTTGACCCTGATAAGGATTTTCACCTAAAATATCCCATAAAATACTTAAATTATGAAGACTTGCTCTACTTACAGTAGAACCTTCAAGGTCAATATCTTCAAATACTGCTACTGGAGTAAGAACGCCAGTTCTACCCATTGTCCAATCAATATCAAATAAACGAGATTTTACAGTATCATCAGCAAACTTAAATGCCAAAGCATTTTTAAAATGATGTGAAGTTTGTCCTAAAGAACGTCCATATTCTGCATCATTAAACTTAAAAACAATTCCATCAATAGGGTAAGAATATTCTTCTGCTCTATCGGTTAAAAATTGAACCATATCTTCAATAGGAATAAAATTCAATCCAGTATCTTTTCCGGGGTTGGAAATAAAAGGAACTGATAGGAAACCGCAATCACTAATTTCATGCAGTTTTGCAGTAAGAAATTTTCGGTCTTCAAGACCCTCAATTACATCCCAAGCAATGAATTGCAACTTTCTCTTGGCACATTCACTTGCATCAAGCAAACGAATACTGCCCGCAGCAAAATTACGAGGATTTGCATATTCATTTTCAAATTCTTTGAAATCATTTTTAGTGCAAATAATTTCACCATCAATTACAAGAGTTTCTGTAATTGGAATTTTCTTAGGAATAGATGGAATAATTCTTGCATTGTGCAGAATATTTTCCCCTACTTTTCCGTTGCCTCGAGTTTCAGCAGAAACCAGCTCACCGTTAACATATTTCAAACTACAAGTTAACCCATCCATCTTACACATGGCAAGATAGGGAGCAGCCCCTAAAAAGTCTGTTACTTCATTAAGTGCTTTCGTCTTCTCCAACGACAACATGTCATGGTTATGGGCGACTTTTTCAAGCGAGCTAATTACTTCATAGTGAATATGCTGAGTAGGAGAATCATTAAAATAAATTGAATACTTTTCTTCCAATTCTTTGAGTTCAAAATATCTTCGATCCCAATTATAATCGGAAATTGCAGGAGTTCCTTTATCATAAAGGGTAGTGTGATAATTTAAGTATTCAATCAGTTCTCGAATCTTCGCAATGTCGTGATTCATAACTTTTTTCTCCTCTTTATATAAATATTATACCAAAATTTTTTCAAAAAATCAATATAAGGGGGAATTAAATCCCCCGTATATTATACTTTAGATGCAGACAAGAGGGTATTTCCCTTGAGCATTTGATTACCAACAGCTGCCCTTCCAAGAGAAGGAATTTCTGTTGCCTGAACACAGATACTGGATTTATCTCCGCAAAGGAGTAAACTATCATCGTCGGAAACAAGAGCTGCAGCTGCTATGTTACCTGCCGCGGCAGACACCTTGTGACAGATTAAACCCTTGCCTCCTCGCTTCTGGAGAGGCAATTCGGCAGATGGGAATTTCTTACCTGTGCCAACAGAAGAGAAGATAGCCAATTCATCAGCTTTATTTCTTACAGGAAGAACTGCAACGATTTCATCATCATCTTTAAAATTCATGCCCTTGACGCCGACTGTCGCACGAGAAGTAGCTCCAACATCAAGAGAACTGAATTTAATACCCATACCATTCTTGGTAAGCATAATCATATCTTCATCCTTAACCAAACATACAGAAGCAAGACTATCTCCTTCTCTTAAAGAAATTGCTACAATACCAGTCTTTTTCTTGGTATTTACATACTCTTCAAGAGCAGTTTTCTTAACAGTACCATTCTTTGTAGTAAAGAATACATACTTAGCATCTGTATCTCTATAAATAGAATAGATAATAGCAGGATTTTCATCAGTTTCCATTGCAACAAGAGATTTAATAGATTGACCTTGAGAAACATTTGTTCCAACAGGAATATCATTTACAAGTAAACGATACATTCTACCCTGGTCAGTAAAAATCATCAAAGAGTCAATTGTATTAGTTCTCAAAACCATGGTTGTAATATCGTCTTGAGTCTTTACTCCCTTGCCGTTGCGCTTCTGTGTTCTGAAGCTGGTTGCAGGAATTCTCTTCACACAACCACTTTCTGTCATAATAACGACACACTTCTCAGGCTCAACGAACTCAATCTCTTTTTCCTCCTTAGTTTCAGGAGCAATTTGAGTAATTGTAGTTCTACGTGCATCACCATATGCTTTCTTGATATTTCCAAAGATTTCAGTGAGTTTTGGAACGGGATTCTTCAAAATCTGATTTAATTCCTCAGCCTTTGTAAGCAAGTCCTTCTTTTCATTCTCAATTTCAATCTTTTCTAACTTAGCCAATTTACTAAGTTTCATATCAAGAATTGCTTTTGCTTGAATTTCAGATAAATGATATTTTGCCATTAAAGAAATCTTAGCTGCAGCGGCAGACTCACTTCCCTTAATCAATGCAATAACATTATCAATATCTTCAAGCGCAATTAACAAACCTTCCAAAATATGAATACGAGCCTTAATTTTTTCCAAATCAAAATTAGTTACTCTTAACAACACATCTTTCTGATGGTTAATATAAGTTTCAAGCAACTGTTTAAGATTTAGCAATCTTGGAGATTTATTAACCAGAGCCACTTGGTTGAAACTATAAGTATCTTCCAGACGAGTCATTTTAAATAACTTCGCAAGTGCAGGACCGGTACTTACGCCTTTCGCCAATTCAATAACAAATCGAACTTCGCCCTTACTGCTTTCATCTCTAATAGAAGTTACACCTTCAATTTTACCAGTTTCACAAAGCTTATCAATTTCAATAATCAAATCTTCTTTAGAAACTTTATAAGGAATACTTGTAAAAACAATACTGTCTTTACCGCCATTAGATTCAATTTTATATTCACCACGAACTCTTGCTCTACCTTTACCTGTCTTATATGCGACAGCCAATTCATCTTTATTAATCAGCAAACCACCAGTTGGGAAATCAGGCCCAGTTATAAACTGCATTAAATCATCAATGGTTGCATCTGGATTTTCAAGTAACTTTGTTGCGGCATCCATAATTTCATTCAAATTGTGAGGAGCAAAGCTACAAGCCATAGCGACTGCGATACCCATTGTGCCATTTACAAGCAAATTAGGAATCATACCAGGCAGATAAGTAGGCTCTTCCTCTTCGTCAGTATAAGCCAACTGCCAATCAACAGCATTTTTCTTAATGTCAGCCAGCATTTCTTCGCCAGCTTTAGAAAGCTTACACTCAGTATAACGGTGTGCCGCAGGACTATCACCATCTCGGCTACCATTATTTCCATGGAAATCTACGAGAGGATATCTCATATTCCACTTCTGGCTCATCCACACCAATGCACCATAAATAGAGCTGTCACCATGAGGATGGAAACGACCCATTGTGTCACCAACTGGCTGAGCACATTTTACAAATTTCTTATCATTACGATAACCCTTATCGAACATATCCCAGAGAATTCTTCTCTGAACAGGTTTTAAGCCATCTTCTGCGGAAGGAATTGCTCTGTCAGTAATTACGCTTAAACTATAGTCAAGAAAACTCTGTTCTACCTCTTCGATAATTGGCGTCTTTAAAATATCACCCATAAATTTTCTTTACCTCCAGAGGACTAATTTTTCCAGTAGCAAGCTGGTCTGCCAGTTCATTCCACTCATGACCCGCATGACCTTTGATTTTTCTCAAATCAATTCTATGACCTGCCATATAATGTTCATAATAGGCTTTAATTAAATCAAGATTTTCTGGAACTTTACCATCTGATTTAATCCAGTTATTTGCAGCCCATCTAAACATCCAATCGTTAAAAGTATTCACACAATATGCGGAATCACTATAAACAATCGGAGGTTGAGCCCATTCTTTGGAGTGGTGGACTCCGGCAGTTAACATAACACGAAGAATTGCTCGAAGCTCTTCTCTATTATTGGTGGTATTTTCATTTCTTTTTGCATATGAATCAGAAAAACTTCCATCATCATTCAAAATTACAATGCCAAATCCACCAGAATTAACTGCTTTACCATTTCCAACACAACTACCATCAGTATAATAAATCATTTAGACCCTCCTTGCCAATACCAGTAATCATCTTTAAATAATTCTGGATATGTTTCTTCCAAGGGGCGATCAATGAGAGCCATGTCAACAGAATCTCCTGCGGACTGAGCGCCACGCAAGATTGTCATTCCTTTTAAAACCCACTCATTGACCGGAATAATGGTGCATTCTGGAAATGTTTTTGCCATTTCTTTTACAATAGCTTCGCAAGTATAAAGATCAACATCATCATTTAAATGAAACAAAATTGTATCGCCAGGTTTAATATCAACAACTTGAATATCATAACCTTTAAAAGTACCAATTTTACCTTTAGTTTCATCTAATGTTTGATATTGATATTCTCTGCGGTTATTTAGAGAAATAACATCACCTTCACGAATTATAGAATTATCACCATTAAACATCGACATTCGCCCTCCATGCATTTTCTTCAATGAATTTCTTACGACCAGTCACACTTTCACCCATCAATTCAATAAATGTCTTTGCAACCGCATTCGCATCTTCCATTGTGATTTGCTTCAAGGTACGAGATTCTTCACTCATAACAGTCTCAGCCAACTCTTCATAGTCCATTTCACCTAGACCCTTCATACGACCCAAATCAAATTTCTTAGAAGTAGTTTTTCTGAAAGCTTCAAGTGCAGCATCATCTTTAAGATACTGAATTTTAGTTCCCATAGTTGCTTTATACAGCGGAGGAACTGCGGCATAAATATAACCCTTTTCAATCAATTCGGGAGCAAACTTCCAAATGAAGGTGAGGAAAAGAACCCTGATATGACTACCATCGACATCCGCATCGGCAGTAATAATAAACTTACCATAACGAAGTTTATTTTCATCGACAACAACCTTACCATCTTTAATTTCCAAACCAAAAGCATTAATCATGCCATCGATTTCTTTATTTTGAAGAGCTTTATGCAAATCAACTTTCAATACATTCAAAATCTTACCACGAAGCTGGAAAATAGCTTGTTTAGTTCTATCTCTTGCTTCCTTGGCAGAACCTGCAGCAGATTCTCCCTCTACGATAAAGATTTCGCACTTTGAACGATCGTGAGAGCTAGCATCGGCAAGTGTTCCAGGCAGATTTGCTCTCTTAGCCTTTTCCTGCTTACGAACAGTTTCCTTAGCTTTCTTTGCTTTTTCTCTTGCGGCACGAGCCAATAGAGCTTTATCAATAATTGCTTTTGCATCAGCCTTATTAGTATTCAGCCAAGTTTCAATTTCTTTAGATACAAGTCTTTGCACGATTGTTCTTGCTTCACTACTGGAAAGAACATCTTTAGTCTGACCAGAGAAAACAGGATCAGGCATAATAAATGAAAGGACAAGTACAAGACCTTCCTTTAACTCTTCACCAGTGAAGTTAGTATCTTTTTCCTTCAAAAACTTATTATCTCTTGCATATTTATTTACTGTTTGAGTTAAAGCGGTTCTAAAACCAGTTAAATGAGTTCCACCGCTATTAGGAATGGAGTTTGTGTATAACTTATAAGTATCAGTATAAGTATCATTATACTGCATAGCAATCTTAACACCAACTCTATCTTCCAAAGTTTCAGTATAGAATACAGAAGTTAAAGTATTCTTCTTTTCATTTAGGTCATTAATATAATCCTTAATGCCGTTTTTAGATGTAATCTCTTCTTCTGGCTTATCCATATACTTAAACTTGAACATCATTCCAGGAGAGAGATATGCCAACTCTTGGATTTGCTTTCTTAAAGCATCATAGTCAAGAGTGATACCTTCCTTGAAAATTGTTTCATCTGGAGTGAACTGAACGGTTGTGCCAGATGTCATATCTCTTACTGCATTTTCATTGTAAGAGATTAACTCACCTTTTTCAAATTTTGCAATAGCTCTCTTACCATTTCTGGTAGAAGTTACAACAAAATTCTTAGAAAGAGCATTTGTTGCTTTTGCACCAACACCATTCATACCACCAGAAGTATTGTAGCCTGTTTTACCAGAGCTATCGAACTTCGCACCAGTATGAAGTTTAGTATAAACATTTACCAGAGTCTCGCTGCCATCTTCTGCTTTACCAAATGGAACACCACGACCATTATCTTGAACCTTGATAGAACCATCTGTACCAACAAGAATTTCGCAGTAGGTACAGTGACCATTTAAATATTCGTCAACTGCATTAGAAATAATTTCCAATGTAATATGTTGCACACCGGCTGGACCAACCGAACCAATATACATACCAGGACGTAATCTAATAGCCTCAATACCTTCGAGAGTTTTAATGTCTTTTACGCCATAATTTTCAATTGTATTAGACATATAATCCTCCTTTATAATATTTATCTATTTTTCTTACTATATATATTATACCATATAATTTTTAAAAAATCAATTAAGAAATTATTTAGTATAGAACTAAATTTCCCTTCTCAACTGACTTCTATAATAATTGTAACATAAAATTTTTGATTTGTCAAGTAAAGTAAGAAAAGGGTCTAGCTCAAAATCGTGAGCTAGACCCTTATAAATTAATTAGTTACCCATTTTATTAAGATTTACTTCAGATTCAATCTTTTGAGTGATATAGAGATTTAAATCACCAACAGCTTCATTCAAATACATTTGAGCTTCATCTGTCAATAATTTAACAACGGCTTCATATGTCATAGTAAAAGCAACTTTCTGTGCTTCGGCATCGAATGCACCCTGTTTCTTGAGTGCTTCTACATATGTTTGAGATGTTGCAATAACACAGTCAGAAATAGTGCTATTTAACATAGCAAGATATTTCTTTTCGGTTTCATTTTTGCGATTATCAGAGATTTCTCCAATTCTTGCATTAACCCATTTTACAAAAAATGCAGTTAAGACACCCAAAAGAGGAAGGATGCACACCTCAAAAATCTGAGCAAGTAATTCCATACCCATATTTTATTCCTCCTTAAATTCTATAATCGTCAACATTTTCTGTAGCTTCATAAGTTACAGTTGCAGTTGTCGTCTTTTTTACACTAGCATCTGGATCAATTCCACTGCCATACATATTATAATCAAAGCCAGCAGCATTACTAAAATGATTAGCAACTTGACGAGCTTCTTCCATTACGGTTTCATATTTAATGCCGCCTTCTGTATTTTCTTTCATAGACTTACGATAATACATAGCTTGACTTACGCCATATGCGGTCCAAGGGAATCCGACCATTGCGGCAAGCCATGGTAAAGAACCAGTAAAACCTTCATGAATACAATAGAAAGCAAGTACAATAAAAGAAAGGCTCATAATCCAAATGAGCGCAGATTCCTGTTTTAACAGAGTTTTAGAAAACTCTGTTTTTTTCTTTTCCATTTTACCTCTCCTTATTAGTCGAGAATATTTCTATGTAAAGCGCGATACAATACAGAAATAAACTCTTCACGAGTTAACATTTTCTTATACATCTTATTGCCATTAGTATCACCATTGATAAGGCCGTTTCTCTCTCCCCAATTACGAGCGTCTGCAGACCAGTCGCCGGGAGCCTTCTTAGCCTGTTCGGCAATCCAAGTATTCATCATTGCATTGAATTGTTCTTGAGTCACTTCTTCTTCCTCCTCAATATCTGGATTTACTACTGGTGGAATAATAGTGCCGCCAGTAGAGCCACCATTCATAATAGCAGCAACATCATTTCTTACAGTTTCCATTGATTTTCCAAATTTTGGGAACCAATGTAAAACGTCTCCGTGATTAGAGCCAAAGCCGAGCTTACAACTATCAGCATGACAAAGAATTACAGGGACATTTACTCCATTTACTTTGACCGTTCCATGCGGATCAAGATTATACATTTTGCATAGATAAGCAGTTAATTCACAAGCTTCTTTATAAACTTGATTAAAGTAATTTGCATCATTTAATGCATCTTCACAAATCTCAAATTGAATCCATCCATTATTACAAGAACCTTTTGCACCAGAACCGCATCCCCAAGGACGATAATTCCAAGGCATGGTCTGAACAGTAGTTACTTGACCATTTGCTAATTTACCAATCCATGCATTTAATCCAGCTTGATGATAAATATGGTTCCAGTCATTATTGGCAGTATTCTTACCTAAAATTTTAATCATTTCATTGTAATTACTATCTGTTGATAATGGTTGAACATATCGTTTAAGATTTGGATTGTTACAGCCAGTGCTATGCCACAAGATTCCAAGTGGAGTCATTGTTCTTGTCTGCTTATAACAGGTACTATTAGTCTGCATACAAACAAGAGGCTTATTACTAGCATTATACTTCATATTAGACCCTCCTGTTGGTTGAGCAGCCGTCTTTTGAGCATATTTATCGTAATATACCTGTCCATAGGATGCTCGCTTATTTTGGACAGAAACACTTTGGTCTGCTGGACGCTCAAACTGGAGCAATACACCATTAGATGCTTCTTTGATTGATTTAGTTGTCTTTAAAGTATTCAGTAATCCTTTATATCCATTTGATAATTCAACCATTAAAAAATCCAATTGCATATAAATATCTCCAATGGACTTATTTTTTTGCTTTGCAAAATTGAGCAAATTTTGTTTTCTGCTCCAGAAAGTCCATTGAGCCAGTCCATAGCCCGCACTATCACGAACGAAGTTGTCATATGTGCCATTATCAACAGCTTTTGTGTATGATTCATCCGTGAAACCAAGCTTGTTTTGATAAGTGTTTTCAAGATTGGTTGGCTTTAAGGCCGATTCGGCAAATAAATTACCCATTAGTCCTGCTGCGCCAGCGTCAGAAAAACCTTGAGCTTTCAGGTATTGCCAAATAATCTCTTCGTTAGTAGCCATATGTCGCCTCCTTTTCATAGATATAAAAAAAGGACTCAAAATTTGAGTCCTTTTAAAACAATATTAAGTTTACATTCTTTCTGCAATTCTACCAATTTGAGAACGATGGATATTTTGAAGAGTAATCTCTCCATAAATATCTTCGCCTCTAAATACCTTAGAAGCACGTTTCATGCCGTTATTGCTTCCGGCAAATTGAATATCATCAACCTGTGTTTTGCAGTCGCCATCAATAATACAAATGCCATCTTCGCCGATTCGCTGTAAAGCAAGTTTCATTAGATTTACACTCATATTTTGCGCTTCTGAAATATACACGCCAGCTCTCATTCCAGAAGTATCATAGCCTCTGACGTCAGACATTGGCAATAAAATAAGCTGTTCTTGCTGAATCATTTGTTCTACAGCCATACGTCCGCCGAATTTACTGGTTAAAAGATTACCGATTTGGCTATCGAGCAACTTCTCGTCTCGTGTTCCGGGATAGTAACCCAATTTAGCAGAATCTTTTGTGGCAACAGTGTTGCAGAAAATAATAATTTTATCAATTTTATTTTTCTCAAGCTTATGCAATAAAAAGCCGAGAGAAAGATAGGTCTTACCAGAGCCAGCAGGACCTTTTACTAAAGTAATTTTGTTGTTGGCTAAACTGTCAGCAACAAACGCTTGATATACGTCACCTTTTATTGGCTTAACGTCACCAAACCACTTAGATGAAAAATTTGCATAGTCAAGATGTCGATATCCATCACCAGTCCAGCATAGACGATCGACAATTTCATTATCTGTGTTGCGAATAATTAAATATTCATTAACCAGTAAATTATAAAGGTTTTCTTCTTGATGTGTATAAAATTCTGTCATTTCGTCATCACTTAATACAACATCTTTAAAACCTAAATAATCATCATGATCTTCATCAACAGATTCGACGCCTTTAAAGAATAAGCTTGCCAAATGTTTCAAACAAATGTCATTTGTAACAAATGTAATATACTGCCCGAATCCAAGCTTCTTTTCGTAGCTTAAAGCGCAGGCAAGAATTTTGGCATCATTGTTAATGTAGATTCCTGCTTTTACTATTGGTTTCTCCATGCCTTCATTAAAGATTTCTACATCGTATTCACCCATATGAGTATCTAAAATATGAGTTAATTTACGTGCAGCATATTTAATATCAGCATCTTTATTTGCGGCAGTTTTAATATGCTCAAGTTCTTCAAGAGTGATTGAAGAGATGGCAAATTTTTCCTCTTCCTCAAATAAACTATCAGCTTTCAATAGTAAACTACTTGTGTCATAAAATTTAATCTTCTTCTCCATATTCATCCTCTTCTGTTGGAAGAGCGAACCCTATTACACGAGATTCGGTTGGCTCATTTCCCATTTTTTGGATTTGGTAATTGTATTCTGTGATTTTTACAGACCATTTACCTTTAATGGCCTCCAGTCCGGTCATAATGACTGCGGCGGCAGAGTCCACAATAGGGGCAATAGCAGTTGCAAATATCATTCCTGCGATAAAATTTTTCAGAAATACTCGCTCCTTTCATCGCTTATCCTTCAAAGGACTTGAAAAATAATTAAAGTTTTTTAATTATTATCGGCCTTTCTAGCGCGTTCGACTCTACGGATACGAGTTTTGGTGTAAAAATCGTCTTTGTCGGAAAGATATTGTCTCAAGCTTTGCTCTTCCGTAGCTATCATTTCTTTAGTTGTAGCTAAGTCAAAGTTAATCATACGAATTTGTCTCTGTAGCATTACATTTTCATAGGATTTTTCATTAAATCTATAACTTCTATTCATTGAATAAAAAAGCTGATTTAATGCTTTTAACTTAGTTTTTAATTCATCACGATATCCTCTTAGAGCACTAATTCTAGCTCGTCTAAAAGCAATTTCGCATCCAGTTTTTTCGCTGGACATATCTCTATCATCTGGGTGACACTGAGCGAAACCGGTAAAAACTTTTTCACCATCACTTAAAATACAAGAAGCAACGCCAGCATCTTCATTCCAGTTGAAAATAGGCTCATGTTTCATAAAGCAACCTCCTTATTCTTATATATACATATTATAACATAAAAATAAGGAAAAATCAAATTCCGACATTTTACTCAAAAAAATTGCTAAGGCGATCGGAATTCCAACAACGGTCGCTGTCGGGAATGAGGGTTACTTTGTTATAGGAGTTTTTAAATCTTCTTCGTCCTCATCTTCATCGTCTACATTTGGTTTAGAAGGTTTAACTGGTTTTTCTTCATCTTCTTCTTCATTATCCTCTGGAACTTCAGGAATATCAGGGATTACAGGCTCTTCTTCTGGTTCTTCTTCAATTGGAGGATTATTTTTATAATCTTCGATTATTTGTTCAATTTGTAATAATTGAGCAGCATCTTGGAATTCTTTAATTTTACTTTCAATATCAATTTTATATTGCAATCCAAGAGGATTCTTTTTAATTGTAGTAAAGTTTGCATCTAGTGGAATTGGAGTGACATCAGGCTTAAAGAAATCACAAGACATAGACATGAGAGCTGGAATTAATAATTCTGGAGTGCCTGTAAAATTAAATTTTCTTTTACAAATTGTGCATTTAGCTATTCCACTATAATTTCCGTCTTCAAGCTGTTTTAAATTTACCAAGATATAAGAGCCAATTTTTTTTCCATCATAAAAATTTGAAGTAACTTCACAAATATGATGTTCCATTGTTGAAATAATATCTTCATCTTTAAAATTGGTGAATATAATTCCGCTAAAACACATCATACATCTAGCTATAACTTCATTTCCATTGATGGATTCAATATACATTGGTCCATAAGTATCGCCAACATTAAGTTTAGTTTCCATTTTTAATACCTCCTTTTCAATTCTTAATTTTTTTATATGATTGATTATCAAATATTGGTTAAATAAAAAAAAAAGGAGTGGATTTCTCCACTCCTTTTAATATATCTTACTCGGCAGAATTACTGTCGGCAATCTTTGCACCAAGCATGCCGCTGATGACAGACATAGGGTCGACACCAGTTGCACCCTTGAAGCCTTCGATAATCTGAGTAATGTTACCCATCATGTTGCCAGCCAGCTGACCGGAATCATTACCAATCAGGTGGATATCGGCACCAGCGTAACCCTTACCAATAGCCTCAGCAATTGCAGGCAGCTGTTCATACAGAACCTTAATTGCATCCAGTTCCATCTGCTGCTTAGCAGCGTCACCGTACTGCTTCAGAGCTTCAGCCTTTTCCAGCATACCCTTAGCTTCAGCCTCAGCCTGAGCTCGGATAGCTTCTGCTTCAGCCAGACCCTTAGCACGAACACCCTCAGCCTCAGCCAGAGCCTTAACCTTCAGAGCTTCAGCCAGAGCCTTTTCAGCTTCAGCCTGCTTTTCGGCTTCAATCTTCTCAGCTTCAGCCTTCTTCATACGCTCGAATAGCTCAGCCTCAGATGCCTTCTGAGTAGCATACAACTTAGCATCAGCATCCTGCTGTTCTGCATACTTCTTAGCTTCTGCAGTCTTCTTGATTTCAGCTTCCAGTGCGCGCTCCTTGATGGCAACTTCGCGTTCCTTCAGCTCAATTTCCTTTTCCTGCTTAGCCAGGTTTGCATTTGCAAATGCAATTTCCTTAGCCTTACGCTGGTTCTCAGCCTCGATAGCCATTGCAGCGTCAGCCTGAGCCTTCTTAGTATCAGACTCCTGCTTCAGTTCAGCCTGCTTAATTGCCAGGTCGTTGTTACGCTTTGCAATTTCCTCAGCAGCCTTAACCTTAGCATCGTTAGAGGCCTTTGCATTCTCAGCTTCGGCAATAGCAATCTCACGCTGTGCATCAGACTTAGCAATTGCAGCATTCTTACGAATCTGCTCAACGTTATCGATACCAAGGTTCTCAATAACGCCATTTTCGTCAAAGAAGTTCTGAACGTTGAAGCTTACCAGCTCCAGACCGAAACGAGCCAGGTCAGGAACAACATTAGCCTGAACCTTTTCGCTAAATGCCTTACGGTCAGAAACCATCTCAGTCAGCTTCATCTGACCAACGATTTCACGGATATTACCTTCCAGAAGGTCATTAATCTTCTGTGCGATGGTTTCACGATTAATGTTCAGGAAGTTCTGAGCACCCAGAGCAATCATTTCGGGTTCCTTACCAACGCGAACAGAAACAGTGGAATCAACCTTGACGTTAATGTACTCAGCAGTAGGAACAGCAGTCTTAGTCTTTACGTCAATCTGAATTGCGCCCAGAGCCAGTTTATCCACACGTTCAAAGAACGGAATTCGGATACCAGCCTGACCAACGAGAATACGAGGCTTCTTGCGGATACCAGAAATGACATATGCCACATCAGGGGGTGCCTTCAGATAACCAGATGCCAGAATAACAATTGCCAGGACCGCGACAATCACAAAAGGAATCGCGGGCAGAATCATAGACAGAATTTCCATAAATTGTTCTCTCCTTTTTCACTTTTCAAAGATCAGTTTTTATATTTTAACAACGCCTCAATAGCGTCATCAACAGAGTTATAATAGCCTTCATGCTCGAATTCATCGTCATCATCCCAGGCTATCGAAATTTCAAAATGAAGTTCATGATTTTTTCGATCTTCTGCATATGCATTTAATGCATCGCAAATATCGTTATACATTTGTTGATTAGCCATAGAAACCCCCATCAGGAGGATCTCTCTTATACTTGGGACAGTTACCATAAAAATTATTTTCGCCGCAAACCAGAACCTCGTAAACACATTTGCCACATCTGGACTGGTCTACTGGAACCGTTTTAGGTTCGGGCTTTTTGTAAGTAGAAATTGCAGTGAGCAACTCATTGACTTCCTCATGCTCTTTCGTTACTTTATCAACTTCATCTTCAAGGAAATCTTTACATTCCCTTACCTTATCATTCATTTCATCAATGATATCATCAAGGTCAACAGGATAGCCATCATGACTATCTACGCCAACATGATACATATAAGGCATATCGTTGTAAAAATTGCTTGTCTGATGGGTATGTCCATAAAGGTTTAAACTCATTTGATGCAGGCTCTCTTTTTCAAGATTGCCAGTAATCATAGGATAATGAGTCATTACGAAGTGATACTTACGATACTTGAGTCGGATACCAACTCCCTCGACTTCAACAACATTAGGCAGTTCACAATACATCTTTTCTCTATTGGCAGTATCATGATTGCCGAGACAGATATGAAGCTTGCCGTTAAGCTGCTTCATAAATTCAATATTCTCAGTGCCACCGAGCATACAGTCGCCAAGAATATAAACATCATCTTCATCCTTTACAGTTTCATTCCACTTTCGGACTTGCTCTGTATTCATTTCAGAAACAGAGGAATATCCTCGGACCTTCCAAACAAATTCTCGGTCATGTCCGAAATGAAGGTCACTCGTTACAAAAATTTTACTCATGCACATTCTCCATTCCAGCGGCATCAACCACTACAGTATGATATTTCTTAGGCATTTTGAAAGATTTCGCCATGTTACGAATTGCATCTTCGGGAACAACCTCTCGGCCAGTTCTCAAAGCATTTCGTTCCAAACAAGTTTCGATAGGAACAATAAACACAACATTAGTAATCTTTTCAATGTTATCTTTAGGAAGTCTGCTTAAAGTCTTTTCTCTGGATTTGTCATTTAAATGAGTTGCGTCAATATAAATGTCTTCAACCAGAGGATTACACAAAGCTGTGCAAATTTGAGAAATCCAAGCATTGAACACTTCAGGTTCACGCTCGAAGTAAGGTTCATCTTCACGAACCATAGAAAATCTTACCGCATCACGGCTACACCAAATGCCGCCATTTTCAGCAATTTGGCGTTTTACCCAAGTGGACTTACCTGAGCCCGGAAGGCCACTCATGAGCCAGACTCTCTTCGACTTCATCGGCAAACACCCCTTCCTCAAATTCTAACTTAAACTCATACACATCTTCATCTGTCTGACATTCAACATGATTGATTTCAACTTTACAATAAGGACAATAGAGTTTCTTTCTATGAAATCTCTCATGCTTATGCCCTTGCTTACGAGAAATCGGAATACCTTCATTTCCACATTTAATGCAGAAGAAGCGATGTGTCTTATAAGTTCTTCCCATACATTCCACCGCCTTACTTGGTCTTAGCGATGGAATTGATTGCGTTTTTCAGATTCATTTTTATCAATTCCTTTCTTAACCTTATATATATATTATAACATAATTTTAATAAAAAATCAAAAAAGGATTATTGATTTCATTAAATTTCAAAAATCTCTTCATCAAAGGTATCAAGATTGAGCAGAACCGTCTGACCGGTCACAATAGTGCAACAGTCAATATCAATTCGCCAATTAGAGTACCAAAGAGCTCCACCCTCCCATTCGGGAATGACATACTTTTTAGTAGGGTCGGAGAAGAAACGATTTGTTCTTTCTAAATCGTCAAGTAGATGTGGGATAGTAGTATGTCCATGGATAACCACATCATACCCAGCAGGCTTATGTCTGCTTAAATACTCACTTCTATCCCAAATTAAAGCTTCTGCATCTTCAACATCAGTTGAACCAGAATGACTCATAAAAACCTTGTGACCATCAACATTTTCATAAACGGCAAACAAAGGTAAATTACGAATCTTCATCATGATTTCTTTAGCTTCTGGATCATTCTCCGCAGCCACCCAAGTAGGATGTCCGCCATTAGAATGATGGAGATTAGCAATCCTATAATTGTTAGGGTAGCTAATACGATCAGCGAGCATAATATCATGATTACCAGCAATGTAAGTAATGCGTTTATCATTTAACATTTCCTTTAAAATTGCCCAGCCATCCGGGCCTCGGTCGGCAGCGTCCCCAAGGTAAAAAACTTTATCTTCAGGCTTTAAAAACTTTTTAATTTCAGCCCAAAGAGCTCCGTTGCCATGAAGATCGCTAAAAGCGTATACAGCCATTACATTTCCTCCTTTTCCGGAATTTCATCAAGAGTAACAATGTAATAATCGAAGCCACTAAAACGAAGTTTTCGATGGGCATCTTCCCAATCTTCCACCTCTACTGGAACCATTGGCTGCATCCCATCATCCTTCGTCAATACGAAACCTTTCAATTTATACATAATTACCATCACCTTTCTTTATCTTACATATATATTATATCATATTTTTTATAAAAAATCAAGAGATAATCTTTTATTTAGATTATCTCTTGATATAATTAGTTATTTTCTAATTCTTTAAGAACTTCATTTTTATCCGCCAGATATGTTTCACAATTTTCTGCATCCCAATAGACAATATAATTGCTGGCGTTTAAATAGCCGCCATCATAATACAGAATATCCTCAGAAATCACAGCTTCAGAATAAAAATCTGCATCATGCTCGGAATTTGCGATAGCGGAAGCGAGGAATACTCTGGCAGATTCCTCGCTATCGAATTCAAGTGCCATATCATCCCAACAGAGAGGGTAATTTTCTGGACTATAGATATGCCACATCATTTCACGAACGGTAGACTCAGACATTCTGACCTCCACCCAATTCGGCACGAAGCTCCATTAAAAGCTTGCCGAGATTGTTCTGTCCCCTAATGTCTTGGCACTTCTCACAGTGGCATACACCCCAGAAGTTATCATGCCACCAGTTACCTTCTTCAAGATGCTGGTTGCCAGTAGCCAGCAACTTTCTTTTAAGCTCTGGATTAGAAAATTTCTTTTTCAAAGCTTCTCTCATAACTTCCAACTTAATATCTTCCCAGTCAGAACGGAGAATGCATCTACGACCCTTGCGCTTTGCTTCGCCAGGAGTTCGGGCCGTAGCAATTACAATGTAGTCATACTTATTATCGGTTTTCGCCGCCTGAAAGTAATGCTCCACTGTTGGCATTTCCATATTTCCATCTGAAATGGGAGATTCATAGAAGTTGCTTAAAAATTCAAATTCGCCTTCGAACTTATCAATCAAAACGCAATTCCCTCCTCAAATTCCCACTCATGACGTCTTCGATAAATCAAAGGACGGGGAGCGGGCAGTCGAATACAATTCGTCTTATGCTGATTTCGCTTGTTACGCTCTTTAATATTCTTATAGGTTTCATAATCGGGGACGATACCATCCAAAAGCAGGCTATCAAGAGTTTCATAAGTGAAACCCAGATTATCTTCATCAGTCTTGCCGCACATGCCGTCAGAAGGAGTTTTAGCAATCAGTCGAGCAGGAATATTGTACATTTTAGCCAAAACCAAACCCATTGCAATAACTTCTCTCACAGTATAATGACCCAAGATAGAGAAATCGCCCGCGGCATCGCCATACTTAGTAGAATAGCCGATATAATCTTCAGACCAGTTGCAAGTATTTACAACTCGTCCACCAACGACACCAGCCATTGCATATAGAGTTGCCATTCTAATACGTGCAGGAGTGTTTGTGCCGACTACTGGAATATTTTCAACCTTATGGTCAAAATCCCAAGCTTCGTCAATAGAGCGATAAAGGGCTGCACAAGCAGGACCAATATCAATCTCAACATAGTCAATACCAAGGCACTCGCATACAGTACGAGCATCATCGATATCAGACTGAACACTCTGAGGCATCAGCACTCCGAAGACTCTGTCTGCACCAAGAGCTCGGACAAGCAGAGTAGCGGCAACAGTAGAATCCTTGCCGCCAGAGATGCCAATAACAGCTTTAGACTGTGGACCATTTGCAATAAAATAATCCTTAATCCAAACGCAGATATGCTCAATTTCCTGAGCAGGTTCAAAAGTCTTCTTAGTAGACACTTTTCTCACCCTCCAAATCAAAAATATAAACAGTGTAATCTCCACCGAGAACTTCAGTAATCATTTCAAGAATTACTGCCCAATTAGCTCCACCGCGAACACAACCAATCTTTTTAGGGAAACCAATAGTGCTTCCTTTTTTAATTGACTGTTTCATTAGATTTAAACAATTCCAAAAGGCATCGTAAGAGGTATATCTCTTACCATCATATCCATAATATTGCTGTGCAAAAAGATTTACAACGGATTGATGTTTAATATCTTTCTCAAAATCTGTCCACAATGGAACAAATTGAATATCGCCGAGAAGAAGATCGCTGCCGCAAGGCGCCATTTCATAGCACCCATAAAGCTCAACGGCAGACTTTTCAGCAGCTTCACATTTTTCAATATAATTCTGAAAAACAATCGGCCACTTTTCTCTAATAGATTTTGCGATACCAGAGTTCATTTTACCTTGGCAATTTACCTGATGACAAATGTAATCACATTCAGATTCAAGTAAATCACCTTTTCTGAAATAAATCACCAGTAAATCACCCCCGGAAAGTCAGCCACTTCATCGGCATCAAAAACAGTTCCTTCGACGATCCAACGCCCATCGGGCAGGATTTCAGCTTCACATTCATGAAGATAGTATCGACCATATTTGGCGAACTGAGAAGCAAGAGGGTTTCCATCCCCCTTACTCCAACGCTCGATAATGGCTTTGGGTTCCTCTTCATTATCATAAAAACCTTGGTCAAAATTATCTCCTGCACAACAAGTACAACCTGTAATACATTCAATATACCAAACTTTTTTAGTTTCAAACATAATTAAACCTCCGCATACAGGTTAGCACGAATCTGCTGGAAAGTCTGCAGATTAAAGAACTGACCATTCTTGAAAACAGTTTTCAGAACAGTATCTTCATTTGCGACCCAATCTTTATAGCCATCAGCGCAGCCATAGGTGCCATTTTCTCTCTTATATACCATGCAGCAACCCTTCTGAGACTTCTTGAGGCCGCCCTGATCGGTCTTAGGATCCTTATAAATAGGAACTTCCTTACCGCCAAACACACCATGAGTAGCTTTCATTGCCATGCCCCAAGTGTCACGAGTCAGAACAGTGAACTTATTATCAAGGCTGAACAGAGCATGGAAGCAGAAAGCACCAACGCCGAAGACAACATTGGTGGAAGCGAAGCCCAGCTTCTCCAGAGACTCATAAATCTGCTCAACGCGATTCAGAGTGCAACCGTCGCCGTAAATCAGACCGATATGAGGATCGAGAACCTTATAACCAGCTTCATTGATAGTGCCACCAAAAACTTCCCACAGCTTCTGGATAGTACCGACAGAAATGGCAGTCATATCACCAGAGTCAGGACGAATAAGCAGCTTACCATTGTGAGCCAGAATTTCATCCTTGCAAGCAGGAATGATATTATTTACCATGTTCCAGTAGTCATAAGTATCAGACACCATAGAGAAACTGGTGTTAGGATAAATTTCAGTTAGCATACGCTTCACAAAAGTGATTTCATCGCCATCAATCGCGAAGTTAGCTGCCATAACAGAATGTTCGGTAGAAACTGCGCCGATACCGATTTTATTCTCTGCACAATTTGCAAAGTAGTATTCGTCCAGATAAGGCAGCGCGGGAATAGTAGAAGTCTTATCAAAAGACAGAAGCCAAGAAGCAGAGCAACGAGTTGCGTCTTCCAGACAGCTCATACCGCGGAAACCAAAGTCTGCCATTGCCATATAAGGATTTGCGCCAGGTGCAGTTTTGGAGTAAAACTTTTCAGCAACCTTGTGATATTCCCAACCAACGGTTGCATATGCACACATGGGCCACACTTCAGTCTGAAGCAGACACTCAAGCCACTGAATAACCCAAGCGAAACGAGGGTGAGTATTACGCATTTCAACCAGAGGAATACCCATATTGATTACAGAACCTTCGGGCATTGCTCGAATTTCAACAGGCAGATAGCCCAGATCATGAAGCTCAATGATACGGTCGCGGGCAACATTATCCAGCCCCAGATGAGCGCCGATGTAATGGTCATACTCATACATCACCTGTTCGATAGTTTCATGGAAGAAATCTTCAAATCCCTTTTCCATATCCATAATAAAAGGCTGGATACCATAAACTACCATTTTGGGGAAATTCTCGTTCATTGCCTTTCGAGCGGTTAAATAAGAAACCAGATATTCCTGATTGTCAGGATACATCAGAGGATGGCACTGTTTATAAGAGTCGCTATACAGCATAATCATCTTACGAAAATTCATAGTCATTTCTCCTTTTAATCCATAATCTCTACTTCAATATCGTTAGGAATGATATCTGCGGCGGCTTGAACTTCTTCAAAAATTCGATTTAAATAGCCATCAATAGCCGCCTCGAACTCTAGTTTGGTGCAGTCTTCCGAGACGCCGACCTCACTTGGCTCGAATTGAAATAAATATGTGACTGACACATATGCTGTTTTCATCTTTATCAATTCCTTTCCTTATTTTCTATATATATTATATCATATTTTTATAAAAAAATCAAGGGAGAATTTTTTAATCTCCCTTGATTGTTAATTGATATATACAATTTTTGGCTCGTCTGGTGCATCGTAAAGAATTCTACGATTGATGTATTGACGACCCTCTTCCTTAAAAATCGGAATTTCCAGATCAATCTCCCAATGAGGTCGCTCAACGGCACCAGTTTCAATAGTACCATCTTCATGTTCGATAGCGAAAACAGTAGAAGATTCTACTTTAGTGCAACAAGAACCACGCTTTAAGTGAGTTGGGAAATCATTCCAATTAATATCTTTCTCTTGGAAAAGCATATCTTGAATTTGATTGCAAGATTTATTTTGCAATTGACTGTGAGAAAAATTAGCTTGACCTACCATCTGGATAGAGTTACGAGTAGCGTCAAGCTGACGCCAGTAAATCAAATTGGCAACTTCTTCTTTAGGGATGTTGAAACAGCGAGCATCAAACATTGCTCCCTTATTAATTGCAGCAGTATACCAATTATATCTTACACTTGGAATAGTTGGATCTTTATCCATTTCCTCTCTGAAAAAGCGATTAAAAGCCATGGTTGCCATAGAAGCGGCAATAGAGCACATTTTCTGCACTTCGTAGTCAAACCATGCAGAACTATTTAATTTCTTATAATCAATAAGAATTAAAGTAATTTCATCAGATTGAGTGTATCCAAGGACGCAGCCCTGAATATTCTCGCAAAGATATTTCATAGTCTCTCGCATCGCTCTTCCGAGCACTTCATCAAATGGCTTTTCAAATCCACGGGTAAAGGTGTGGAAGGCTTTGCCATCGATTCGAATTGCTACTGGAGTGCGACGCACAAGTCGAGTCTTCGGCACTTGCTCATAAAAAGTCTTCATCCTAGTCCCAAGTTCATCATTAATACTCATGTTTTACCCCTCCAATCTAAACAATGAAGACTCTAATAATAAATCTTCTATTTTAATTTTTTCTAAATGTGTATAAGGAATTCTTATAATTGGGATATTATTTTCTTTACACCATTTATTTTTAAAATTATCTCTTTCTTGAATTATAGTTAAACTATCTTCTTGACCATACCACCCTCGGTAATGTTGTTCTCCATCGAATTCAATCAAATATTTATTATCAACATAAAAATCAAAGCGAACTGGTTTTTTAAAATTACAATTTTCAAAACTTTTTTCTGTTTCAAATTGAAAACCATATTGAGTTAAAATATCAATAATTGCTTCTTCTCCAGCAGATCGGATACATCCACAAGATTTAGTTTTTCCTTGAATTAAATGACTTGAAGCAATTATTTTTGAACCTCCACAATCACATTCACAATACCACATCACACTTTGACCACTTCTTTGATCTGTATAATATTTTGCTACTAATTTTCCAAATCGGCGATTTGTCAAATCTAAAATATTAGATTTACCTCTTTGACATCCACATCCAAAAGTGGTTCCGTCTCTTAAATTGCCACTAGACACAATAGTGATATTGCCACAATCACATTGACATTTCCATCTAACTCCACCGCTGTTATTTCTACTAACATCCTCTAAAACAACTAAAGACCCAAAACGCTGTCCAGTTAAATCAATATAAGTATTTCCTAAACAATCAGGGCAAGCATTTTGAATTTGTTTTTTTAAAACATCTGCTCTTTTTTCAATTAAATTACCACATTGACATTGACACTTCCAAGCGACATGTGTTCCGATATTTTTTACTCGATATAAAACAGTTAATTTATCAAATCTTTTTCCTGTTAAATTATCTGCTTTTCCAACAGGAATTTCATCAGGCATCATAGTAATTTAATCAGAGCTCCTTTTTCATCCATGGAAATGATATCTTCAATAGTTCTATTGTCATAACTATTATCATCAAGAGTAATAGCAAAATGATTTGGACAAGTTTCTTCATCTGCGTCAATAAATAACAAATATTTTGACTTAAGACCCTGTTTAAAATCTTTTACCATGACTGGCATTAGTCTTCCTCCTTATCTAATCCATGGAAAATTTCAATTCCATGTTCATATTTTAACGGATATTGAATGCTCATTAGTCGAATACAACTAAAAGCACTTTTATCTGCTCTATTGATTAAAGCCGCGCAATGAGGGTCACAGGACATCATATATTCATAAGTATCTCCAGAGGTAGGATCTTTATGAGTCCAAGTCCTAAAGGGACATTTAAGCCCCTTTATTAACTGCTCAAAGCGCTGGTCACGATCTTGTTCATTTGATAAAATCAAATTACTCATACCAACATCTCCGTAACAACCTGATTAACAATTTTCATATCAGCTTGACCCTTCATTAAAGGAGAGATAATTTTCATAATCTGACCCTTGTTCTGTTTAGTTGCCTCAAGGCGGTGAGCATTAAGAACGGTTTGAATAGCATTCTTAATTTTAACAGGGTCAGTAATCAACTGAGGAGCAAATTCTTTAACAACAGCCATTTCAGCAGTGTATTTAGCCAACAGCTCAGTACGGTCTGCAGGGCAAGTATCAATCATTTCTTGAATGGTTTTCTGATATTTAATTAAAACTTCATTAGTAAGTTGCTCCGTAATTTCAAGGCGTCCCTTGGAAGTAATAGAAGCTTTCTGAACTGCATCAATCATTGCAGAAATAGCTTCCTTACGAACAAGGTCTTTGTTTTTCATAGCTTCAGTCTTTGCAGACTGCAAAATCTCGAGCGTCATTTATATGCTCCTTTCTATAAAATTAGTAGCCTACAATGGTAACCTTATTTAAGGTATCCCATTCAGGATTAAAAATGGAAGTGGTAGTATAAATATGGTCCACCAGATCGGGATCATTATACATTTCGCCATCAATCATAGTTTTTTCTGCGTGAGTTACATATAGGAAAATACGATTTGCGCCCGCGGCTTTAAGAGCTTTTGCGGAATGAAGGAAAGTGCCTCCACGAGAGCAAATATCATCAATGACAATAATATCCTTGCCTTCGACCAGCTCTTTGTTCATAATGTCCAGACCGAGGATTTTTCCAGTTGCCCAATCACGCTTTTTAATACCAAAGGCATAGGGCATTTCAATCATTCCAGAGTAGCGCTTCATAGAGCCTTCATCGGGATAGAAAGCAATTATATTTTCCTGAGCCTTCGCACGCAGATTGTGGTCATAATGGCCGGCAATTTCACAAGAAGCTTTGTAAATTGCATCATAAATAGAACTCTCAACGGTCATCTGTTCGACTCGATCCAGAAGAGCTAGTGCCACATTAGAGTGAGCATCAAGTACTCGAACTCTCTTAAAGTTCAGAGAATTGATAACATCACAAAAATATTTTAGAGTAAAAACATCTTCTGGAGCTTTGACTCTGTCCATGCGAGCATGGGGGATGTAGGGCAGATCCAGTTCCATATTAGGGTTATTGTAATGCTTTGCGATGCAAATTAAAGTGAAAAGTTCCGCATCACTCTCATAATTCCACTTAACTGCATAGATATGCTCATCGGGCAGATTGATATGGAGAGTGCCGTCGGGGAAAGAGCCCTGATTGATTTCAAATACTGTATCACGGTTAATAGGATAGAGAGTAATCATATTTTTCACTCCTTAACAATAATCTGGCAAGATTTCATAACTTCAAGTGCTGCGGCGTGCTTCTCAGGAGTAACGCCAGCGCAGCAAGTGGCATCACAGGAAATGGTAGCAATATCGAAAAAATGAGCCTTTGCCATCAGTGCATTGGAAATAACACAAATGTCAGTACACAGACCAACAAACTCAATTTCATCGTTCTTGGAAACCATGTCGCCAAGCCAATCAATCAGCTCTTCAGAACCAAAAGTAGGCTTCTCAATTACAACAGGATTATTTGCAAACAGGGAAGTCAGCCGATCATCAATCTTCCAACCATCAGTACCATACAGACAATGAACAACAGGAAGAGCCTTACCTTCGGGAGTATTCAGATAATCAACTGTGTGAGAATCTGCAGTGAACACAAAATAAGTATCTTCATTCTCTGCATTAATCTTATCAACAAGACGAGGGATCATTGCCTGGGCTTCGGGGGTGCCCAGAGAACCATCAATGAAGTCTTTCTGACAATCGACGATAACAATAAACTTTGCCATAACATTAACATCTCCTTTACTTTATATATATATTATATCATATTTTTTATAAAAAATCAAAAAAGAGGGTATGTTTCCATACCCTCTTTCTTTTATTTTAAGGGATTAGATGTTAATGTTAACATCATCCACGAGCTGTTCCAGGGCAGTGCCACGAAGCAGCTTATTAACAACATCAGATACGCTTTCGTTATCGCCGGCCAGAGCATAAGGTGCAATAGCCTGTGCAATAGCTACAGTCATATCATTGTTGCTCTTGGAAGTCATAGCAGCAACCAGATCTTCGCTGATAGCGCCAACAATCTGGGTTACAGTATCAGCATATGCCTTCTGCTTAGCCTCTTCGATAGCAGCCAGCTGACGCTTATGCTCGATTTCCTGAGCATTATCCTTATCCTTACGAGCAAGGGATGCATCGTGAATAGCATCGATAACCTTCTGCATATCCTGTTCAGCCTGCTTTGCAGCAATCTTTTCAGCATCCTGCAGACGATTGATTTCAGACTGAATTTCCAGCTTCTTCATCGCCTCTTCACGCTGCAGCTGCATCTTGTTGATCAGCTGCTGGTTACGGAGTTCCTGCTCCTTCTGCTCTGCCACGGCCAGCTTTTCAGCAACTGCGACACGCTTTTCGGCATCAGACAGCTTCAGAGACTGAGTAATCATTTCCTGCTGATGAGCGATGAGCATATCCTCAATATCACTATCAACAGCAATGCTCAGAACTTCACAGTCGTGAACCAACATACCGTTTTCAGTGAAGAAGCGACCGGGACGGCTATGAGCGCACTCACACTCACAGTTCTCAGTATTGGGATTATATGCAATGGCAACATTACGAACAATGGTAGAATAGTTCTGATAGAACTCTTCAATAGTATACTTCTTAGCTTCACGCTTCAGCTCGGAGCGAATGCGATCGCACATATACTTCACATAGTTCTCAACATTGAACCACTTATCCATGTAATCCTTTTCAAAATCGACACAATAAGAAACCTTAATGCGGCAATTTACAAAGTCCTTAGTCTCAACGTCAACCAGGTCAGAAACCTTGTTATTCTCATGACGCAGGAACACAGTCTTAATCAGATTGTCAGTAGTCTTAGGCTTGCCAGTAGACATCTGCAGCTCTTCAAAGGTCTGATCATAATCGAGCAGGATAGTCTGAGGACCGCAGACAACCTTTCTTTCGCCACTCTTGGAAATGACATTAACTGCATAACCAGTCCAAACATCAACGCTTACGACACCATCAAACTTGTTGTCCAGAGTAATGGTACGAGGCTTGGTGTAGGAAGTGCCGCGAGAGATATTAGCCTTAGCTTCCAGATTTGCCAGAGTAGAATCCATAGAAGTGGAGGTCAGGAAGGACACAGAATCGAAATCAATATTCTTCAGAGACTTCTCAACAGACTTCTCACTCAGACCGAGATTATACTCCAGAGCAGCATAATTACCGGGGAACCACAGCTCGCACTGCTTCTGGGTCAGCTTACGCTTAACAACAACCTCAGTGCGGGGATCGGGCAAATACATTGCGGGACCTCTGACAGTAGTAATTTCACCAGTCAGTCGGTTCATAATGTAACGACCTTCGCCTTCGGGAATAGCAATTGCATGGTGAGTAATCTTATTATCATAGTTGATAATAGCGTGCTCAGGACGAGGATAATAAATCATCTGGTCATTACCAGTGATAAACAGCTCTTCACCAACAGGGTGAACAGTACCATCGCTATCCTTATACTCAGCGATTACCTTAACATAAATGCCAGTAATCTTAGACAGTTCAATTGCGCGGAAAATACAACCGCCCTTAGGAGAGTCAACGAAAGTCTCAGTAGGCTCGGGGAAGACTACGGCAGGACCATGTACATAGCGCTTGTTGCCGTCTTCATCCTTCAGAATACAATACTCCAGACGCTCCAGAGTTACAGCGTCACGAACATAGCCCTGAGCGCTGTCATTGCACAGAGGAATTACTTCGATGCCAGTAGGAGGAATATAGAAAGAAACCTCAGTACCCTTAATAACCAGAATCTGACCATTTACATAAGTCTGATTATCTTCAATCTTATTCCCTTCACTGTCGAGCATCTCACCCTGAGACTGACTTGCGGCATCAGCCTCATAAACTCGAGCCAGGAGATACTGGTTAGAGCGGAGAGAGTGACCCTTTACAACCTTAGCCATCTGGCCGGGATATAGGGCGAAACTTACAGGGCCGCGAACATTAATCTTCTGACCAATGCGAACATCTTCAGGGAGATTATTTGCACCAGGTCGGGGATGCTTATTATCTTCAACGGGATTCTTGAGAATGATATACCAGTTCTCAGGAGCAGTAGCGAACAGATTTACGACATCATTATAGCCGCATCTGTCAAAAGTCTTAGTCTTAGTGTTAAAACGAACCAACTTATCACTATTAGACAGACTAGTCTTGGAGGGACCAACCCAACAAACGACATGGCCCTTAGTCTCATCAAGGACATAGGCGTATTCGTTAATGGAAAGCACCAAATCCTTCTGCATTTCACTCATATTAGAAAACCATTCCTTTCTTATTTTCTATAATAATTATAACATATTTTTTATAAAAAATCAATAATTATCGCTTATCTCCGAACAATCGTAAAAACATAAATGAGAATGTTCCTGCAATGAAGCCAGTGATATATACAAACTGCTCAGGCACAAATTCTGCACCAATAGCACCTGCGAAAATAGTTACCAGCCATAACAGAAAGAAAATCCAACGACTCATATTATACCTCCTTGGGAATAGACTTTGTAATAATGGGTTCATCTACATAGCAGCTCAATGCGCAAGCCACTTTAACTGCCTCGGCGGGCGAATGGCCTAAGTATAAAGCTGCAGAGGCATAATATTGACCAGCGCCAATAGAGAAATAATCATTCACTTCTCCAATATAGCCGCCACTACAATAAAATACCTTATCTTTATATGCAATCAAATACTGATTATCCAACTTTTTCTCAACGCCGAACTCTTTAGATCTCCATTCCATAAATTCATACATATACTTTGTGAGTTCTCTGTCGTTCATGGCGAGAGGGGTGTGGTTTTCGGAAAACAATGCCATATGAATACCCTCATGTGCATAACCAGAAGTGCCAATTAGCATACCATTTACTTCAAAAATCTTACCTCTGCCAACAGGAGTTTTATCAGTTTCTCCATGAACAATGATAGAGTCGGCGGACATTACAATACTGTTATCGTAAATCTTTACAGCTACAACGCTCATAAGTCATCTCCTCCTTACATTTTGGACATTCTTTTGGCTTATCGCCATATTTATATTTCGTAAAAAAAGTATACTGACAGTTGGGGCATGTAAAATCATACCCCAACTCCCAAGCATCAGTTAGAATCCATTTCCATTTCTTCGGCTTCGAGTCCATCTGCTTCCTCCATGTCAGGCGCCTCTGCCTCGACCTTAACAATGCCCTCAAGAGCCTTGAAGTACCAGTTCTTGTGCTTGTAAGCGCAGAACTTAGGCTTATTCAAGATTCTTACAACAACACCTTCACGAACATGAGTCTTGCCGATAGGGTCAGGTCCGTCGTAGAATCTCTCTGCGACATTCTTAATCCACTCGCCAGGCTCAATAGTAGGATCGTCGGCGCTTGCAGGGTTCTCAGGAATAGTTCCCTTCCAAAGAACAGGAACAGTCTTTACTCCCATCTGCTCACAACGATAGCGCATGAAGTCAGGAGTATATTCGACAACATTGCCGTCCTCATTAGTCATAGTCATACGATATACATAGATATCACTCTGACCAACAACCTTCTGATTACGACCATCAGTGTCATCGCATACCAATACAGCAGGACTACATCCATAGCTGAAAGTAGTAGTTTCGCCATACTGCTTAACGAACTCTTTGTCATTCAGCTTTTTGTTGCTACATTCAGACATGATAGGGGTTCCAGTGTCAGTGAATCCAACGACTTCGTAGTAGACAGTTTCTCCCTTCCAGAGCTTTCCTCTGAACTGTTCGGCATGAGGGATTCTGAATTGATTGCTGCCATAGAAGCCGCCATCAGCAGATTCGAGGACTGTTCTGCGTGTTCCTGTAACCAGGTCGAAAGCATAGACAGGGTCTCCATCGCGTCTGAACAACTTATCCCAAATTGTGCGATGGAAGCCGCTAAGGACTGGAAGGTATCCAGTTCGCTGGCTGGTTCCGTGCATTTTAAGGGTGATTTCGATTTCGTCTCCGCTTCTAAAAGCCCCCAGGTTATATGCGAGCTGCTCGGTATCTGCGTGTTCAACGAAGAGAGGAGCAAGAGGAACTCGTCTTTTTCTGGTTTTATTTCCGTTGGTAGGATGTCCTACGCGCTTATTGCTTCGAGGGATGTACTTGGTACAAATTTCGTGTCCGTTAACAACATCAATAGTATCTCCAATCTTTAAATGTGCAGCGGCACCGTCTTCAAAGCAGTAATCAAGGCAAGTTAGAGGCAGGAATAGACCGTCACTCTTTTCACCACGCAACTTAATTGCAGTTACATTTCTCTTATCAGGATCCATATAGCCGCCGCCAGGAATAGAATGACCATTCTCGTCACGTAGACGAAGCAGGTTGTTGTTCTGGCAGAATTCAGTGCTCAACTGAAGGTCGGTAGGGAAATAAATTCCAACCTGGCCTTCACTATAATCAGTAGAAACGCAGACAGTATTACCAAAACAATCAGCTAGTAAAAGTCTATCTGCATTAGAATGGGGTCTTACATTTTTTAAAGTTGTAACATATCCACAATGCATTTCTCATTCATCCTTTCTACAATATAATTTAAATCAATTTTATCAAAATCAGTATATGGAATACGAATTAATGGAATATTTTTTTCTAATGCATAATTGTTTTTAATAGCATCGTTTTGTTGAGTTTTTTCCCAATTTTCTTCATTATTCCATCCATGATAACTATCTTGAGTAAAGTGCAAAACTCCATCATATTCAATGAAACAAATTACTTTCTCTTCCTTTAAAAGGGCAAAATCATAATAATAATTTATTTCATTTACACGAATAGGATATTCAGCAACAAATGGAATATTGCCACTTTGTAAAATATTTTTAATTTTTTGATTGCCTTTAGATCGAATACAGCCACAACTTGAAGTATGACCATTTAATAATAATTCAGCGCTTGCCAAATGGGTATTGCCGCAATCACATTTGCATTCCCAAACGACACTTCCATGCTTTCGCATTTCTGTTGGTTTTAAAGCAATTAAATTTCCAAAGCGTTGATTAGTAAGATTTTTAGAAAATTGTTTAGATACAGTTTCTTTATGCAAGCATCCACAGGATTTAGTATTTCCGTCCCTTAAAGATTTTGTTGTAACTATTAATTCGTTACCACAATCACATTTACATAACCATGCAGTTCTACCATTTTTATTTGGAGCAGAATCGATAACTAATAATCTGCCAAATTTCTAGTTCATTAAATTTAATTTTACAGCCATAAATAATTACCTCTTTTCAATTTTTTAGGGGTTTATTTCCCTTCTGTAATATTTACGTCGTAAAATAGACCGATAAACCAGTTTCGACCAAATTATTTTGTATCATCCTCCAATTCTGTAATAATAATTGCCGGCAATTCGGCAAGCAATTTTCTCAAATGTGTAGGCTTAGGCCCACAAATATCATCTTCTGGAAGAAGTGCAAGCACATCTTCGAGTTTGACATAAATGCCATTAGTCATTAATTACCTCTTCTTCCTTGACACGACCCCACTTGTAATTACAATAGCTAGTTCCCTTACGGACAGCCTTCATAATATTAGCCATAATGCGGTCACGGTGGATCAGCTCAGGCTCCTTAGCTTTCATAATGTCAGTAATCAGCCAATCAATAGCGTCATCGCAAGTCGCAAAATTGCGAACCTTACCATTTTTACCGCCATTAACGTGCTTACTCCAGAAAGTGCCAGAAGGCATCTTTACATGAGCATTATCCATAGCCGCCTCAAAACCTTTATTCAAAGGATGACAAGGCAGAGGGTCATGAGTCTGAGTATATTCGTATACCTTCTGGAGCATCATTGCGTCTTCCAGAGGATTATGCTTCTGCTCAATTTCAGCAGACTGCACATAATTAAATGCATGAACTAACTTAATAGTACCATGGAAAAATTTACGAGTATCCTCATAGCAATTTTCCATCTTAGCCATTAAGACAGCTGCAACAGTAAATGCATGTTCGTGGGTAATTGCAGGCAGAGTACACTTAACGAATTTAACATCGTCACCATAGGAAATGAAACGGCAATTCATAACATTTTTCTCCTGGTTCATTACCCACAGGTCAAAGTTAATAAGAACTTCATCAATTGTAGGAGCCTTTTCCAAATCCTCGGCTGAAATATGTGTCATCTGACTAATATATTGAGAGATAGAGCTAAGCTGGGGCTTAACCAGAGAGTGAAAAGTAGCACCATTCTCTGCGCAAACGCCAATAGCAATAATCTCGTTTTCAGGCTGAGTAGCCTCGAAATCAATATAAAACTTCACAATTACCAACTCCTTATTTTTTCATAATTTCTTTATACTTGCGAACAATGTCAGCAGTATTTTCGATAGAGTTTGCTCTATCAATTAAATGTTGAGCTTCCCAGTACAAAGACTGAGCAAATTTTTCAAGCTCTTCGGCAGTCATATTCTCAACTTCTGGATGCTCTTCAATGAGATCTTCCAAGTCATCTTCTTCCCACCATGCAAGACCTAAATTAGAGAATTTTCCCATTAATATTTCACCTTTCTCCAATTAAAAATACTGTAATAAACGATTTTTCCACAATGAGGACATACCGTTAGCAAACGACCAGTGCCTCTGCCACGTTCAGTCTCCCTATGACTGAATTCAAAAACAGTTTTGCAGGTTTTGCAAGTAGCTCTATAACCTTTCTCTTTTGCATAAGAAACAATTCTTGCCATTACTCCACCTCCATATCATCACAGTCTTTTCGGTACAGCTTTAAATCACCATAAAAACCGCTATATTCCATTGTTAATTGGAAATCATAGTTGGGATTAGAATACCAATACCAAGTATCCTGTTGCCAGCCATTGGAATCAAAATCCAATCGCTCCCATCCCAACTCTTGTAAAGTGCTATCAATTTCAGAAGGAGAACAGAGTAGAAGGTTTTCTCTAATATCGAGGATAAAATCTTGATGCTTGGGGAAAATATTTTTGATATAAGTTTCCAAAAGGAAATGTATTGTCGCCTTATGTAAATCTACCTTTTCAATATTCATTACTTCACTTCCTTCCAACCATTACGCTGAATGATTGCACGCATATTTGCCACTCCAACAGGATTCATCGAATGAATTCTAATCGGATAATTTCTACCCGTCTCTTCAAGCCAATCAAGGAGTCGGATATAATCTCCTCCATACTGGAAATAATCTCCAGCATCGTGATCCATATCAATAACTTCAATGGTAGCGTTCCACAACTCTGCAGGAGGACAATCCCATTCATCGAGTGCATTTTCAATTTTGTCTTCAAAGATTTGAATTTCTTTGATTGCACGATATACGCTGTGACACCAAATATAACCTTCAGGTGCAGGTCGAATATCATCTACCCAGAGCTTAATGTTGTTACTCATATTTATCACTTCCTTAACCTTATATATATATTATATCATATTTTTTATAAAAAATCAAAATAGAGCATTTTCCTAAATAAGAAAAATGCTCTATCTTTTTAAATTTCCTTTACAGTTAGAGCTTTAGCACTTGCAATTTCATAGTGGTCATCCCACTCGTCAGTCGAATATACCATATCACTCAAACCATATAGAAAATCATCAATATATTCAATAGCCTCGTCTTCGTCTTCAACGTCTTTAATCTGGACTTTTAAGACGATTTCAACCTCATAGTCCCGCTTCATAATTCGGATCCTTCTTTAACCACCAATCAAGATTGTCTGGATTTTCCCAACGCTTCATAATAGTATCCCAGTCTTCAATGTCACGGAAATACATCTCAACGCCAGGACGCACAAGACGGTCATCATGATAGTGACCAAAAAGCCATACTTGCCAATCAATAGTTTTCTTAAATTCATCAAGCCATTTTTCCATGGTTTTATCTACACTTGATTGGTCAAGGCCGGGAAGGAAAAGGTCACGAGGCTCCCAGCTTTCAGGGCAGGTATGAGTGAGAATTACATCGTAATAATTGCCATTACAATTTACTTCGATTGCACTCATTTCAGCGTCCGTAAGCTGTTCGGCAGGAAACCAACCAGTTTTCTTACTATTGGTATAGTTAGGATCTAACTTACCGCTAACGCCAGCTCTGGCTAAACGATACCATTTATCGACAGAATATGCTCCACCAATAACTAAAGCAACCTTGCCTCCAATAGCATAATCTTCGCCATCTACAAAGTAACGAATATTCTCAAATTCTGGCTGATACCAAACCTTACCCTTAGTCTCTTCATCGTAGACTAGCTCTACATTTGGAAGATTTTCTGGGCGCTCTTCATGATTGCCGCGGACACAGTAAATAGAATAACCAGTCTGATTTACAAACTTTTTATTTTTTGCATCTGTTTTATTTAGATAGAAATTAAGACCCGCGTCACCAAGAATAATGATTGCTGTCTCTGCTGGAGGATACTTTTCGGCATCGATGTTGCTCAATCTTGTCATAACCAGCCCGTGCGTATCTCCCGTAACAAGCCAATGCTTAATTTTACTCAATCTTGCCACCTCCCATTGGATATATTGGAAAACCAAGCGAAACTGCATTCATTTGATTTTCCAATTTCTTAATTTTTTCTTCAACAGTCTCTTCTTTTCCAGAAGAAATGTCTTGTGTATGTTGCAGTAGAGCAAGACGAATAAGGCAAGTGTCCTTATTCATGCTCCACATCATACACTCTTCACCCATGCAATCAATTTCAGCTGCATATTGTTTTCCATAAGAAATTAAAGGACATTTAGTCATAACATTCCTCCTCAGCCAGCTCAATTGCAATAGCCAATTTCATCATATCTCTCTGAACACCATCCAAGATAGCATCAACCTCGGGCTTGCCGACATTCTCAACAGTTTCGGCAAAAGCATCTGCGATTTCAACTACATGATCGATAGTCTGCTTTGCTTCAATACGAGCAATTTCCAGAGGAATTTGATGTCTCTTATATTCCATCATATGAGGAACTTTGCTTGGAGTAGGAATCAAGCAAGATTCATAAGACTCGCCAGCGATGTATCTCTCAATGTAATCTTCAACTCGAATCAGATGATGAGTCTGCTTACCATCGTAACCATGCTTTTCAATGATTTCCATCTTAGAAGGATAAGGATGTTCCATTGCATGGTATTTCTCCATAGCGATACCCTTCATGGATTTAATCGCCTGGAACTCATTGTAACGAGCAATCTCTTCTCGATGCTCAACAAGAACATTCCACATAGGTTCATACTGAGGGTTTACGATTTTAAATGGAGTAAACAAAATCTCAAGGAAGTTCAAGTTCTGCTTACGGAAAGTCTGCATATACAGACGCAGGTCTTTAAAGTCAATATGTTCATCATTTGCACGAACATGAGTTGTGCTTACGGGCTTTTTGTTAAAAGCAATATCTTCAAAAGTCGGCAGGACAATGAGCTTAGTGTCGATATCACTACCTTCATAGTCCAAACCATAGTTCTGAGAACCCTGTAGGAAAATACCTACAATACGAGACTCGTCAAAATATTCCAGAGCTTCTTCGTAATGTTCACGAAGACGACTCATAATTTTCTCTTCTCTAGTCATTGTCATACCTCCTTATTTATCTTCATCATCGTAACAGTAATATTCTTCATCGGGATCGTTGATAAAAGAATCCCAACATCCACCTTCTTTATATATTGCTTCTTCTGGAGTCATATCTCCATAGAGATTAGCATACCAATCAGGGTAATGATATTTAATGTATGCGGGGTCGCATACACAATCCACATAACCGCGAGGGCAAACAGGCTTATAATACATAAAGCAAGATTTTTTAGGAAGTGCCTGTAAAATAGTTTGATAGATAGGATTGTCTCTGCATTCAATGCACCAAGATTTATCAGATACACATTTTTCACATTTACTCATAATTATCAACCCTTTCTTTACTTACATATATATTATAACATTTTTTTGTAAAAAAATCAATAAATAAGAAAAAGCGGCGAATTAACGCCGCTTTATTTAAACTTGTGGAAAATCAGTTCCAAATCTTACAATATCTTGAAGCTCTGTAGTAGACGCTTCTATAATAACAAGTTTTTCACTATCTGCTCGAACTTGATGAACCATTCCAGGAGGAATAATAATTGTCGTTCCTGGCTTAACCGGTCTTGCTCGACCGGCAATTATTGCAGTTCCAATACCTTCAACAATATGCCAAGTTTCATGTTTTTGTCTGTGTAATTGTTTAGAAATATTTTTTCCTTTTAAAATTTCCAATCTCTTAAAAGCATATTTATCTGTTTTTGCAAGTAAATACTCTTTTCCCCAGATTTTATCAATATGAGCTTGACTATCTATTTCAGGCTCCCACTGATAAATACTTATACCTTTATCATCAATATATTTTAATCCTGCAGGTTTTCCGAACAGGAGAGTGTGATATTTAACTCCCCAGCGTTCAAGCTGTTCGGCAGTCACTTCACTCCAATCGATACCTGTTTCTGTTCCACGAGCAGTAAAAAGTACAATTTTATATCCTTCATCATACTTTTTATTTAATTTATCAATAATTTCTTGAATTGGTTTCGCTTGAGAATAATCTGATTCTTGGGAACAAATAGTTCCGTCGATATCAAATATTAGTGTTCCCATTTCCATCTTGCGAACTCATATTCATGTTGTTCGTCGATATCGATTGTTTCTTCTGCTGGAATCTCAAGCAAACACAAATCTTCTTTCAGCATATAGCCATCTTCGATAAAATTATTCTTATTAAACACATGGAAACAGTGTGCGCACTGATACCAAGGAGTAATTTCTTTAGTGGTTAATCTCTTATAGTCAATATAATTAACTGCATTAATTTCATCGTCCCAAAGCCAATTTTTAAATTGCTTTACAGTTGTTCCATATTCTTTACCGCTTTCGTCAAATTCCATAATCTTTGCAACGATAGTTTCACAAGATAAGAAAATAAGACAAGGATTTAAGAATACAAGATAGTCTTCTGGAACATCAAGGACATCTTTATAGATAAACTGGAGCGGACCTTCCGCTTCAACAGTAGCCTTTTCTCTATACTTAATTACTACATTTGGATATTTATTTGCGATTTCAATTAAAGGTTCATCACAAATTAAAACATATGTAGGAATATTATAAGTTGTCGTGATATACTGTAGCTTTTGGCAACAAATATCAAACATACAAGTATCTCCAATGGGGAGAATTTGCTTATTTGGCAATCTATGACTGCCGAGACGAGCGGGTACAAAAATTCCGATGCTCTTATTCATATTTAATTCCTCCGTTTTCTCTTGTATAACGTCCACCTTTATTAGAACATTTATAGCAAGGAGAATTTGGTTCAAATTTTGCTTTCTTACAGTAATCAATCATTTCCTCTCTCCTGGCTGAAGACAAGATTTCTTCGAGAGGCGTTTCATTGAGATCCCCAATAATATACAATTGATGTGCGTCAATATCACTGCGAATATTACAGCAAGGGGATATAGTTCCATCATAGTTAACTCCAATAAAATATAAAGGCTCGGTGCAAGCGTAATCTCTAATTGGTTCTTCTATTGGAAGTGAACCTCCTCTATTGCCGGGAGTATAATTATCTTTCCAATCTACATAATAGAGAATTTTCATATTTTCATAATGGGCATATATAAAATTATTAACGATTTCATCAATTTCACAATGCCAGCTATTTAATTTATCAACACAAAATTGCATTCCTCTATTATCATAATCCATGATAGAAAGTTCGTCAATTTGCAAATGATGAATTATATCAGAAGATAAAAAATCTCCATTAGTATTTGTTACCAAAGTGCAATTTGGAAGTTCTTGCTTGATATATTTACAAGCGTCATTAAGTGCATTTACATATGCAAGAGGCTCGTTATATCGAGAAAATGTAATATAGCCAGAATAATTCATATTTTTGAGAGATTGAATTAAATTCTTAAAAATATTTGCATCAATATAATTAGTGTTAGATTTTCTGTCAATAAAACTATTTGGACACCATACACATTTGCGATTACAATAAGACCATAATTCAAGCTCAACTAATCGTAAATTGTTCAATTTCTCACCTTCTTTATTTATATTATACCATATAATTTAAGAAAAGTCAAGATAAAAAAAAGAAAAAGGGACATTAATCAATTGATTAATATCCCTTTAATTTAAGGCAAAAACATTCCTCTTGTGGAAATAGATGTGCTAGTAGAAGATGCCGTAAAATCAGTATACATAAACCATGGGCCGCCCTGGAAACCATTATCAGTAGCGATTTCATAAGCAGACTTACCTGCGAGGGCTCCAGCGCCAGCTAAAGAGTCTTCAACATATTTCTTTGATAAGATATAACTTACAATATCCATATTATAACTTCACCCACTCGCCCTTACTATTTTTCATATAGACTTCAGCTGTAGCGATTATAATAGCCACGCTTCCCATCTGGCAAGGGGGCAGGATTGATAAGTCATCAACGGAATCACAAACGAATTCTTTGATGCCATAAGAAATATCTCCATCGTTGGATGTAATCTTATACATAATAAACCCTCCCTTTGTGTATTTAAATTCCTCTATATTCTATTAAAAATAGAGTTAAAAAACTTTTCTTATTTTGGCCGATACAATTCGGTCAAAAATTACCCAGACCTTTTTTCATTTTGGGTTTTCGGTCTTTTCGTCTGTGGCCGGCCGGAGCAGACCAAAAGAAAAAGGTGATGGATTTCTCCATCACCTTGTTTAGTTTATATTAAATTAGTTACCAATGCATTTACTGCAACGGGTTTTTTCACAAGTTGCCAAATCAACTTCATAAGTAGTTGCTTCAGAAGGGTCATTTATAACATCTTCACAAGTGCTTGCATGCACATATGTCCAACTTTCTGCAGTTACATAAGTAGGAATTTCAATTACAGGAGCTTCAACAGGAACAACGTCAGTATAGTCCTCAGTCACGTCAGCAGCGTGGCAGCCGTCGCATACATCGAAGTAAAGAACTCCATTATTAGACATTTCCTCTGCAAATTCAGTTCCAGAGAACTTAACCTCAGAATAAGTCATCCAATAATCTTCATCCCAGTTATCATTGTAATGATCGCACTCCCAAGTGTGAACGATAAAATCTTCCACATCATAGATAAATGCTTCATCAATATTTAACTTCTTAGAGCCAGCAATTTCATCATCATGGTTGAAATAGATTACAACGAAGTCGCCCTTTGCATAACCATGAGGATCGTCAAAAGTATATTTCACATCGTCAATCCAAAAAGACTTAGTATAACGAGTATCAATGAAGCCACAAGCAATCTTGTTAGAAATTACATAAGTGTCATCTTCTGCGAAATAAGTTACAGTAGAAGTATTAAAATCAAAATCTCTGTCATCATAAACGTCATCTTCAATTACATTAGGAAGCTCTTCTCCAGGAATGTAATCTACGCCTTCATTTACAACATAAATAGAAATTAATTTATCATCTTCATCAAAAACACCGATCATCTCATATTCGCCCATATACCAAGTAGGTCTTCCAGTTTCAATGAGAGTTCCATTTACGTACATTTTAACGCCAGACCAGTCAAAAGTGTAAGTTTTTGCATTTTTAGAATCAATTAGCTTATATACTTCACTCTTAACGGCATAAATAGGCTTTTCAAAAGTGCTACGGATATCAGTTACGAACAAATCAGCCTTCTTGTCATTCAAATCCTTGTATGCAACATACAAATGACCGTCAACATATTCAGAAGTCTTTTCGAAACCAAGAACATCCTTTACAAATACCTTATCAGTATTGAAGTGTTCACCAGCCCACTCCTTAACCAAATGCAAATCAAATGCGTTATAAATCATTTGAGCAGCATGGGCACGAGAGCAACCAGCATTAAAATCAGTTACATTAACATTATCATAAAGACCGAGTTCATATGCAACGGCATTCACACCAGTAGGCCAAGCCAAATCACCATAGCCAATAGCGTTCAAGATTGCTCTTGCAGTTTGAGTATAAGTCAAAGTGTCTTCTGGACCGAACTTATTGCCGCCATAACCAACCATCAAGCCATTTCTGCAAGCAGTGTCAATAGCAGCTCTTGCCCAGTGAGTCAATGCAACATCATCAAAAGTGGTATCACTATAATGGATGTCGTCACCATACATAGCACGCACCAACATAGTGCAGAGCTGTGCACGAGTCAAAGTCACATCTGGACCATAAACCTCAGAACTGAAACCGTTGATAATATCGAGAGTTTCCAAAGTTTCAATAGCCTCATATTGTGCATGGTTTTCACTTACATCATTGAAATCTGCAGCGAAAGCAACAGTAGACATAGAGAATACCATCATTGCACAGAGGAACATAGATAAAATCTTTTTCATTCAATCTTTCTCCTTTTTCAATTCAATTTTTTATTCAGTTGTTTCACTTTATATAAATATTATAACATATTTTTTTTGGAAATGTTGCCTGATTCTACCAAAAAGCAAAAATTGTAATGAAATTGTAACAATTGGGTAGAATGCAGGACAGGCCTCCCGATTTTACTCCGGAGGCCTGTCTTTTATTAAACGCTTACTGGATGCAAGCGTAACGCTCAGTGTTGAGCTTCTCCATCATGAGGTCATATCCAGTCTTGCCAGACATGATAGTCTCAAAGATGGAAGGAGACATACCGGAGACGTAGCTAACGTTGCCGTTACCAATCATAGGAATGTTGTTCTGGCGAGCCTGAACGTTCCAGAAGATCAGGTGAGGCATATCGTAGCCATGAGCACGCCACTTCTTAGCCATAGCCTCGAAGAGAGTGTCATTTACGGAACTTCTGCCGTAACCATAACCACCCCAGCGATCAGTAGAGCGTGCACCGGAAGTGACGCAGGAGTTGAACTCCATGTCGCTGATGATGATGAGGTTCTCAGGGATGTCGGACTGGGAGAGATGATTCTTGACTGCGACATCAAGCATCATATCAAAAGCAGCCTCCACGTTAGTAGAGCCACCCCAGTCGGCACGGGACATACGAACAACCTTATCACAGAAGTCCACACCCTCGATCTCGACGAAAGTAGGATTGGAGCTGAAAGTGATGAAGTGGTTAGCGTAAGGGCCCTTAGCCTTCATGCCGCAATACATACCGAGGGAGATTGCAACATTGATAGGTGCAGCGGCGTCAGTACCGCACATAGAACCAGAGGTATCGACAATAGCCATACCATTAAAGGTAGCACCATTGAAGTAGTCCTCAAGGTTATCCCAGTACTTATTCACCATGAGTCTGTTAGTGTCGTCGAGTGCAACACCATTGTCACGACCATACCAGCCGTAACCGCCACGCATAGCCTTCATAGCCTCGGAAACACACTCATAAGGATACAACGCCTTAGCGTTGACCTTCTTAGTAGTGTCCTTAGCGAAGTCAGCGTAGGACTGAACGGTAGGATCCTGCTTCATACGCTCAATGTCATGACGAGCAAAGGCGTTCTTGTAGATCATACCGGCGCGAGAAGGAATCTTGTCGAACTCGATCTCGTCCCAACGATTCTCGGACATGAGACGCTCAACGATGTTGATACGCTCACGAAGCACAGACAGAGTCTTACGATACTGCTTGTGATTCATACCGAAAGCGGCACGAGTCTTGTTGGCCAGCTCACGAGACTTCTGAGAAGAAGTATTCTCGGACTTCAGCCACTTAGCGAGCAGGGAAGGGGTCTTGCAGGTCACATCGAGTGCCAGCTGCTCCTTCATGAATGCGAAAGCATCCTTCTCAAGAGCAGTACCTACAAACACATACAGGTCGTCCCAACGGCCGAACTCAGGAATGTGCTTCAGGTTACGACGAACGGCATCGGCATCAGTGCGAGCCAGAGACTTCATCACAGTGCGGAAGAAGCGTCTCTCACCCTGACCACCGCGCACGTCGCGGATATAGAACAGGCACTTCAGTGCATATACAGGGTTCTCCTTATATGCCTTCTGGAACATCAGAATGACATCTTCATCGGAACGAGTGCGATATGCGGCACCCATAGCAAACATATCGAGCAGATTGCTCTTAGTAGTCTTATGGGTCACGGCACCATTCTCAGTGCGAGTGAAATTGGAAACGTCCTGCAGACCGGAAATAAACTTATTCATAGTGAATTCTCCTTTTTCTCATTGATTTCCTCTTGGACAAGAGGATAGTAAGTATTTCTTTACCTTACATATATATTATAACAAATTTTTTGAAAAAAATCAAATAAGATTTTTATTCCAGACTATCTTCAATAACTGCAATCAATTCTCCTTTAGACAAAGATTTTGGACCTACAGTAAATTCAATAGTGGGAAATTTAAGATTATTAACAAAATCGACAAATTCTTCATTGGATAAATCAGTTTTATTTTTTATGAAGTAATTACTGCTTGGAGACTTTGTTAAATCAAAAGAAGCTTTTCCAGCGTTTCCGCCAACACGCTGAATACGAAAATCTGCTTTATTTTTATCTACAAAATCAAATAGATCTGTAGTGGTTCTTAATTTAACTGTTTTTCTTTCTGTTGGTTTACGCATCCATACTTGGAAAACGCAAGGAACAAGAATAGATTGTTCATCTTTTAACATAAATTCACAATTATCCAAAATAATCTCATTTTCTAAATGGAAATTAAGATTTAAACGATTTTGAATAGAGTCTTTCTTAAAAGATAAGGGTAAAATAAAAGCAATTGTATCTGCAATTTTTGCGGCTTCATTAAAAAATCCAATAGCTAATGTATTTTGCTGACCGAAAGGAGGATTGCCGCAAATCAAAATAGAATTATAATCAGAAAATTGAGTCTTATCTACTTTGAACCAATCACATGCTACAACATTCTCAGCTTCTGGATTTAAATCACAAGCATACATAGGGATATTTCTTGGAAACTGTTTAACAAAACTACCAGTTCCCGCGCTAGGCTCAATGATATAATCATATTTAGTAAAATCGATTAAACTTAAACATTTTTCAACCGTTGCAGGAGTTGTATAAAAACGATCAAAAATATCTTTTTGTCCGTTGCTCTTAGTTTCTCTTCCCATTAATTCAGCTCCTTTCTATACTTGGGAATAAAGTATTCATAAAAATCAGTATTATTAATGGCGCATTGCATGCGCTTTTGAGTCTTATGATCACGCTTAAAACGAGGTCGAATTAGATTGGTAGTTTGTTCTTTCCACTTGGCAGTAAGAGCTTCTCGACCAATCTTCCATTTTTCATCATTAGAAACGTCATTAGTTACAGAATCAAGAAAATCTTGACACTCCTGAACAATATTCTGATCAAACAGCTCATGCCACTCATTACCAGAAATAAACAAAGTTTCAATAGCAACAATATTATCCTTTTCGCCGCTCCAAAAACCAACAATCAAATAAAAATCATCAGTATTGGTAGCATTACGAGTAAAACTAGCCATTTCTACGTCAGAATTGATTTTTTCAGTTTTAATAGAAACAGGATGACCATTTAACATTCCATCCCATTTATAAGTATAATGGCCTTCTGGACAAGGCTGGATATTAAAAAGGGTTTTTGCATAGTCTTCAAACTTAAAACCATGCTTTTGACGCTCACCAGATTTCTTCTTCTTGGGCTTTTCAGCCTGAATTACAAAAGAAAAAGTGCCATCATCATTTACGCAAAGAAGATTGTTATTAAACAAGGCTTTCCAAGTCCTTTCGGGAATGCCTTTACCATTATTAGCTCCAGAAGTAATAATGATTTCCTCACACTTTTCTCTAGTGAAAAATTCATCTTCACAGCTATCAAAAATAATATCTCGACATTCACGATAAGTCATATTCAACTCTCCTTTACTCATTTTCTATAAATATTATAACATAATTTTTATAGAAAATCAAATAGAAATAATTTGGTGGGCCTTCGGGGACTTGAACCCGGGACCGTCCGGTTATGAGCCGGATGCTCTAACCAACTGAGCTAAAGGCCCAAGAGGGAGGAAGTTTCCTCCCTTTATCTTAGACTGCGTAATGCAGATTCTTAGTGCCCTTGCGACGAATGACAATATAGTCAATCTTACGCTGCTTACGAGCTTCCAGAGCGGGCTGGTCTTCGGGCGCATCGTAGTAGCCTTCCTGCCAGTCAACCTCACAGTCGCCACCTTCGACGATAGTACCACCCTTATCATAGTTATATACGGAAGTCTGAGGATTAAACTTAACATAGAAGTCATAACCCTTTTCGTCAGTGAACTCAACATTCACATCATCGTCAGAGAACATATCCATATATACCTCACGGCGACACTTACCACCATCGGCAAACACCAGAGTTGCATTGTAAGACTCGCGAGACAGGTTCAGGATATTCAAATCCTTAATTACATCTTCAAAGGAAGTTCCAAGAGTCAGCTCGAAAGCGATTGCACGCAGACAGTCATAGTTAAGGTCAACCTTACGAGAGAAGGAAATTACCTTATCAATCTGGTCATATGCACTTTCGGGGATCTTGTCTTCCAGGTATTCACGAATCTGGTCGGCAGAAGGATAATCGAAACGGAAATGATAATGGAATCGGCCAGGACGATTTACCAGATAATTGTTCAGATTGTTCAGCTCATTGCAAGTAACAATGAACAACTTTTTGCCCTGACTTAAACCATCGAACAAGGTAAGCATTTCAGCCTGAGGGTCATTCATAGAGTCTCTATCACCCTTGGAGTGAAAGGTCTTATCGAACTCGTCGAAAAAGACTACAACTTCCTGCTGGATAGATGTGAGATAGTCCGCAATGCCGGGAATATACTGATTGACAATAATCAGAGGATAGCCCTCATTAATTGCTGAAGCAGAGAGCATCTTGCCGAACAGGGACTTACCAATACCCTTAGCACCAGACAAGATAACGCCGAGACTGCGCTCAAACATCTTAAAAGACTTGAGAACCTTTGTCACCTTTTCGGGGTGAACACCATAGACCTTTTCAGTAATAGAAATCTCATCATATCCAGTCAAGAAAAAGCCAGACTGCTGACTGAAATTCACCTGATAAGCCTGTGCAGGTAGCTCATTGAATGTTCTCATTGTATTATCATAGATTCGATATACATTACCCGTATTAACTACTCGCATTCACTTACCTCCATTCATATATAAACAACTTTTTTTACCTTACATATATATTATATCATATTTTTATTAAAAAATCAATTAAGATTTTTATTTGCAGTTTTACAGGTGTAAAGTCCTAAAAACAAGAATATTGCCGTTTCTCACGATCGGTTAAACGAGAAACGGCAAATGGTGCGCCGCCCGGGATTCGAACCCGGGACCACCAGATTAAAAGTCGGGTGCTCTGCCAGCTGAGCTAGCGGCGCAAATAAAAACAAGACGCTTGACTTTTATATTTTCATTTACTCAAAAAAGAAAGTTAAAAGTTGCTGTCTGCGTCTTTACCAAAGTTTCATTGTTTGTTCTGCCTCTCTTCACTCCGCATAACCCGAATCTGCGGTGACCTCCTAAGAGGGCAAATCAAAGATTTAATTTACAAGGCACTAATTAAAAATGTTTTCCAGTATATAATATTCATCTATTATGTAAATCAAAAACTTTTTTTAATGTTGGCTGTGTGTGCCTTTAATTCATATTTACTTTACTCTTGGTTGTCGGCATCTTTTCAAAAGACCGAGCTCATTTCGAGAGCCGCTCAATCAGTTTACTTGTGTCGATCTTCCCCAAGAGCCTCTTTTTGTAGAATAATAGTTTTCATTACTATCAAGTATTGATGTTAAATCATCAAATTGTTCATCCTAAAAAGATGTTTTGCTGTTTGGCTCTCATGTTTGTCGTTAATCAGCAGGAAAGGAGGGAGAGAAAAATTTAATATTTTTCTCTGGAGCGAGATAGGGGATTCGAACCCCCACATCCAGCTTGGAAGGCTGGCATGCTAGCCATTAAACATCAATCCCGCATATGGTGGCGGCTTTCTTAATTTTATAGTGAGGAAAGCCGCAAACAATCACTTCGCTTTAAACCATTTATACCATCTTCGATACTCTTCCTCTCGGGTAGGATAGGGTTCATAACGGTATCTCCATTGGTGCCATGACTTAATACAATGACGCCACCATTCTTCGAAAGTCTCGCCAACTGTTTCATAGTCACAAATATCATACGAGCAAAAATTCTTTTTGTAACTTTTATGTTGCAAAGTAGAATATTTATCTCGTCTCAATTTTCTGTTTGCATAGTTCTTAAAAAATCTGTCTTTCTTATCCCCGCTACGAGGAGTTTTTTTATAAGACCTACTCATTCTAAATACCTCCTTTTAAAAAGTATTTAGAAGACAACCACCTTGTACATTGGACTCGCATCCTTTCGTTTAAAACTAACCATTTAGTTTGGCGTTTGGCCCTAACACCAAACCCTCTAAGTCATTCGGCGGCTGACCGAACCAGGATTCGCTCTCTTTTCGTTAAGTGGGCTTATCACCTATATCCCCAACTGATGACCCGTATTTAATGAGCTTAACCTCAATGGTCGGGGTGACGGGAATCGAACCCGTACAGTGTCACCACCGAGGGATTTTAAGTCCCTTGCGTCTGCCAGTTCCGCCACACCCCGAAATAACAAGGCTCACATTCTTTTCCAATTACATCAGTTGTTAGCCAATTATCAGATTAGATTCGCTGTAAGAGCCTTTTTAATTCTTTTCTTATTTTGTATATATATTATAACATAATTTTTTCAAAAAGTCAAATTTTTTCGTGATTGGATACAAGACTTATTTTGTCGGATTCCAGTGTGTTTACCATTCCACCATTCCCCGATGGGCGGGGAACTAGGATTCGAACCTAGAAGCCATAAGGCGCCGGATTTACAGTCCATTTTTTGCTGTTAAAGTCTTTTTCCTTTATCTTACATATATATTATATCATATTTTTTATTAAAAATCAAATTCGATTTTTTGTCTGCGTTCAATTTTTCGTTTTGTATTTTGGTGATTTGCGATATATTCTTTGACTTTTTTGCATCCGCCGCAGGTTCTAAAGTCCTGCTTGCACCACCAACAGGCATCGACATCATAATACCAATGCCAAGGTGGTTCTGGTTTTATCTTTCTCCGATTTAATTTAGCCATTAGCAATCATTCTTTCTTTTGGAGCCATCTCCAGAAGTACCAGTATATTCAAACTCTTCATCATCCATGGCAATCTGACGTTTCAGCTCAGACATTTTATAGTTCAAGCTACGCATATAGTTGCCATTCTTATATCTACGCTTGCCTTTATTACGAGTCTTTGCAGAACACATAGGACAAGAGCAATGGATTTTATTTTTTGAATACTGGTGAAGATTGTCGTAATAGGGATGTTCCTTGCCCATATGATATACTTCTTCGGCAATTCGACGTTTTCTCAACGCCTTTCTTCTGGAAACATCTCTGTTATATGCAGAGGAATTTCTTTTTTCAGACATACAAAAACCTCCTTACATGGCTGGGGACCTGGGATTCGAACCCAGACAACCCCTTCAAAGGGAATAACGGTTTTAGAGACCGGCGTCCTACCATTAGACGAGTCCCCAATATGTTATTACGACTTAGAGATAGCCGCCCCTAACTTTTTGAAAATATCTGCTGTTATCAGAGTAACATCTTTTACTGCTACTGGAACTTGAGCTTCTGTCGCTCCACAAGCAGTTCTTAAACTATTAAACCAAGCAGCGGTAATTAACTAACCGGCAGGAAAGGCAATGGTTACAGTACCATATTTACTGGCTTGATTTTTCCAACTTAAATATTTACCACAATGAGTATTCCAATTTGCTGCTGAAGTGCTAGTAATTACTGCATTGATAAGTTGGTCTTTGCTTCCATCAAACTCTGAAAAAACTCCTGGTCTAGTATATACTACTATTGAAGCGGTTTCAGTTTTTAAAGTATAATCACGAGTTCGTTGATGTTCCCAAGGAGTATATCCATCCTCAGTCTTTTCTCTTGTATAATAATATTCACTACAAGTAATAGTTAAAGTTGCTGAAATAGTTGTTGCTGCACCCTATGCTAAAGATGAAACTGTTTTAGTTCCAGAAGTTCCAGATGCAGATCCCCCAGGAGAAAATGACCAACTATAAACTGGGTTTCTGTAGCGATAACGAGAGAGTGTATATTCTTTATCCCAATCAGAAGGATCTACTGCATCGCAAGAATATGTTATTGTCGCTGATGTTAAACCTACAGAATCTGCGGTTCTTGATAATGTAGCCATATTTTTCTCCTTTCTTTGAAAATAAAATTGGCGGTGGGGAAGGGATTTGAACCCTTGGACGGGTATTAGCCGCCGACGGTTTTCAAGACCGTTGCAATAAACCGGACTCTGCCACCCCACCATATAGGGTGCATATGCACCCATTTATTAGTAGTTTGTGATTAGATTTCTGATTTCCTCAGCAGCCTCATCGACCTGGTCATCAGCGTCCATGAAATACTGCTTCATCTTATCAAAATACTTTGCAGCTTCATCAGCCTTGCGAGCGGCTTCCAGATACTTCTTAGAAGCGCGATCTCTACGCTTTTCGGCAATCTTCAGATTGCAACGAGCTGCAGCCAGTTCCTTACCCTTCTCAACATCGAAGTTATCACGAGGGTCACACTTTGCATAACCCTTAACCGTCCGACCGGCATAGGTGGAAACGGCAGAAATGGTAGTACCACCATTCTCGTTCTTGAACTGGAAGAACTTGTACTTATCCAGACTAAATTTCATATCAATACACCTTTTTCTCATATATTTTTCCTCTATTGGAAATGGAGCTCTCGAGCGGACTTGAACCGCCGACCTCTTGCTTACCAAGCAAGTGCTCTACCGACTGAGCTACAAGAGCATATTTCTTTCTTAACCTTATATAATAATTATATCATATTTTTTTTGAAATGTCAAATTCTCTTTTAAAAATTAGTTAAACGGTTTTTCGTTTGGGCTGACGATTTTTGTGGGCGTCTCCGGGCGGAGCCGCATAAAAAACAATGCGTCACGTTTAAGAACATCAACAGCACCTACTTCATAGCCGCTAACCTTCGTCGCACTATGCCAAACCCACCGCAAATCTGCTTACCCTTGGTCTGTTTTATTTCTTATTCGTGACGCATGTCCAATTAAAGAGCCCTGTTAATTGCGGCCCTCGCTTACTGTGGGTGCAAGGTCGGCTATCTCTTTAATTGAAAATCATTTAATAATACCGCCGCATCAGTCTGTCATTAATAATCCTACCACAGATAAAGGTTCTTTCGTTACCTTACACGGTTAACATTATTACTCTTTTGTTAACCACCATCAGAAGCCATTCTCTATTTCGCGCTCCAGACGGATGTTTTTCAATTATTTAAGGAAAAACATCATAAACCTTATGGTGGGGAGGGTGGGAGTCGAACCCACTCACCAAGAAGGAACGGATTTACAGTCCGCCGCGACTCTCCGACTTCGCCGCCTCCCCATATAATGCGGTTTCCCGGGTATCTTTGTTGAGGCACATAACCGCAAAGAGCTACTCAACCTTTATCAGCCAAAACTTCTCCCTTGAGCGGTTAGGTGAAAGCAACCGCAAACTCCCTCTCGTCTGTCTTTTATTACGCTGTTTTGCCTCAGCACCCTTGAGAGACCGGGTCTGGCTCGTCAAGCAGGATTCGAACCTACATCCAGCAGCGCAACTCCGTGCCCTAAACCATTAGACGATTGACGAATATTGGTGTAAGGGCGGCTTATACCCCGGTTGCCCCTACATCCGGTCGCCATTATACGATTCGGTTTATCGTTACACCGCAAACGCCAATAGTGTGCTTATACGCCAAAAGTGGGTCGCGCGCAGTCCACTACTCTTTAAAAGATGGACGCTTCTAATCCTACTTCCTATTGGAATAACTAAAGACTTATATACGATTTCTGTCCGTAATGCTTTTGGCTCGGGATGATGGATTCGAACCACCACATTCAGAGTCAGAGTCTGACATCCTACCATTAGACGAATCCCGAATATGAGATGTTAAAGATTAAGCGGTTACATTTTTCAGTAACACTTGAATGGCGTAGGAAATCCCAACCTCACTTACCTCACCAACTCAATCGGCCGATTGGACCTGAACCGTTTCAACATCATGGCTGGGGCGGAAGGATTCGAACCTTCGCATGCAGGAGTCAAAGTCCTGAGCCTTACCGCTTGGCGACGCCCCAATATATACAAGACACATTGTTTTCTATTGAACTACCCATTGTTCTATTCGCAAAATGCTGCAAAATCGGACTCGAACCGATAACACATAGATTTTATCTATATTTGCTGCGTGTGTCTTTAAAGTGGTGCGGGATGACGGGTTCGAACCGCCGACCCCTTGCTTGTAAGGCAAATGCTCTCCCAGCTGAGCTAATCCCGCATCTACTTTAATAAGTAGGATAAAAACTTTCAATGCAAGCCATTCTCGGCAAATCTTTACCATCTTTGCAGAGTAAGCGAACTTTCTTAACACAAACTTCATAACGAAGTTTTGCGATGGTTAATTCCATATTTGCAATCTCAAAATATTCTTCAACTGCAAAATTGAACATATCCACAGCTCTTTCATATTCATCACGAGCTTCAACCATTTGCATTAAAGCAATTTCCTTTTCATTTGGAACTTTCTGAGTTTTAGAAAATAACATAATCATCAATTCCTTTCTTAACTTTCTATAATTATTATAACATAATTTTTTATAAAAATCAAAAAAGAACAAGACGCCTAATAACAATAAAATTTGATTTTAAGTCAAACGCGTAAACCAATTCCGCCAAATTCCTAAAGTAGGAACCACAGGATTCGAACCTGCAATCTTCTGTTAAGAAGAATTGCTGCAAGCGTCTATAATATATTTGAATTAAATTATTTACTAAATAATCAAGACTCATAAGGACTTTAACAGTTCCAAAGAGTAAGTTGACTTTCTGTTTGCCCTCTCTATAAAGTCAACATCAAACCTCTTAAACATAACTATTTGCATCACCTATCCAGTTAGTACCTTGAACGGAAATGAAATTGTTACACCAATTTTCTTTACAAGAAATTGATATGTTTGCTGGAATGAGTCTTAAATGGTATCCTTGATTTTGTGTCGGTTCCAAGGATTATACTTCCGTGCACTCCGAAGAGCTTGGTCCGAGTGACAGGATTCGAACCTGCGGCCTCATGATCCCAAATCACGCGCGCTACCAACTGCGCTACACCCGGATATAATGGAGCAATATACGGGATTTGAACCCGTGATTCAACCTTGGCAAGGTCGCGTGTTGCCACTACACCAATACTGCATATTTCAAGACGAATTATATGTAACCAAATCCAACATCAGGTATTATATAAAGATTTGCTGTGCTCGTCTTTATGGTCGGAACGGCTGGAATCGAACCAGCGACCTTTGCGTTATCAGCACACTGCTCTACCGACTGAGCTACGCTCCGAAATCAAGGCATTTTTTTCGATTTGACGGCGCTCTCCCAACTGAGCTACACCCCTATATTGGCAGGGGTGGAAGGGACTCGAACCCACGACCTCCGGCTTGGCAGGCAATCATTTGAAAACTTGCTGTAAATGCCTTTCTTAACTTTGTATATATATTATAACATATTTTTTTTGAAATGTCAAATATTTTTTATGTTCTCAACTCAAAGATCTTATGTCTAAACTCATTCGGAATATTTAAATGCATAGGACATACCTCATTGCATTTTCCGCAGTTAGTACAATAATTTCCAGGAGAGTTAGGCAAAGACCCTTTTATAATATCATATGCATTAAAATAAGTTTTATCTTTTAATGCAAGATTATAAAGCTTAAACAATCCTGAAATAGGAATTCGCTCTTTGCAAACTTTATCACAACGAGTGCAAGTTACACAAGGGATATAAGCATTATCAACATACTTGTCAATAGCTTCCTTGAATCTTTCCATTGGAATTGGAACTTTATTTGTGATAGCATTATAGGTAGGCTCAAAAGTTTCTAATCTTGAATTGCCGCAAAGAATAAGTTCAATTCCTTCTAACTGAGTCACAAAGTCATATGTGGCTTCTAAATTAGAACGACCAAATTCAGCAAAACTTCCTTCTTTGATATTACTATCTTTCAGAAGAAGTCCACCTTTAACGGGTGCTTGAGCGATAATCGGCACATTATATTTTCGAGCAAGAGCATAATTTTCATCATATCTGCATAAAAACCAATCATAATAATTGATAGGCATTTGGCAAACATCCCAACATTTTAAATTAAGATATTTTTCAAACACTTCTGGCAGACATTGAATACTAATTCCAAATCTCTTAATAGTGCCTTTTTTCTTTTCATTTAAGAAAAATGGAATAACATCTTGTTCATAAATATCAAGAGAGCTTCTATCATCCACAGCTTGTAAAATATAAGTGTCAAAATAATGACCTGGCACTTTATTTAACTGCTCTTGGAATAACTTTTTAAAATCTCTATAAGAGATTACATTATAAACTGGCAATTTGCCACAGATATAATAACTTTCTCTTGGATATTTACTTAATAAAGAATACATATGTTCTTCACAATGCCAATTTAAATAGAAAGAACAATGTTCAAAATGATTTACTCCATGAGCCATTGCCCAATCAATTAACTTTTGACCTTGTTCTGGATGATTGAGGTCATGTCGCATAAAACCTAATTCAATAGGGATCATTCATTTCACCTCAATTTTCTGTATCTTCTGGAAGAATTAAAGCAGCGACAAGGTAACCAAGTACACCTACGCCGAAGAAAACAACACTTCCACCCCAAATCAAACGAATGATAGTTGGGTCGCAATCAAGATAATTTGCAATACCACCACAAACGCCAAAGATTTTCTTGTCTTTGTTACTTTTGGTTAATCTCTTTTTCTCCATCATATATTCCTCCTCTCTTACAGTGGCATCCCTTGAGAGACTCGAACTCCCGATCTTATGGTTCGTAGCCATACGCTTTATCCAACTAAGCTAAAGGGACTGGAGTGGATAGTTGGATTTGAACCAACGGTCACGGAGTTGCAGTCCGCTGTCTTAGCCACTTGACTATATCCACATGGTAGGGCACTTATACAGTACCCTTTTCCTTGGCTTCTTCCAAGATTTCCTCAACTGATTTTCTAGTTCTTTTAAGCTCTTCTCTTTCTTCGTCAGTTGGAGTAATCACAACAATTTGTTTATCTTTCGCTGACACATTATATGGTTGGCAGATATAACAATTTTCGCGTCCTCTTACAAAAGAAATAAATTCTTTATTGCAATTAGGACAAATTTTCTTAAAAGTCATAATCAACACTCCTTTCATATTTTCTGAAAAAAGTATTAAATCAATTAACTTAAACTGGCACCCCAAGAGAGATTCGAACTCCCGACACCGCGCTTAGAAGGCGCGTGCTCTATCCTACTGAGCTATTGGGGCATATGATTTCGGTAAAGGTTACTTGGACACTTTACCGAAAAGCTTTTTCAATCGCGTCACTAGGGGGATTCTCTCCTGTCTCATATGATAAAAATGACAATCTGGAAAATGTAAAGCAGTATTGCAACTTGCTTCAAAAGGACAGGTGACGCAACTATTCGGAATATTACTCACGGGTTTTTCACCACCTGACATATTAAAATTATCAAGACTCAATTAAAGTCACTTTAAAAGAGTGGTGCCTATTCGGCAAATAATTGCTGTGCGAGTCTTATTGGTCCCCGCACTAGGAATCGAACCCAGAACCTCGCACTAATCTGGTGCCAAACGGAGCATAAATCCGCCGCTCTACCAGTTGAGCTATACGGGGATATGGGGTGAATGATGGGAATCGAACCCACGACGACCAGAGCCACAATCTGGCGCTCTACCAACTGAGCTACATCCACCATATCGCCAATTAGCGTGCTGTATTGCGTGTATTACACTAATCCTTCCTCTAATTGACTTGTTTCAATGTTTTGTCATGACTAAAACATATCAACCATATTAAAGAGTTTTCGTATCTTTCCTTTTGGCGCCTGCTTGCTTCAGACACACATTTGACCATAATCTCATGTGATAGTATATACATACCAAAAGACGGCGGACTAACATTTAAGCAAAGCTTTGGACCGCGGCACTTCAGCAGTCGTGCCATTTGGTGCGCCTTCAGGGGCTCGAACCCTGGACCCCATGATTAAGAGTCACGTGCTCTACCAACTGAGCTAAAGGCGCATTATTTGCATCCAGTAGTGTTAAACTTCGTATTAGATTTAGTGGTTATGGATTTAATTATCAATTCAGATGGAGTTCTTTTGAAAATAATTCTATAATGTTCCATCTTGAATCTATATAGGTTGTCTTCCATTCCTCGCTTAATCTTTTTCAGAGGTTCAATATGACCCTCATTATGTTGAATTTTAACTAAGGCTTTGTTAAGTTTTACGGCAGTCGCTTTATCAGCTTTGTCAAGAACTTTTTGTGCAGGTTTTGCTATAACCATATGTTACCTCAATTATTAGATTTGCTACTGGATGATGGAGCTCCATGACGGACTCGAACCCCCGACCTGCTGATTTATCTATCAATGCTCAGTTACTTCCTCCAATCTTAGATAATTGTTTTGCTAATTCATATTCATTAGCAAAACTTATCCCTTTAGTTTGCCCATTTTTAGGAGGTACAAATCTTAAAGTTTTTTCTACTGAGCACTCTGCTACTGGAATTAAATAGCATTGGTTGTTCCAATAAGTAGCAAAGAAATCAATTTCGTCAGCGCTATATCTCTCATTTTTAACTCCTGCGCAATTCACATGAGTAGTTCTACAGGAGAACTTAATTGCACTATCATCTTTAAGAGAGGAAGTTTTGACTTGGATTTTTAATAGCTTGCCATTTACATCTGCAATGAAATCATATTTTGAATTATCGCCATAAGGAATGCTTACTCCACATCCTTCTGCTATAAAAGCAGTAAGGCATTGTAATTCGGTAAGATTACCTTTTTGTTTAGAAGTTAATTCCATATTATTTTCACTGAGTTTGATTGACAAATCAGCTGCTCTACCAACTGAGCTAATGGAGCATATGGCGGAGGGGGTGGGATTCGAACCCACGGACCCTTGCGGGTCTCCGGTTTTCTAGACCGGTGCACTAAGCCAGGCTATGCGACCCCTCCATGGTGGAAAGACCTATATTTATTGAAGCATCTATCACTAGATGGTGCGGGTCTCCCCGTTACCGCACGAGCTCAAAGAGTCTCCATGGCGGAGAGGGCGGGATTCGAACCCGCGGACCCCGGAGGGTCGGTTCCTTAGCAGGGAACTGGTTTAAGCCAACTCACCCACCTCTCCATATGCCGGATTATTCCGGCCAGACATCTTCACTATATAAAATAGAAAGAGGCTCAGAGATTTGGTTTGCGTTAAATGCAATCTCTGCAGCCTCATAGCGATCAACGAATTGATTTGTGTCAGTTAGAAAACCTTGCACATGACTTGGTTTATCATAAACTATCTTATGATTAAACATCGTCTCAAAACAGTCGCAATGACGCTTACCGCAGATAATATGCCAATAGGGACTACCTGTCTCTTGGAACTTAATTGCAGAACTTACGATACGCATTACAAATCTCCTTTCTCGAATAATCAAATGAAAAACTGGAGTGTAGAAAAACAAACTCACCCAGCGAGCCTAGATGTAAAAGACTCACTCCAGAATGTAGTCTTTTGTTTCTATATACTTTAAAATATATAGAAAGAATGGCATCCCACAGCCGTATGCGCCAAAGCCGTTAATGAAAGTAGAAAGCAAAGAAAAAACAATCAAGGAAAGGAATCAATCAATGCATACGGATCTTCGTTTGTGGTTCTTAAAGGAAACAAATATGAGTTTTTAGCAACTCGTTGGTGGGCCAGGGCGGGATCGAACCGCCGACACGAGGATTTTCAGTCCTCTGCTACTACCTGCTGAGCTACCGGCCCAGGTAGTTAAAACAAGACACAGAAAGAAAATATTCTGGGAATCGAACCCAGTACAGATTGTTTAACAGACAATTACTCTACCAAATGAGTTAAATTTTTTCTTAATAGAAAAGATTGCTGTGTGTGTCTTTACATATGGGTGCGGTGGGTTGGATTTGAACCAACGACCTCCAGCTTATGAGGCTGGCGAGCTACCAGACTGCTCCACCCCGCAATGGTGCCAATGGCTGGGATCGAACCAGCGACCTCGCCCTTATGAGGGGCGCGTTCTAAACCAACTGAACTACACGGGCAAATCAAGAACAAGACGGTTTTTGTTTTTATATCAAGCATTATAAAACATATAAGTTGCTGAATCCGTCTTAAATTTGGTTCCAAAGAGATTTGAACTCTTATCTCCACCTTTGAAGGGTGGCGTCTTACCATTTGACCATAAAAACCATATACAAGGCAATTGCGCACTTACCTTGGGCATTATGGTTTGCCAAACCGCTCGGCATTATCCTCTCAACCGCAGCTCTAGGAGGTACTTCCTTTTCCGTTTTGTAAGGCAACGAAATGTTTTTCTCATACCCAAACAAACCTTTTGAATTTCTCTGCTTCAGTCATGACTTCCACAGTATCATTCATGGTGATCCCAAGGGGATTCGAACCCCTGACTCCGCCGTGAAAGGGCGGTGACTTAGGCCGCTTGTCGATGGGACCGTAGAAACCAGACGCCTCGGGAGGAAAATTCCGATATTTTTCATCTGGTCAAAACAAATGGAGGCAAATAAAATGCCCTGGTGACCCGTAGGAGAGTCGAACTCCTGTCTCAGCCTTGAGAGGGCCGCGTCTTGACCACTTGACTAACGGGCCATGTATTAAGCACAATCTCGGAAATCCTGACCTTTGTGCTTAATTTTTCGAGTGTAAGAACCCTTACCCTTTTTAGATTCTACACGAGAACCTCTTCGCTTGAACTGCATATACTGTTCCAGCTCTTCGGGAGATTTCTTAAACATTCTCTTGTCGATTTTCTTCTTTTCCATAAACTTCCTCCATTGCTTCACACCATTCGAGAAATTTCCATTCTCGATAATACTCTTCACACTGGATTTGCATATCAAAGCTATCGAACATTTTCATTTCTCCTTTCTTTAACTTTCTATAAATATTATAACATATTTTTAATAAAAAATCAAGAAAGAATTTATTAAGTAGAGTCTTGCGTTTCCTCATTTAAACTTGACTAACCATAAGGCAGGCGGCAAGTCGCCCTCTATGTAAAAATCCAAGTCCTTAACTATCGACATTTCAGCCGCCGGCTAATATAAGGAGACCGGAACCCTTTGGCATGGCGAGAAGTTATTTATCCGTTCATGTTTCGAACCATTACTGAGGAGAACACTTCTTTTGGTTATTCGGCATCAGATATCATTAACCGACGCCACTGGTATCCACGGCGGGACTTGAACCCGCACGTCTTTCGACACTACACTCTGAATGTAGCACGTCTGCCTATTCCGTCACATGGACATATTTGGTTGCAGGTTGCGGGAGTCATGACTTCCCGACTCTCCGGAGAGTTTCGAACCTGCTGGTGCCCAAAGCGGGATTTGAACCCGCACACCTTACGATACTTGATTTTGAGTCAAGCGCGTCTGCCAGTTCCGCCATTCGGGCATAATACGCATTTCCTTATTCCTAAGACTGCAGCATCACAGGGTTCGTATGGCACGAATTCCAGAGCCGAGAAGTATTCACCCAGCTTCAATCGGGTATGCACTTTAAGGGTTAATGCATAAAGAACCAACGCACCGCATTTTGGTTTACTGGGTCAACAAAATCCGCGTTCAGCCTAAAACCGACCCTTATCTAATTATAACTTATTATATACTCTCTAATTATATACCATATATTATAAACTGGTATATGTCCTCTAATGATATAATAAGTCGTGTGCCCCATAAGGGATTCGAACCCTCGTCGTCTGCTCCGTGCAGCCGTTCTTACCACTAAACTAATGGCGCATATGAAATGGAAACTTCCTCCGCAGAGAGGTTTGCCAACCCACATCGATGTTTGCCGCTTTCTCGTCATAACCCGCCCGAAAGCCGCTGAAATACTGGGGTTTGTCTTTTACTGCATTTTCTTCTTGAATATGCTCAGGTTCATTCCGCCCTGGCGAAAGTCAGCTCATTTGGGCATTAGCGTGCCACCAACTAACTCAAAACTTAATCCTTGCAAGAGCGACTTGCAATTGAGTTTATCTTATTTGTTGGATTTATGGTGGACCTGGCCGGACTCGAACCGGCTACCTCCTGCTTGCAAGGCAGGCGTTCTCCCAGGTGAACTACAAGCCCAAATTAAAGAGTAGCTATCGCCGCAAGCCATTACAATCCCACGGTATTATAGGGTCTGTTGTTAGGCTACTCTTATTAAGGTAAGATTTTGCCTTACTTACACGGCAGCCATGCTTAACTCCTCATGACAGAAGAGCATATATTTATTAACCCTATGCTTGGGCACTGGCGACTCTGATGGGTTTCGATCCCACTACCTCCAGCGTGACAGGCTGGCGCTCTCCCGATTGAGCTACAGAGCCATAGAATGGTCGGGGTAACAGGACTTGAACCTGCACGGGATTTCTCCCACAAGCACCTCAAGCTTGCGTGTCTGCCTATTCCACCATACCCCGGTAGAAGATGTGACTTATTTATGTACTGATGGAGTCACCAACCACCCACTGCTTATGATAAGTTTAGCGACATAGAAAGGTGAGTTAACCTGGTCGCAGGCTACTTATTGAGTGTAGTTGCCTGAACAAACACCCAACTAACGCATGGGCGCGGCAAGAATCAAGACCATCGGTATTGCTCCGCGTATGCCTTTATCTTGCAAATGGTAGGGAGTAAGGGACTTGAACCCTTACACACTAAGTACCAGATCCTAAGTCTGGCGCGTCTGCCAATTCCGCCAACTCCCCATGGTAAGTGAAAGAATGGTTTTACAACAGCATTCTTCCACAAACGGAAAGGACAAGTACCTTAAGTCGGTAAACTGCACATTTGTTGATTGGAATTTTTGCTTTTCCATGGCTGCCTCGGTGGGACTCGAACCCACGACCCAGCGGTTAACAGCCGCTTGCTCTACCTACTGAGCTACAAGGCAATATTGAAATCTTTTTTAACTTTGTATATATATTATAACATATTTTTTTTATAAAATCAAGGAAGATTTTTTATTCCCAACAGACTTTTTATCATCTTTAAGAAAAATCTCTTTCTTAATCTTACATATATATTATAACATATTTTTTTATAAAAATCAAAAAAGATTTTTTGTTGAAAACAAGACGACTTTTTTGATATTTGACGGCGCTCTATCCAACTGAGCTAATCCCCACATGTCTGGGTGGGGATACAAGGCTTGAACTTGTGACCTCCGGCTCCCTAAGCATTATCATAAAAAAGTGATTTGCTGTAATCGTCTTTCTTTATCTTACATATATATTATATCATATTTTTTATAAAAAATCAATTAAGATTTTTTATCTGGAGAAAAGTTTTTTATTTATGTTTCGTAGAACTTTTCAAGAAAGAGGCTTACTCATTTCAAACTACGAAAGGGGTGGAATTCTTCCTGTCGCTCCTGTCTCCCCGTGAACACTGCACAGCGAGTTTTAAGACTCCATCTGGTGTCTACTGATATTCTACATTGTTTAGGGACAATGCTGAAATCACAGCTTGAAGGCATAACCCATCGCACCGCCCCCACTATTGCAGGAGAGGGTTGATATATTTGAAAAAGAAATCTAAATTCTTAATCAGCTTTGTCCTGAAGATTTGTGAAATACCACGCTTCAGCGCAATCAGCTTCCTCTACAGGTTCTCCATAAATCTCTTCCCACTCATCAGGCATTTCGCCACCGATGATGTCCTCAGAGATATCACACCAGTTCTTGTACTCAAAGATCGGAGTATCGATTCCGGCAGGTGCGAATTCATAAATCTCAGAGATTTCAATGATACCTCCGCAGCATGCACAGATAACTTCATCTTTGTAGCCAATACCAGACTTCCAACAATCACCATCATGGTCATAAAAAACAATCTGGGTAGGAACTTCAAAATACTTTGTTACTTTCATAGTACCGACTCCTTTTAGATTATTGGAAAGTTAATAAATAGCTCTTTCTTAACTTTCTATAAATATTATATCATATTTTTTATAAAAAATCAATAAAGAGTTTTTGGCAGGGGTTGAGGGATTCGAACCCCCATCAACGGTTTTGGAGACCGGCATGCTACCATTGCACCAAACCCCTATATAACAAGGCACATTCTTTGTGTAAAGGGGAATTGAACCCCTAATTCCGTTTTTGAAGAACAGCGTCCTAACCATTAGACAATTACATAAGTAAGTAGTTTGCTGTATGTGCCTTTATTTTTATTTACTTCTTAATTTTGTATATATATTATAACAAAAATTTTTTCAAAAGTCAAATTTTTCTTAGAGTCCCAACTTTGCCATCAAATCGGCAATATTAGACTTCTCTTCCTCAGTAATCTCTGCTGGAGCAGCATTCGCCACTGCCACAGTAGTGTTCACCTTCGGATTATCGCTAAAGTCCCAATCCCCTGCATCAGTAGTGACAGTAGTGTCAACTTGAATAGGATTCTTAGGACAGGTCAAAGAAATAGCAATCTGCACCATTTCTCCACCATCATTTGCATATACATAAACCTTCTTATCGAACTCGCCAATGAAATTACTTCCAAAAGCTTCGGCAAGAATCTTAATTACATTCTCTTTTGCAACAGCACCCTTAGCCATGAATATATCTCCTCTTTTCTTCTTCTAATTCATTTAATTCTTCCAGACAGAATTCACAAACATACTGCTGGGTGGGTTCATGATAATGAATTTGATCATCATACATCAGATCCCCACAACACTCACATTTTCGGCAATATTTATCGAAACAATGACTGCACACTGTTTCATCGCCAACCGCATATGAGTCATCTACATAAATTCTTCTACCACAACTATCACAGAAAGTGAATAAATCATTATCAGAGTTGCCATGTTCAAGCTCACAGCTTTCACACATCATAGTATCTGCACCGAGAAGAGTTTCCTCTTTGCCACACCACAGACAATATGTATAGCCTCCAATAGAAAATGTAGTAGTACTTTTATTTGTTAATGGAGTGCCGTTTTCTCCACTCCAAAAACCTTCACGATATTTAAAGGAATAAATAGGCTTATAACAAGATGAATTCAAAACATCGTTGTAATTTTTGGCTCCTTCACCAATTTGAACGAGTTCATCGAGTCTCATAAGTTCAAACCCTACTGGAACATATGGACTGTCAAAAGGAATTTTGATGCCGTTAGTCATTTTAACTTCTTCTACAAGAAGTTTGTTCCAATCTGACCAATGTTCTGCATCATATTGTGTTGCACAAATTTTTGCTTTCGGCAGTAAATCTTTCAATACAATATCCATTCCAGTTTCAGATTCAAAAGGATACTGACGTCCAGCAATTACCATTTTCCAGTCATCTGATACATATAAGAGAACTCGCCACTTTTTTGAATTCCATCTTACTCCTGGATGGAATCCCGGAAGCACCATATTTTCACCACCTTTAAGATAGCAAATAATAGTGTTCTTATCCATCATATAAGACAGATTTCCGGCACGATATTCTCCATCAAGAGAATGACAAGAGCGCCAATTATAGGTATTTTCACTTAAAGACAGAAAATCAAGAGGATGCACTGAAAGACATAGCGTTCCTTCAATTTTATCCTCTTGGATAATTCTACTTGCTTCATTTTGGATATCTGCAAGGCTTCTGTCGTTATCCTTTACAAAATGCCTAAATGATTTAACAAGTTTTGTCCCCTTTTTAATTACTTTTCCATCCCATGCAGTATAGTCTGAAATAGTAATATTTTTGAAAAAACCTTCCTCTTGACTTTCAATAAATGAAGCCAAATCTGTATATCCCCATTGAGAAGCTACCTGACCGGCAAATCTTACAACTCTATCATGCTTTTCTTTTGCATCGAGTTCAAAAGATACTTTCTCTGGGAATTCATAAATATATCTTCCATTGAATAATTCAATGAAATCTCTCTTACATTCCATCCAGACCTCAAACAAACGACTTGTCTGAGGGTCAGGAATATTTTGAGTGTATTTAATTACATCATCAAACTGCTTTTTGATTTCGCTCAGATTTTGTTCTATCGCCATTCACCTTACCTCTACAATCTTTACATAACTTTTCTGCATCTTCCGGAAGTTCCGTATCAATAAACGGCTCTCCGCAAATACTACACCAAAGTAACCCTTCGACTTGAGGCAAACAATCACAGCAGAAGAAGGCAGTCTTGTTATTTTGGTCTTTCACAGGAAATAAATTATAGTCGTAATCCCATTGTCCACACTTATTGCATTTGCTCTGAGGCTCCATAAACGAAGCCCATTCCTCTCTTGAAATGCCGTATGAGGGATCCCAACCCCAATAATCGTCTTCATCCTTTGACACTTTAGTGAACCACTTTTTGTAACTGAAATCTTCAATATACTCAAACTTAGGAGCATCTCCTGCAGCTTCAAGCATATGCTTCACCTTTCTAATGGTATCATACATCTGACCGATATATAGAGTTTCAGAAATACTATGTTCGTCATAGTATCCAATAGAAAGATTAACTCCGGCAATCTTCCAAGCAGGGCAAATTGCACTTATATCTGAAAAACTACCGAAGTTCGTTACAAATCCAAAAGATTCAACATATGCATCAAATTCTGGATTATTGCAAGAATAGAATACACAGTCATTACTGCCACGGCGGTCTAGTTCGATAATATACTTTAAGTCAGTATATGGTGTTTTTACCTGTTCGGCAAGTGCCTCAGCACCTAAACACCCGAGCTCCTCGTCAGTAGTAAAGATAACGGTTGGGCGAAGACCACTTTTAAGTATTTGCACAATTGCATAAACACCCGCTCTATCATCGGCACCCAATCCATCTGGACTCCACATAACATTCTTTACTCTATCGTAGAAGATATCATGGGGCGGTTCTTTAAAAACTGTGTCTAAATGTGCAACCAATGCGACCGGAATCTCTCCAACCGCAATTAAATACTCCTTTGTTACGATAACATTTTCATATTTCATACTTAAATAATGTTTCATTGCCTTCATCAACTGAGGCTGTTTCAACTGAAAAAATTGCTCAATTGATTTTAGCTCTTGCTGATTTAGAGTTTTCAATCCACGCACCACCTTTACATATATTCTTTTCTTTATATATATATTATATCATATTTTTTATTAAAAATCAATTTCCGTTTTTATATTCCAAGTACTTCTTCAATGTGGTTTCGACAAACTTGAACTGATCAATGCAGTAATGACAAGATTTTCCTTGCAAACATTTCTGCTGACAACCCATTCTTCGAGTTGCAAAATTATCTTCATCATATAATAATCTATTGTCGAAGTCATAATTCAAATTTTCAATCAATAGATTTAAATTGCCAGGCCAATTTTTATTTTCAGCATATACTCTATATAAAGCAGCTTCCTTGTCTAATGCTTTTGGAGCATAAAACTCAAAAACGTCAATATATTGACCATATGTATCTGTATCTTCTGGACGAACCCAGCCGCCAATTACTCCATTTTCATGTAGGATATATGGTTCATATGCTAAATTAGGAATAGCTCTTAGTGGAATATTATAACTTGCAACTTCTTTTAAGCTAAACATCAAAGGAGTTCCAACTAAAATATAACATACTCCAAGAGCCTTTAATCCATCTAATTCAAAAAATGAAGTAACTGGATATTTATAATAAAATTTAATATTTCTTAAATAACATTCTGGAGCAAGAGATAAATCGCTTAAAGCGCAAATAAAATTTCCATTCATTAATTCTTCATATGCTTTAATTGAATTCCAATCAAATTCTTCTGGAAGTTCATTGACAAATTCAAGAATTAAAGTTTTATCTGGAAACTTCTCAATATACTCTGGAATTGCTCTAAAGTCTCTTAATTCAATTTTAATTTCATCAGCTTTCTTTAATAAACTATCTTGCTGACGAGCAGATAAACAATATTTCACCCTTATCACACTCCTTATAAATATATTGTAACATTATTTTTGAATAAAGTCAAGTAAAAATTACTTAAGGCCTCTTTGCTTTTGGCATCTCGGAAGGTGCGACCAAGGCCGGCCGGAGCAGAGTAAAGCAAAAAGTGCCTCGCTTATTGAGCAAGGCACTTGTATATAAATTCATTAATGTCGCCATCCATAACTGCACTGATATTTCCGACCTCATGTCCAGTTCTATGGTCTTTTACCTGTTGATACGGCATAAAGGTATAGGTTCTAATCTGACTTCCCCACTCAATTCCGCGCTGTTCGCCCTGAATTTGAGAGATTTCATCATAATGTTCCTGTTCCTTAATTGCTATCAACTTAGATAAAAGAACTTTCATGGCATATTCTTTATTTTGATGCTGGCTTCTTTCTTGCTGACATTCAACCACAATGCCAGTCGGCACGTGAGTTAAACGGATTGCAGATTCAGTCTTATTGACATGCTGACCGCCTTTACCAGAAGAGCGATAGGTATCAACTCGAACATCTTTCATGTCTAACTCAACCGAAGTATCCAATTCCACTTCTGGAATAACTTCAACTGCGGAAAAAGAAGTATGGCGTCTATTTTGAGAGTCGAAGGGGGAAACTCTAATCAAACGATGAACGCCAGCTTCATTTTTTAGCATACCAAATGCATTTTTACCTGCAATTTCAATTGTGCAGCTCTTAACGCTACCAGGGATTTCACCCTCAAGCAAATCAACGATATGACAATCATATCTGTTTCGAGCCGCCCAGCGGATATACATTCTTAACAGCATGCTCGCCCAGTCCTGAGCTTCCTTGCCGCCCTGTCCCGCATGAATGGAAAGAATAACATTATTATGGTCATATTTTTCAGAAAACATATTCTCTAACAACATTCTATCAAGTTCTGTCTTAATAAAATTGTAGTCAGTGATTACATCGTTGACCATATCAAATTCTTCCTCTTCAATTAAGAGCTGAATCATTTCTTTCAAATCTCGAAGGCGGATGGAAACAAAAATCCAGCCATCACGCTCACTTCTCAATCTGTTATACTCTTGGAGGGCAGGGATGTCATTCCAACCCTCGGAATTAAATCGATGTTCCATCTGATTGATTTGATTATCCAATTCAGAAATTTTCATCAACTGTCTTAATTTCTCGAGGTCTGCTTCCAGAGCATTAACTTTTGTTAAATATTCATTAAGCATTTTCAAACCCTCCTTTGTGAATAGTAGAAGAAAAGGCGGGAGAGTTAATCCCTCCCGCCTTAGTCAGCATATCTCAGCCGATCAGCTTGTAGCCCTGAATCTTGCGAGACTTCTGACCCTCACCGCCGGGGATAGTGAGCTCAGACTTCTCAGCCTCGCCATTCTTAACCAGCTGAGTCAAACGATAAGTAACCTTAGCCACAGTTACATCCTCGCCCTCAATACGAGAAGCAATCTCAGCGATAGGCTCAAAAGTCTCAGTGCTCATAACAGCACGAACAGCGTCAGTCAGCTCATCGCCCTCAGCACGCTTAGTAGCGGCTCTCTCCTTAGCCTTAGCAGCCTTCTTGTCGAGCAGAGCAATCTCATTCTCTGCGAAAGCAGCCAGAGCCTCGGCAGTAACAACAACCTCAGCCTCACCATCGGCGTAAGCCATGTGGCCGCCGTTAGCATAGTTAATCAGTGCCTCGTAAACATTTCTCTTAGTCATCTTTTCCATAATCACACAAACCTTTCTTTATAAATATTTTTTGATTTCGTAAGTATTTCTTTCTTTACCTTACATATATATTATATCATTTTTTTTTGAAAAAATCAAAGAAGTTCAATGAATCTAGTAGGGTTGGCGTGAGCCATGCGGAAACTATTGGCAAAAGCCTCGTTATTTCCATCATAACCCCACGCAAATTCATCCTGACCTTCCTCGGTCAACTGATCGTAGTAGACAAATACATCAGTAGACCAGCGCATCTCTCTTCTATGAGGACGCTCGCCAGGCTTCAAATATTTCTCAATCCATTTTTCCATGCAATCATTGTCTTCGCAGAGCCAAATTTCGGTCATTTCCTTGAAGTAGTTATACTCAGCAGCTTCCAAATCCTCAACCGTATTGCAGAAACCGCAGCTCCAATATGCATGGTCTTCAACAAAAGTCTTGCGAAGTTTAGCCTGAGTCTTTTCATCCAGTCTCGGAATAACATAGATAGGAGTCATATTCTCGTCGTAGTGACCATTGCCGCAGGCGCTGCACTCATGAGTTCTGTTATCCCAACAATACTGACAAAGTCTCATACCATCGATTTCCCAAACTTCTCCATTTACTTCGCCGCAGCAGTCGCAACGTTGACGATCCTGACACTCCTCACAAGCCAAGCAAGACTCATCTTCAAGCTCAGGGTCGAGATCACCGCAAACCATACATTGGCTACGCCCACTGTAGTCAATCGGCAACCAGGCTCTTCGCCAGTCAGCTTCACCACTGGTTCTGATTTCTTCTGGATTGATATCCTTGCTCATGCAAATCCAGTGAGAATCAAGACAACCAAAATCATTATACATATTATTTGTATAAAAGTCAAGGTTGAAATCATTCTTTTCGGCAGGAAGATAATCAAGGTGAATCTTTTCGCCATTGAAAGCAAAAGCCTGAATATCTTCATAATGCCAATTAAGCTTTTCGGCAGCAAGGTCTTTCAACCAACGAACTACTTCCAAACCGAGATTTGCATTGTGATAAGGATAATCCTTAACACCGGCGATAATGTTGTGGTCAACTACAAAAAGCTGACGCCACTTCTTACTGTTCCAGTCGTTCTTGCCGATAGGGAAAGTTTCATCACCGGCAA